GGTGGGTTGTTTTGTTTTTTTTTTTTTTTTTTTTTTACTATCCAAACATATAGTTTGGCAGAACTTTTTAATATAGGTCTAGTTATGGAAGACAATAATACAAGCATTAATGGTTATACTAATACTATCATTGATGTTAAAATTTTCCATCTTATTATAATTGTAACTATATTACTTTTATTTACTAAATTTTCAATAGATGCTATAATTCTTATTGCAATTATTCTTTATTTAATTTAAGGAACAGTAATGGAGACGATGAAACAAAAATTAATCGCTTCTCTGATCTATCGTTGTGAAACAGAAATTGTACCACAAAATCCCGTTAAATTTCTGTTAATACCAGAGATTAATTATGAAGATATAATTAATCTTTCAATACAAATACTATACCTGTATACTCGTAGAGGAAAAGGTAATAATAAGCAAATAGTATTAATGAGCGAAGTAATTTGTGCTATTGGGCATTTAATCCGTAAAAAATATAAATTAAAACGTGACTCTGCAATTGCAGCAAAAGCAGGTGCTTTTATACTTTATACTTTTGAATTATTTGGAATTTTAAAAGTAGAACTTGGACGTTCAACAAATGGTCATGCTGCATATCTAATTAATATACTAGATGATAATAAACTGTGCAGATTATGGGAAACTTTAAAAATTGGCTCAACTGAAAAATTACCTGTTATTGCCCCTTATGCAGATTGGATATCTACAAAACATGAAACAGGTTTATTACTTGTAAAAACTTCAAATCGCGATGTCCTAAATAAAATAACGCCGCAAACTCATCCTTTAATTTTTAATTGTGTTAATAAAGCACAACATGTTGGGTGGATGATTAATGAACCAATATATGAAATATACTTATGGGCACTTAGAAATAAAACAGATGCTTTTAAAGATATTTGGGATATCAGAAACTTAGAATCTAGAACTAGTAAGCTTAGAGAAACTACGGCTGTAGGAGATATAGCTGGAAGATATTTAGGACAAGTATTCTACCATTAATTTTAGGTGGTAGTAAACCCTGTGAATTCAGAAAATAACCTTACAAGGTCAATTCTGAGCTAGACTTTACAAAATTTGTAAAGTAAAGTGCAACGACTATCGAAAAGCTATCGCGGATGCGATTAAGAACTTAGTAGAGTACATCGGAAGTCCGGTGGAAGCGCAGGGAATTATGGAATTAATTATAATATAGTCTGATCTATACGGTAACGTATAGCTGTTTATATTCGGAGAATATAATGGAAATCTGGAAAGATATAAATGAACAATATGAAGTATCAACTTTCGGAAATGTTAAAAGTAAGACGAAAGAGGTCTATAGTACATATGGTGGAGTTTATATTAAAGAAGGCCGTATCTTGAAGCAGTTTGATAATGGGCATGGCTATCTTCAAGTTTCACTCTGCCATAATGGTATAAACAAATCCGAAAGAGTCCATAGATTAGTAGCATTAGCTTTTATAGAAAATCCTAATAAATTACCAAAAGTAAACCATAAGGATTTAAATAAAAGAAATAATAATGTTATTAATTTGGAATGGTGTACACAACTTGAAAATGTACAACATGCTAAAGAGCATGGGCTTATGACTAGAGGCGAAACTGCAATAAATAGTAAATTGAATGATATTAGTGTTATTGAAATTAAAAAGCTTATTCAACTTGGATGTTCTAATAGGGAAATAGCTAAAATTTTTAATGTTCATCCTGGTACTATTAATTGTATTCGTACTGGTCGTAATTGGTCTCATATTAAACTTTAACAGAATACTATTTAACGAATAGTATTGAACATAATGCTTTATTATCTCGATTTCAGAGGCCGTAGATACCCCGCTACTGCTTTCTTAAGCGAGATGGGACCAGATCTTGCAAGAGGTCTCTTATTAAGAGCAGATAGTAAAATAATAGAACAACAAGGATTTTTCTGGCTTATGATTAGTATTGCTAATAATTGGGCTGGTGATTCAAATGGATTCAGTACAGATAAAATACCATTAAATGATAGAGTTTATTGGTCACTTGACAATGAGGAGATACTTCTAAGTTATGCTGAGAATCCAAAAGTAAATCAAGGCTGGATGCAAGCAGCGAAACCTTGGCAATTTTTAGCTGCTTGTTTTGAATTAAAAAAAGCACGAGAATGGGAAGCACAAGGTAATGATTTATATGAGTATGTGTCTCATATTGAAGTATCTATTGACGGCAGCACAAATGGTAAAGTTGCCATTTTAAAACTGTGTGAATTCGGTGAAACTCCTAATAGGTAAAGCTAAGGACAATACCGAGCCAAGTTTAATCGGGTGTAACGACTATTCCGAAAGGAAGTACCAAGGAAGTCCTTGGGAAGCGCACAGCAAGTAATAAATACTTATTACTTGAAGAGATAGTCTGATCTATATAGTAATATATAGTTGCTATGATACCTTAAATAATTGGCGTTATTTTAAGGAATAAAATGAAAGAAATTTGGAAAGAATGTATCATAGCAAAATGGAACTAACGATTCCATTTAACATTAATGTCACAGCATTTAGCCGCATTATCAAGAGATGAAATAACAGCGCCATTAGTTAATTTAGTTCCGCAAGATTTACCTGGTGATTTATATTCATATGTCGCTGATAATGTATGGGCAGTAATAGAAAAAGATTATAATTTACTTACCAAGCAAGAAATAATAGATTGCGATAATTTAATTGATAACTTAATTTATTATAAAAATCAAATAAATGAATGTCCATTAAAATCTGATAAAAGAAAAATATTAATTGCTGAAATTATAAAATTTAAACAAGATAATAAAGAATTGATTGCAAAGGCTTCAAGTGTATTTTGGATGCGTATTACAGAGAAAGTACAAAGACGTAAGATAATTAAGCGTTAAATATGGCGCTTATAAAAGAGAGTGAATTCAGGGAACAACCTTATAGGTCAATCCTGAGCCAAGACTACTTACTATAATAAGGAAAAATTATCCTTATTTTAGTTTGTTTTAAGGTGCAACGACTATCCCTTCGGGGAGTAGAACAGAAGTCTGTTCGAAGCGCTCTCAACTAGTTTAACTAGTTATGATATAGTCTAAACTGCATAGTAATATGCAGCAACTTAATCTTAAGGATAATTTAATAGATTATAATAATCTTTTCATTTATGATAACTATACTGGTAACTTACTTTGGGCCAATAATACTGGCCGAATGCTTGCTGGTAGTTTAGCAGGAACATTAAGAAAAGATGGTTATGTCGGTATTTATCTAAATGGAAAATATTTATTCGCTCACCGTGTAATTTGGGAAATGTTTAACGGACCAATACCTGAAGGTCTATTTATTGACCATATAGATAGGATAAGAAATAATAATAGAATTGATAATCTTAGGATAGGCACTTTCCAAGAAAATCATTTTAATAGAACAAAACAATCTAATAATAAAAGTGGGTTTAAAGGTGTCTGTTGGCATAAAAAGAAATGGGTTTCCCAAATTAAAATAGATGGCAAAAATAAATTTTTAGGCTTTTTTGATACTCCAGAAGAAGCTTATAAAAAATATTGTGAAGTAGCTATTGAAAGATATGGTGAGTTTGTAAGATTATAAGTTGGTAACTATCTAACGAATAGTTATTAATATTTTGAATGTTATGGTTCTTCCGTTAACACTTTAGGCGGAAGTAAAAGAGGGTTAATTCGGTGAACATCCATTCGCCATGGACAATACCGAGCCAAGCTTATTTTGAATTTAGTATACAAAGTATACTTGATTTATAATTTGAAGGTGTAACGACTATTCCGAAAGGAAGTACAATCTAAGTAGATTGGAAACGCCCTCAGCTAATTAAATTAGCTATGATATAGTCTGGTCTGCATAGTAATATGCAGCTGTAGTACTTTAAAGAATTAAGGATAAATTAATGGATTGGAATGAAATTTTTAAGTATGAAAATGGTAAATTAATTAGATTAGACTCAAATAATCAGCATAAACATGTAGGCTGGATAAATAGCTGTGGTTATATTCAATTTGAATATTTAGGTAAAAATTATATGTTAGCATGTACTATTTGGGAAATGTTTAATGGGCCAATACCTGAAGGTTATTTAGTGGATCATAAAGATAGAAATCCATTAAATAATAAAATAGAAAATTTAAGATTAGCAACAAAAAGTCAAAATCAGATAAATAAAAAATTACCTAAAACTAATACAACAGGTTTTAAAGGTGTATTTATAACACCAAATGGTAAATACCAAGCACGTTTAGGTCATAATGGAATACAGTTATATTTAGGATTATTTGATACCGCGAAAGAAGCAAATGAATGTGTTATTATTAACCGTAAGAAACTGTATGGCGAATTTGCAGATTCTTAATTTAAAGTATTACAGGTACTATTTAACGCATAGTACAACAAAACGATGGAGGTACAGCCTACGGCTTGACGCAGCAAATAATTGATGACGCACGTAAACATAGCATAGAGCTACTTTATAATCTAGAACATAAATGGGCTTCATATCTTGGACATACCGTATTCAACAATTGCAAAGTTTCACTCAAAAGACCTATGTTATTACTATCAGTATTTGAAGAAGCAGGTAAAGTAGCGGAATCGATTGGAACCTTTCTTTCATGGACTGTGTCTATTACTAGATTCCCTGTAGTTCAGCATTATGTAGAGGGCATAACTAAGAAAACATATGTTCGATATGGTCCACCAGATGGTGAGAGGAGTATGTCTGGTTATCTTAATAATACATTACAAATGAATATTTGCTATATAGAAAATATACGACCTTCAAAACGTAAACAATCACAAGGTGCAAGTCCGAATGCAATACATAGCTTAGATGCAGCGCACATGATGCTAATTGTAAATAAAGCTAATTTTCATGTAACAACAGTTCATGATTCATTTGGATGCTTACTTGGAGATATGTCTGAGTTATATGTTATTGTACGAGAAACATTTGTAGATTTATATAAAGCAGAACCACTTTATACATTAATGAAAGATATAAATAGCGATATTAAAAAAGTAGATATAGGAAATTTAGATATTTCACTTATATTAGATAGCGAATATGCTTTTGCATAAGGATAATAAATGAGATATTTCTTACAGTGGCTTGAAGATAATGGTACTGGTGTTGTTTTATCGATTGTATTACTATTTTTTATGTTATTGTTATTTTGGGCTGCAACTTCAGTTTCAAATAAACGCCATGAATATAGTAATTGTGTTATAGAAATGCTTAAAAATAAAACTACATTAGAAGAAGCAGAAAGAATTTGTATGAGCTTAAAGGATAATAAATGATAAGGCTACTTAGACTAACACCTGAAAAATTATAAATGCTTTTACTGATATTACAGAACCACAAATAGTACATGATCAGAATAGGAATGTATTACATGTACATGTATATGTAAATGGTATATGCATATTACGTATTTGTAGGAGTAAACAAGGGATCTATTTAGAGGAGTTAAAATTTTGAGTAAATACGAAGAACATGCCTGGCGAGAGTTTAGAATAGCTGGATGGATGAATGATAAGCATGAATTTGAAGATGAAATGCAAGAGTTACTATGTAAACAAATAATTGAATTACTTAAGATATTTAGTACGCATGGGCATTCAGGTTCCAGTGCTCCATATGCAATAGAGCTATTTAGGGAACTAGCATCTTGGGAAATATTAACTCCATTAACAGGTGGAGATTCTGAATGGAATAATACTATAGATCCTGCTATATATCAAAATATCAGATGTTCGCATGTATTTAAACAAGTTGATAGGTTTGATGGACAGGCCTATGATAGCCGTGGTATTATATTCAGAAATCCAGATGGTGCATGCTTTCAAAATTCAGATAGTTGTGTACCAATAGTATTTCCTTATATGCCAAAAATTGAATATAAGGATAGGCCATAATGTATTCAATACTTGAACAGTATAATGGAGATTTAGTTGAATTTTTTAATGATTATAAATTTATTGGTAAAATTTATATGTATTATTTGAATACTGAAAATCTAAATGATATCATAGATATCCAAGATTTTATGTATAAAGAAGTATATCTTAAAATTTATACAATTCCAGATTTCTTTGAGTATGATTCGCAAATGCATGAAGTAAGTACCAATAATCTATTAATTAATCATATTATACTTGGTGAAGTATTTGGAAGAAAAGTAATTGCGGAACAAATAGATAATAACCCATATTCTTTTTGGGGAAATATAAAATGATTGAAATTAAAACTATAAATGATATAGAAAAAATAAAAAATCTATCACATAGAAATTTAATAATAAAAATATTTATGATGTTTACAACTAATTATTCATTTGGTGAAGATCCATATAATCCTGAAAGGGATGGCTATTTTATTTATGTTGAAAACAAAGAAGAATGTGATAAATTTGAAGATTTAAATTATAAAGATTTATGTCTATGGGAAGCTATAAGCTATTTAAAACTAGAAGCTATATTTGAGGCAATTATACTGTATAATAATGAATTCGGAATAACATATTTTATTCCAAAAGAAAATGTTGGTACTCAATTTAAATTTAAAATGAATAAAAACGATAGCAATGAAATTACATATTATAAGAATATTAATGAACGTCTGGGGCTTCAATAGTTTCTTAAAAAACCCTGTAAATTTACCCTACTGGGACTGTAATTGTAAATTAAAATTTCTTAAAAGGTAATATAATGATCATAAAGAACTGTGAGATTTGGTATGCTAAGCTGGATCCCAAAAGGCCTGCTAAAAAGTTTAATCCAAAGGCACCTACGTGGGAGGTGCAAATTCGTACAAAGGATAAAGCAATTAAAAAAGCATGGGATGAAATGAAATTAAATGTAAAGCCAGTAATGTCTCCAGATGAAACATCTGTATTATACTGGCGTGTAAATTTAAAAAAGAAATCAGTAAAAGATGATGGAACAGCTACAGCTCCAGTACAAGTAATTGATGGTAAAGGTGGAGATTTAGACCCAAATAGCATTGGTAATGAATCTATTGCTAATATAAGAGTATTTCAGTATGATTATGTTTATGAGGGTAAAAAAGGTATTGCTTCTATGCTGATGGGTGTACAAGTTATAAGACATAAAGTATTTACTCCTAAAGGAAGAGAAGACTTTGATGACGCTGAATATGAAAGGATTGAGCCTGAACCTGAATTAGAAGGAGATGGCGATAAGGTGTTCTAAGGAGGATACGTGAGGTATACCTATGATGTATATGATGAAAACTCAAAAATTGTATCAACAGCTGTTAGTTTTAATGAAGCTATAAAAGATTCCCATGAAAACGGAAAACTTATAGAAGGTTACTATATAAATGTAATTGATCTTATTGATAAAATATTTATAAAAACTCTTAGAAATCATAATGAGGTTGATGGTTGGTTTGAAGGAGTAGAACGAGCTAATACTTGGAAACCATTTGAAGAAGCAGGTATAATAATGAAAGATGATCCAATAAATCCTAAACATTATAAAGATTATTGCCAAGGCTTAGAATGGTTAGAAACGATGCAATATCTTCCAAGATACCAAAATCCTGAAAATTTTATTGCAGCATTAGAATTACAAATACGGAAATATTTGGATCGTGCTAATAAGAAAGGAATAGAGCTTGAGCAGCTCGAGAAAGCTCAGTGGTATTTAAATTTCCTTATAAAATACATTAAAAATAACTGTAAACCAATACGGATAAAAGATTAAGAAATGAGAGTAGGTTAAAATCTACTCTCATTATATAAAAGGAATAAAATGGAATTAGCTGAGTTATTACAAAAGCATAGAGAACAGTGGAATGGTGAAAAATATCATTCTCTTAATTTTGGTGATTTAAATAAACTTATTGAATTACAAGCTAATCATATAAATGAATTAAAAGAAAAAATTAAATAAAACCAAACAAGAATTAACTTATTGTGAAAATATAAAAATTAAAACAATTGAGCAATGTGAGAAATTATGTGAACAGTACATAGTAGGTGAAATGCCTGTCAATACTGCAATAATTTATGTAAAGAAAGCAATGCAAAATTTAAAACAAAAAGAAGATAATTATATTACAATTCCTAAAGAACCTACTGAGGAAATGCTAGATGCTATTTGTGCAATTAAAGGTGAATCTCCAAGAGCAGTATATCGCGAAGTTTATATAACTATGACTAATGCATATCATGACAATATTTCGTGATAGTATAATTAATAAATTAAAAGATGATTTAAATCGAGCTATAGCTAATAAATGGCTATCACTGGGAAGTTTAACTATTAAACAAGCTAAGCAAGTAATAGCAGATCTCGAATATGTGCAATTTGCTGAAGAACAACTTAAACATATTGCACGTATAGAAGAAAAGCCTGCATTACTTAAAAGAAAAGGAGATAAACAACCATGATTTGGTATTTTAATTGGTTATCCAATTATGATAGCAATATGGAAAAATGCTAAAAAGAGGACAAATAGTAATGGGGATCCACCTAGAAAACTTTAAAGTAGCATCAAGTGGTATTTATGTTGCTTCTCGTGTTAAACATTATGCTTTATGGCAACATTATAAAGCAAACGGTATATTAATTAATTCAACATGGATTAATGAACCAGGTGATGGAGATATTGAAGATTTTGGTGAATTATGGGCACGAATTGAAACAGAGATACGAAAATCTACAGTATTAGTATTTTATGTTCATGGTGAAGAAGACCTTCCACTTAAAGGTGCTTTAGTTGAAGTTGGAATGGCACTTGCAATGAATAAGCCAGTATTTGCTGTATTAGAAGATATTACAACAATAGGGCGTACTATGCGCCCTATAGGATCATGGATTCTTGATAAAAGAGTTATTAGATTTAATACATTAGATGCGGCATTCAGATCATTATGAACAAAGTTATGCTCTTATATATTAAAACGAAAGTTTAATTATGCGATACATTCTTGATATAGAAACTAATGATTTATTAAAAGGAGGAACTCATTGCTGGATTGTAGGTTTATTAAATCTAGAGACACATCAAACATATATGTTTCTTGAAGGAGATTTAAGTTGGCAAGATATGTTAAATAAAGCTACAATTGTGATTGGTCATCGAGTAATCCAGTTTGACTTAATCATGCTTAAAAAACTTTTTAATTATAAGTTACCAGTAGGTGTAACTGTACATGATACTATGTTATTTTCACAGATACTAAACTACAAGCGTTTTTCTGATAACTCACATAATTTAGCTTCTTGGGGAGAATTCTTAGATTTCCCGAAGGGTAGCTTTATAGACTTCACTCAGTATAGCCCAGAAATGCTTGAGTATTGCAAGAATGATTTATTTCTAACAGAAAAAGTTTATAACTACTTACTCAGAGAGTTTAAAACAATAGTAGCTAAAACAGAAAATATAAGAATCTACTTAAAAGCAGAACATGCAGTAGCACAATTTTGCGCACAAGCTGAATTAGAAGGATGGCCATTTAATCTAAATAAAGCTAAAGAATTATTTAGTAAATTAGAAATAATTATGAATGAAACAAGAAGTAAAGTACTTCCATTACTTGGAAGCAAATGCGTTGCTATAGATAAAAAACTTGGAGTTGTAGAACCTAAATGGCCTAAATGGAATAAAAATGGTGCTTATAATATACATACCGCCAATTGGTTTGGTATTGATCCAGATACTGGCGGATATAAAAATCAACTTATTGAAGGTGAATATTGTAGAGTTGAATTTAAGCATTTAGATATAGATAGTGTTACAGATGTTAAGATTTTTCTTGAACGTAACGGTTGGCAACCAACTGAATGGAATTTTAAGGTTGATCCAGAAACAGGTAAAAAAATAAGAAGCTCACCAAAAATTACAGAAGATAGCCTTGAAGGTATGCTAAGTGGTAATGGTAAATTATATTGTGATTTTTTAACTGTAAGATCTAGATTTTCAATATTAAAAACTTGGATTGAAAATTGTGATACTAATGGTAAATTACATGGTGATTGTTTCACTATTGGTACTCCTTCAATGCGCGCAAGACATAACGTTATAGTTAATGTACCTACACCAGATAGTATTTATGGCTCTGAAATGCGAAAATTATTTATTACTGAAATTGGATGGAAAATAGTAGGTGCCGATTCATCAGGAAATCAAGCACGAGGGCTAGCATACTACTTAAATAAAGAAGAATTTACTAATGAATTACTTAGTGGTGATATCCATCAACGTAATGCTGATATAATCTTAAAAATTCTTAAAAAATTAGAAGTTTCCGAAATACCAGATAATCTTAGAGGCAGATCTAAAAGAATATTATATGCTACACTTTTTGGTGCGTCTGGACCTAAGCTTTGGTCATACTTATTTAGTGTAATTGATGATGAACTTGGAAAGAAATTTAAAAAAGAATTCTTAAAAGCAATACCAGGATTTAGAGACTTACTTGAAAAACTTGAAGCAGTATTTGCAAAAACTTCTCAGTTTGGTCCTGGGTATATTTACGGAATTGCTGGTAATAAGATTTATTGTGATGGCTTCCATAAATTACTTGTATATTTGCTTCAAGCTTGTGAAAAAGCAACATGTGCTATAGCATTAATGCTTACTGTCGAGGAATTAGAAAAACAAAATATACCCTATAAACCATATATCTTTTATCATGATGAAATACAAATAGGTGTTCCTGAAGAATATTCAGAAATAACAGCAAATATTGCAAAAAAAGCTTTTAAAGATGGTCCTTTACTTTTAAAGATTAGTATCATGAATGGAGAGAGTAAGATTGGAAACAATTGGTTTGAAACTCATTAAATTGATTGAATATAAAAATGGTTCAATATATTGGAAAGTTAGTCCAGGAAATTGGATACAGATTGGGCAAATAGTAGGTTCGCCAAATATTGAAGGATATTGGTGTGTAAAATTTGAAAATAAACAATATTATAATCATGATGGTTACTCAAATTTAAGAGAAGAAAATCCACAAAAAATTATATGTGCAGCAATAAGAAATATACAAACTAATCATGTAATATGTGGTATTCGGCATTTTGATTTAATAATGGCTAAACAAATTACTAATCCACTTTCACATCACTCTGATTGGGAACAAGGATTTTTAGATCAATTTAGTGATTTCTTTACAAGAGAGCAATCGTATATAATTGCAGTAGCTGCAAATCAAATTCAAGAAAAAACAGACAAAAAGTTATACTCAGAGGATTTATATTAAATGAATAAACAAGAATATTTACTTCTTTGTTTAGCAGAAGAATGCAATGAATTAGCACAGAACTGTATAAAATGTTTAAGATTTACTACTGAGCATCATTACTATGAATTAAGTAATATAGAGCGAGTTCAACTTGAATTAACTGATGTAATGTCAGTTTTATATTTACTTGAAAATGAATTAAAAATAGAATTCGATAAAAAATTCAGTCAAGATAAAATAGATAAGTTAAAAGGTTATATGGTAAGATCCCAACAACTTGGAACATTAGAATGAATAATCCTAATGATATGATTAGAGTAAAACAATTAATACATGAAACACTTAATGCATTAAAAGTAGTTGAAGGAATAGATGACCCTAAACGAATAAGTACAAGTATGCAAATCATAGCAACTAATGCTGTTATGATCGCATTCATTGCAGGACAACTAGATAATGGAATTAAAAAATTATGAAAATTATATTTGAAGAAGAATTACAAAGATATGCAAGTAGACAAGAATTTTTGAATTCATTGTTCTTTTATAAAATTGGTTATTTATATTGGAAGAAAGATCGCGGAAATAAAATAAAAGCTGGTGATCAAGCTGGTAGTATAAATTCAAGAGGATATTGGGTAATTAATATTTATGGTAAACTTTATTATACTCATCGTATTATTTATGAAATGCATTTTGGTGATACGGAATTAGAAGTAGATCATATAGATGAAATTGTTTATAATAATTTACTTGAAAATTTAAGAGAAGCTACAAGATCCCAAAATCAAATGAATGTTGGTATTCGTAAAGATAATACTTCTGGTTATAAAGGTGTGACTTGGTTTAAAAAGAAAAATAAATGGAATGCACAAATTAGTATTAATGGTAAACATAAATCATTAGGCTATTACCATTCTATAGAAGAAGCAAAAGTTGCTTATGATAAAGCAGCTCAAGAAATTTATGGTGAATTTGCTAAATCAGAATAATGGTGAATTATGACTATTGCTTTGTTAGATGGCGATGTCATCGCCTACAATGCTTGTAAGAATAGATTTAAAACTCCTGATGGTTTTACATTAGTAACTATAGATACAGAAACTTTTACTCCTGAACAAAATGAAGCTTACTTAGAAGAAGCGTGGATTACTTTTCAAGAAATGACAAATGAATTAATTGAAACTTGTTTTGCTGATGAATACAAAATGGCAGTAAAAGGCTTAAATAATTTTAGAGATATAATTTACCCTGAATATAAAGCAAATCGAAAAAGTAATAGAGATGATTTTCCTTTTGTCCCTATCTTACGTCAGCGAGCTGTTGATGCTAATATGGCTATAGCCGCAGATGGAATGGAGGCAGATGACTTATTACGTATTTGGAGAGAAGAAGCAATTTTAGAAGGTAAAGATTATATAATTTCGTCCATAGATAAGGATTTGCAGTGTATACCTGGTAGACATTACTTAATGCATAAAAACCAATTTGTAACAGTTTCAGAAGAGGAAGCATTACGTTTTTTCTATGAGCAACTACTCAAAGGCGATCCTACTGATAATATTAAAGGTATACCAAGTATTGGACCAGTTAAAGCCAAAAGGATACTTGAAAAGTACTCCACAGAAGAAGAATTTCAATTTACAGTAGTTTCTTGTTATCAAGATTTCTTTGGTGATGATTGGTTGAAAGAGCTTACTTTAAATGGTAAACTTTTATATTTAAGAAAAACAAGAGATGATGAATTTTCAATTGCAAATTGGCCAAATGTTCCATATATTAAGTTAGAGGAAACAGAATGTATAAATTTAGGTAAGGAGGTATAAATGCGTGATCGAGATAAAGTAAGTTTATTTGAAAATATTATATTTCTTATAAAGAATAATATTGAAATAGATGATATTTATTCAGAACATGAAATTATTGAATTTATAAAAAATAATAAACCAGAAGAAGTATTCGAAGATTCAGTATTAGAGGATTGGGCTGAAAGAAATGGTTTTATAAAGGAAGAGTAATTGAAAGTACATTATTTTAATCAAGAGATTGCTGATCAAGATGACTTCAATTTAAAGTTAGCAATAGAGCAAGGATATGTACCATCTACATGTTTATTAGGTGGTATAGTTATCATGGATGAAATTGGTTTAGGAAATGATCCATGTAGTGGTTGTAATGGACCAAGATTAATATGTCAAGGAAGACCTATGACAAAAACATTGGGATAAGAAAATGAATTGGAATGAAATTTTTAAATATAATGCTGGTTGGTTATATTGGAAAATAAGACCTGCTAATAAAATTCATATAGGAGATTTAGCCGGTTCCCTAACTATAAATAAAAACGGATATCTTAGATGGAGAATTAGGTATAATAATAAAAATTATACTGTTTCAAGAATAATTTGGGAAATGCATAATGGAGCTATACCTGAAGGAATGGAAGTAGATCATATTGATGGAGACAGTTTAAATAATAAAATTGAAAATTTAAGATTAGCAACACAAGCTCAACAAGCATATAATCAAAAGCTTCCAAAAACTAATGCTTCCGGAATTAAAGGTGTTCATAAATTTAATGGCCAATATAGAGCACAAATACGTATAAATGGTAAAACATCTCATATTGGATGTTATAATACATTAAAAGAAGCAGAAGATGCGTATAATACAATAGCAATAAAATTGCATGGTGAATTTGTGAGATTAAAATAAATATATGAGGAAGTAATGGCTAATATAGGAATTTTGAATGTTGGTTGCGGTGATATAAAGATCAGCTTTGATCCTAAAAATACAGCAGAATGTATACGTGCTGCTCGTATTGTAAAAGATATGATGAAGCGTGGCTATGTATTATTAGTTGAAGTTTCAAAAGGTAAATATCAAAGAGTTCTTGAATTTGATGATAAAAAATATGAATATATAATAGCTGATTTCGAGGAGAAACAAGATGAGACAAGCCAAATGGAAAAAAAGAAACCAGGTAGAAAATCAATTTCAGCAAAAGAAACAAACGGGATCGCAGTTGCAAGAACAGCGGGAGGTTAAGATTAAAGTAATAGAATCTTTTGATAATCTTGCAGGATTAAGAAATGGTTTAAAAGCTATATCAGAAATAAAAGATTATTATTGTGGAATTCCAATGCCTCTTGAAAATGAGCAGCTAGTAGTAGAACCTACTTATCCTCATGCTAAAGAATTGATGAGTAAAAAATCAGAAGAGAACACTGAATACAAAATTCGTAATTCATTCTATTCTACTTCTAAACGTTGCAAAATCTACGTAATTGAAAAAAAAAAGATAATAAAGTAATTTGGACCTTTGAACCAAATATTCATCACTTTGCTTTAGATCTGCATACTATGAGTTGTTCAGATGCCTGGGGGATTGAGCAAGAAAGTAATGCATTACAAACACTTGCGGGATTGCTTAGGCATTCTCAATTTAAACGATATTTACTTACTGGAATGTTTCTTGAAACTAGTAAAAGAAGTGGAGTTATGTATTGTTTTCGTAAACTCAGGCCGACAGTTGCAATAGATTTAAAAGGTAATGATACACGTATTATGTGTACGCTTTGTATGCATCCAATAGCTTATTATGCTGATTCTTGGGCTGGTGCGATGTGTCCTACAGATGATATAATTGCACATCTAATGTTAATGCGTGCAGACGAACATATGTTTTGGAAAAGATCAAATCAGCATTCAGCATATAAAAGGGAGGCAGGATTATAATGAATGCTAAATTTTTATGTGTTCAATTTGGAGATAATGATTTTGGATTATATGTTACAAATGCATTAGCACGATTATGGAGTATGATAGAAAAAATAATTATCGTTGCATCAATAAATCTGATAATGAACATTTTTCTTCAAGAACGCTGGCTATGATGTTTCAAGAGTTACATAATGCAAAAGTATTATATCCTATAATAGCACGACTTATTGATTCAGAATATATAGCTGGTGATTCTGAATTTGCAACAAGAGGATTATATTGTAAAACAGTAAATTGGAAATCAAAAACGATAAATAATCGTATAGAGAGCATAACAATTAAATATTTAGTTTTCAATATAAAGATAATAAATTTACAAAGAAATGGCAAAATGGAGAGCATGCTTTTCTTGATCTAATCACAGGTGAAGTCGGAGTATTTTAAAAAAATAAATATCATATTCATGCTACAATAAAAGAAGTTAAAATCAACAATAGGCTTATAAAAATGAAAGATAAAAGATTAGGTAAAATTAAGAGAATAGAATTAGGGTTTATAGATAATTCTAGAATTGGAATTTTTTATGAATTAGGTAGCGATTCAGAGCATTGGGGTGTTAATAGTGATAAAGCTTTCTCAAATACAGAACCAAATGGATACTCAAAAGAAGAGAGAATTAAATTTTTAGGTGAAACTATAATGTGGGTAAATAATTTATTAATTTCAGCTAAAAAGAATAAATTATCAGAGTTAGTAGGAATTCCTGTTGAAGTATTATTTGAGGATAATAAATTAGCAACCTGGAGAATACTTGAGGAGGTAATATGAAACAAGAACGGTATAACGAAATTGAATATAAGAACGAAAGACTTATTAAAGAAGAAATAGATCAAGGATGGCATTTTTGTGGTGATTGGGATTTTTTATTAATTCATATCACTTGGCCAGAGTATGAAGAATGTACTTGTAAGAAATAAGCGGAATACCTAGTTGGTGATCACTAGTAGAAAAGTAGTTATATAAGGAGGTTGAATATGCTTATCGATATCATGACCTTTCGTAGAAAATTTAAGGCTGTTATACGTGATGAAGAAAATGGACCAATATTCTGGACATCATGTGAATGGGGATCTGAAAATGAAGTACGAGAAACAATTAAGAAGTTAGAGCATACTGATTGGAGTACTGTTGTAGTTCAATCTTCTAGGTATTAAATATGAAACAAACTTTTAACTATAGTGCTAATTATGATATCTTGTGCTGATCAAAATAGTATTTTTGGAATACTCGCATTTTTTGCTTTTATGGCTATATGCGGTGTTTTAGTGATTTTAATTCATTGGCGAGAAATTTTTACAAAGGAGAAATAATGCCTCCGCGTATTGACTGGCCAAATATTACTGTAGCGTTAATAATGGTCATACTCGCACTTACATTACTTAATTTAATATTATGATACCAATATCATTTAAAGAACAAAATTTTATTTATGCAAAAGATCAACCTGAATACTTACCTTTACCAGCATACAGAACAAAAGATGGACATGTTGGAGCTTATCATGAAAAGAACGTTTTAAAGTGTTATTTACTAGTTACATTTGAAAAGCCACTACAGCCACAAAAAGTTGATGCTGATTCACCGTTCAAATTGAGGTAAGAATAAAATATCATAAACATTAGAAATGTGTATGCCTCCTGAAGTGTGCAATTTCAAGCTGATTCCAACGTCCGGAATGTAGCTGCAAGGTACTGAGAGATACTTCAGGGATAGGCCTCCGTTACAACTTGCAACGTATTCTAATTTAAAATACAAATTCAAACTTTAGAATTTGTAGTAAGCTATTAAAACAATATAAAAATTGTTATAATGAAATTTACAACTCAGAGAAAAATTATGAATACAAAGGAAGGGACAGAAAGAAATAATTTACTTTTGAATAGCATAGAGTGGCATAGCATTCTTGGTTATTTTAATAATAGACTTTATTGGTTAGGTGGAGAACATAAAGGCGAATTTTTACCTAAAGGAAAATTATTTTCAAATTTTAAATATAATGATACATATTTCACTACGGCACGTGTAATATATGTTATGTTCAAAGGACCAATAAAACTCGGAGAGCAAATACATCATATTGATGGCAATAATTTAAATGATACAATTGAAAACTTACAACTTATAACACCAGCTGAAAAGCGTTTAAATGCAAAAGCACCAAGTAATAGCAAATTAGGTGTGAAAGGTGTTAGAAAGTATGGTAAAAAATATAAAGCAGAAATAATAGTTAATAAAATAAAAAATGATTTAGGATTATTTGATACAATAAAGGAGGCAAAAGCAGCGTATGATAAGAAAGCTTTGCAGTTACACGTAAAGGACTAAAATGAAAGTTTTCTTCGACACAGAATTTATCGATAACGGTAAAACAATTGAATTAATTAGTATTGGTTTAATATGTGAAAATGAAAGAACTTATTATGCTGAGTCATCTGAAATCGATTTAACTACAACAGATAAATGGATACAACAAAATGTAATTCCAAATCTTGAAGGTCCAAAAATTCCTAGAGAACACATAGCAATAGATATTCAACGTATAATTGGTGATAGACCTGAATTTTGGTCATACTACGCTTCATATGATTGGGTAGTACTTTGCCAGTTATATGGAAAAATGATAAATATTCCTACTAACTGGCCTTTATACGTTAAAGACCTTAAATTACTAGCAGAGTTCAAAGGTAATCCTAAATTACCAAAGCAAAAATCAAGTAAACATCATGCATTAAATGATGCTTTATGGCTTAAAGAAGTTTATGAATTTTTAAAAGGAATCAAGAATGGATGATTTTGAGTTTCCAAAAAGTATAGATCTAGATACTATAATGCCAAGTACTGTAATAGAAAATGGTATTCCTGTAATATACCGATTAAAACAAAATACCGTCAGGTAATAGAATAAAAATAGGAGATAGAGCTGGTTATCTAAATAAAACTAAAGCAAAATATTTATTTTATAGAGTAAGATTTAACAATATAAATTATGTAGTCGCTCGTATAATCTGGGAAATGTCTAATGGAGTGATTCCAACTGGATTTGAAATAGACCATATAGATGGAAATAGTTTAAATAATAAAATTGAAAATCTTAGGCTTGCTACTCATACACAACAAGCTTTTAATACTGCTGAAGAAGCAAGTAATGCATATAATAAAATTGCTAAAGAAATTCATGGAAAATTTTATAGAGAAAGATAACTATGGAAGAACAGAATAAATTTATACTACCTCCATATCTCATTAATACAGTAGCTATAGTTCCTTCCCATGAAAAGCTTAAAATTAAAAAAATCTCACTTGAAGGCGTAAATGGAAGTCGAGTGGACCCTACTAAGTATCGTAATAACGGTCATTGGATTTTTCCAGAAATACTAGGTATATCTGAATATATAGGTTTTATTTATATTATACGGGATGTAGAAGCAAATAAGCTATATTTGGGAAAAAAACAATTTAGAAGTAAAGTATTAGAATCTGGTACAACTCGTCGAGTTTCTAAAGATTTAAACTGGCCTTGGTATATTTCTAGCAGTAAAGAATTATCAGTTCGAGTAAAAAGACTTGGGAAACAATACTTTGAATTTATTGCATTAGAACAATATAAAACAAAAGCTACACTTTCATATGCAGAAACATGGTCTTTAATAATTTGTCAAAGCTCATTTTATCAAGATATCTGGTATAATCGATTAATCAATGGAATTAAATGGATTATTAAAGAACCTATAACACAAAGACATAAGGATCGTTTAAGCATGATGCTAAAAGCTGTAAATTTCAAAGGAGATATAGATTGCAAACTATAACTCAAGTAAAATCACAACTAACAGGAAAACGTTTAGGCTGCTGGTGTAAACCACTCAGATGTCATGGAGACTTCCTAGCAGAAATATGTAATAAAGGAGTAGAATGAAGATATTTTTAGGAATGATATCAGCATTGCTTATAATAGTAGGCATGTCACTTTTATGTGTGGGTTCTTTTACTGCATTAAGTAAATCACCTTTAAATACGGAAGATTTTTTACTAGTAGGAATTACAGCCTTAATACTAGGAGCCGGTTTTGCTAATTTAGGCAATAAAAAATGAGTCAGATTAAATTAAAAAATCAAGCTTGCTATCTCGCTACCTGTGGTAGTTCTGATGCGATGCAAATATATGAAGACAATACAGCGTATTGTTTTAGTTGTAAAACATACTTTAAAGCTGATAAAACAGCTGTTGAAACAGAAGAAATTAAAATAGAATTAAAAGCATTTCCTAATATTAATGTAATTGATAGTATTAAAGCATTAAAAAGTCGTGGCTTTAGAGAACGACAAATAGAGAAACATGTTTGTGAATTTTTTGATGTTAAGGTAAAATGTGATACAGATGGAATAATAACTGATCATTATTATCCTTATAGTAATGGAGGATATAAACATCGCAAGCTACCTAAAATCTTTAGTTGGATTGGTACACCAGGTGGTCTCTTTGGCTTAAATAAATTCAGTACAGGTGGTAAGAGATTAGTAATTACTGAAGGTGAAATTGATGCATTAGCTGTAAGTCAAGCTAATTGGGAGAAATATAAACAATTTTATCCTGTAATCTCAATATCTTCAGCAACCGAGACAAAATCTCTTTTAGAGCATCGAGAATGGATACGTGGATTTGATGAAGTAGTCTTATGTCTTGATAATGATAAGGCAGGAGAGGATGCAACACAACGAGCACTTAAAATCGTTGGTATTGATAAGGCTAAAATATGGAAGCCTAGCTTAAAAGACGCAAGTGAGGTGCTAACTCAATTAGGTCCAGAAAAGTTACTATATCTAATCTGGGATGCTATACCATGGCAACCAGCAGGTATTATTGGCAAAGAACAGCTATGGAAAGAATTATCCGAATTAAATAAAGTGATACCAGTACCATATCCAGCATGCCTTGAAGGTTTAAATGGCAAGCTTAAGGGTATGCGGGAAGGAGAAATAACTTTATTTATTTCTGGTACAGGTTGCTTTGGGAGAGGCACTGAAGTATTAATGGCGAATGGAGATAAAGAATTAATAGAAAATATTAAAGTAAATGATTGTATTATGGGTGATGATGGTACACCTCGAACTGTTCTTTCATTATTTAGCGGAAGAGAACAGATGGCCCATATTAAATTACAAGACGGTACAGGATTTATATGTAATTGTTCGCATATCATTTCTATAATTATAAATAATAAAATTATAGATATAAAACTTAAAGATTATGATTTATTGCCATATGAACAAAAATGTAAATCAAAAGCTTTTAAATACTCAAAATCAGATTTATATACGCAGTATTCTTTTGAAATTGAATGGTTAGAAGAAGATAATTTTTATGGTTTTAGTACAGATGGTAATAACAGGTTCGTATTGGGTAATTTTATAGTTACCCATAATAGTGGTAAAAGTTCTATTATACGTGAAATTGAATTACATGTATTACTTGTTACTAAAGATAAAATTGGAGTTGTCAGTTTAGAAGAATCCCCTGCAGAACATGCACGAAAACTTGCAGGAATGACTATACTTAGAAATCCATCAAATGAAGAAATTCCAATAGATGACCTTAAAATTGGATTTGACAAAGTTTTTAATGATGATCGTGTTATACTACTAGATCACCAAGGTTCTATTAAGGATAGTAGTATAATAGATCAATTAGAATATATGTGTTTAGTCGGTTGTAGGTATATATTTGTTGATCACATAACAATTCTTGTATCTGAAGGTGCAGAAGAACTAAGTGGAAACACTGCAATTGATAAAATAATGAATGATTTACTAAGGCTAGTCAAAAGGTATCCAGTATGGATTGGTCTTGTATCACATTTACGTAAATCACCAAGTGGTGGCAAGTCATTTGAAGAAGGTCGTTTACCTAGTGTTGATGATATAAAAGGATCTGGCTCAATTAAGCAAATTAGCTTTGATATAGTTGCATTTGCTCGAAATATGTTAGCTGAAGAGGGATTAGAACGTAATACAATTAAAATGTCAGTTTTAAAAGCAAGAACTTCAGGTCTAACAGGTCCAGTTCAAGGTGTCTGGTATGACTATGCAACTGGTAGACTACTTGCTATTGAAGCTATTCCTGTAAAAGATACTTTTGGAATTCAATGAAAACTTTCATATTATATACAAATAGAAATGCAATGGTATTTAATGATAAAAATGAACAAGAAGTTTTATTACAAAGTTCAATTGATTGTTATCATATTGATAAAGTAATAGCTCAAAAAGCTATAGATTTTGCAGAAGGATTTAGCAGATGCGCTTAATTGAACAACTTATATGTACTGGTTGTAATAAGAAGCCAGCAGAACTTCAAGAATACGTAGATGCAGGTTACGAAAATGATATGACAGCTGAAGAATACGTATTATCAGAAGAAGGAACTTTGAATCCAACAAATGGGCATTTCTTATGTACTAATTGTTATATTAAAGCTGAAATGCCCGCTTTACCCTGGCCAAATCAATGGAGAGCACCGTGATTGAATTTCAAAAAGAAGATGGAAGTGATTATGGTATCCTGATAGATACTGAAAGAAATCAAATTAAACTTTATTCTAAAGAGGATGATATTTTTTATCCACTTGGAATATGGACATTTGAGCAGTTAGTACTTGAGGTAATGGCCAAAAATGATTAATACACCTTGGTCATCGATAGGATATATCACTTATAAACGAACATATAGTCGTGTAATAGAAGGGTCTGATCGAACTGAAGAGTTTCCTGAAACAATAGAAAGAGTAATTACTGCGTGCAATCAACAATTAAATTGTAAATTTACAAAAGAAGAAGAAGAAAGACTCAGGTATTATTTTCTTTCTCTTAAAGGTTCTGTTGCGGGCAGATTCCTGTGGCAACTTGGAACTGATACAGTTAATAGGTTTGGTTTAGCTAGTTTACAGAACTGTGCATTTACGGTAGTTGATAAACCCATTGTGCCATTTACTTGGACAATGGATATGTTAGCGTTAGGCGCAGGAGTTGGATACAATATACAACGAGAACATGTCAATAAGATACCTGCTGTAAGAGACTGGTTTAAAATACCAACTAGAATAGACAATGGCAGTGCTGATTTTATTATACCAGACTCTAGAGAAGGTTGGGTTAGGTTTCTTGCTAAGACACTTAAAGCAGCCTTTCTTTCAGAAAGGAAGGATAAAGGCAGCTTTACTTATTCTACACAAGTTGTACGTGGAAAGGGATTACCAATTAAGGGTTTTGGTGGTACTTCAAGTGGCCCTGAAGCCTTAGTTGTAGGGATAAACAAGATTAGTAACGTTTTACTTAAACGTGCAGGCAGAAAAGTACGTCCAATTGACTGTTTAGATATGATGAATATAATTGGTGAAGTCATTGTCGCGGGCAATGTAAGACGTTGTATACCACAAACATCCAAAATATTTTATAAAGGAGGACTTACGACTATTAAGGATATAGAAATAGGAGAAGAAGTATTAACATCTGAAGGTTATCATAAGGTAATAAATAAATTTGCACAAGGCATTCAAGAAACTATTATCATTAAAACACAAGACGGTTCATTTGAATGTACACCGAATCATAAAATGGCAGTAATGACTGGAGTTGATGAGTATAAATGGAAAGAAGCACAAGAGCTTAAAATTGATGATAGATTAATTACATCAAGAATTCCAATAGAAGGTACAGAAACACAATTACCTGAAGGACTTGAAATTACACCAGTATTAGATGCAGATCTTGCTTGGTTAATTGGAGTATTTCATGGAAATGGGTATGTATATCTGCACAAAGAAGGTAAAAGTAATGGGCATATTACAATTGAATTTAATGATAAAGATATAAAAGAAATAATATTTACAGAAGAACAGTTTAAACGTTTTGGTTTTAATGTTTCGACCAGGCATGATGACAGACAAGCATCAATACGCATAAACTCGCATTCAATAGAACTTGCAAGATACTTCTATAAGTACATAAAACAACCAAATACACCAATTATAATTCCAAATTGGATAATTAATAGCAAACAAGAAATTAAATTAGCATATCTTGCAGGTATATTTGATACAGATGGTTCCAGAAATCATACACCAGTTAGACTAGTAACTACAATATATCCTGAATTCGCAAAATCTGTTCAATTATTGTGTTATTCATGTGGATTAGAAACTAGGTTAGCTGGACCATTCGTAAGTAAAGAAATTAACAAACAAGATACATATGAAGTAGATATTATAAATGATTATGTTAAAGATGTATTTCATAAAGTACCGCAACTTTGTAAAATAATGCGAAAAGGAACTCGTGATTGCTATACAAATACCTACTTGCAAGGCTGGTTAACAAGTCATGGATTTACTTTAAATTCTGGAGGATATAATCGAGAAGTAGCAATACGCAAATTTACAGATTTAACTGGTGAATATCCAGACTTACTTCCAGTTAAAGTTGTAGGTATTGAAAAAGGCCGTTCTATCGAAACTTTTGACATTGAAGTGGAGACAATGAATGAGTTCTTTTGTGAAGGATATCTTACCCATAACTCAGCACAACTTGCTTTATTTGACGAAGACGATATCGAATGCCTACTGGCTAAAAGATTTGATTTATCGCACGTGCCCTCTCACAGGGCAATGTCAAATAATTCCGTCGTGTGTGAAGACATTTCAAATCTTCACGAATACTTCTGGGATACCTATCAGAATAAGGGTGAACCCATTGGTATCGTTAACTTGCGCCTCTCGAGAGAAATTGGAAGACTTGGAGAGATAGAATATCCAGATCCTGAAGTTATGGGATACAACCCTAAACAACATTGGGGCTTAAGAGAGTAATCTCTTTCGAAAATCCGAATATCGGGGAAACTCTAGAACAGACAATCCCGACGCAATTCTGATTATGGTCCCTATAATCAAGAGGCGCTAGAGACTGACAAGGAGTACCAAATTCCTCAGTTTGGTATATGATACAGTCCGTGCTATGCAGGGATGCATAGAGTATAGCAGAAATGACTATACCACTTAATGCAAAATACTTGTATTTTGTGTTTTGTAGTAACAAAGCAGTGTGCAGAACAAAGTTTAGCTCCAATGGAAACTTGTACGTTAAGTACTGTATTTCTTCCAAATATAGCAAATCAAGAAGAATTCATAGATCTTATAACACTACTTTATCGTATAAGTAAACATTCACTTCAGCTACCATGTCATCATCCTGAAACTGAGGCAATTGTAAAGAAAAATCAAAGAATGGGTATTTCATTAACTGGAATTATGCAAGCATCACAAGAGCAGCTTTCATGGTTAAATGAAGGTTATGAGCATATACGTGATTACGACAAGCGTTATTCGGAACTTCACGGTTTTAACAAGTCAATTAAATTGACTACGGTACAGCCCTCGGGTTCCTTATCCCTTTTACCAGGAGTTTCGCCTGGAATTCATCCAGGGTTTTCATCACATATGCTAAGACGTATTCGTATATCAGCAGAACATGAACTCGTTAATATTTGCAAATTACATGGATACCCCGTAGAATACCAACGGAACTTTGATGGTTCTGAAGATTATAATACAGTAGTTGTAACATTTCCCTTTATGTATCCTGAAGGGACTAAACTTGCTAAAGATATGACAGCAATAGATCAATTAAAAGAAATCAAGAAGCTGCAAGAATTCTGGAGTGATAATTCAGTATCATGTACAGTATACTATAAAAAAGAAGAATTACCAGAAATCAAAGAGTATTTAACAGCGCATTATAAAGATAACTATAAAACTTTATCATTTTTATTACATTCAGAACATGGATTTGCACAAGCACCATATGAAGAGATTACTAAAGAAGAATATGATAAACTTATTGCTACAGTAAAACCAATTACAATGTTAAACTATGCAGAGTTTGAGGGATTAGATGATTGTTCAACTGGAGTGTGTCCTGTAAGATGAAACGCCTAACAGAAGTATTCTCAGAAACAGAAATTAATCATTATAATGATAATGGTTGGTATTTAATGGAAGCTAAAATTAAAATTCTAAATGGTAAAAAGTTATATATAGAAAATAAAGAAATAGATGGTACATTAGAATATCAATGGCATCAATTTATGAAAGCTGAAATAAAAGGATTAGAATTGGAGTTTAGATAATGTCACGATCTAATATAGAACAAGCATGTTATGAATTATTAAGTATTAGTGAATTTAATCCACAAACTAATAAAAAATTAATAAATGCAATTGATACTATAAGGTTTGAGTATACTAATTTAGAATCTAAATACAATTACATGAAATTATTATATGAATTATCTCTTGATAATCAAATTAGGTGGATGCTAAATGATAAAAAATTAAGAAATGTTATAATAGAATTTTTAATACATTGGAATTCACCTAATAGACTTAGTGCAAGTTTAGAACTAGAAAAAGCTGGTAATGAATTAAATCATGTTATTAAATGACAAAAGAAAAAGCATTAGAAATTACAAAAGTAATAATTCTTATGTAAGTAATTTGGAGTTTATATGAGCGCAAATGTTGAGAGAATGGCATTAATTGGCCAACCAAGTTGGCATGGATTGGAATATGTAATGCCTGATAATGCAACAATTGAGGAATGGAAACAAAATTCAGGTTTAAATTTTGAAGTTATAAAAGAATCTGTGATGTATGGAAAATTTATAAAATCAAAGCATTTCTTTATTCTATATCGTGAAGATACAAATAAAGAACTTTCAATTGTAGGTAAAAACTACAAAGTAGTACAACCAAGTGAAATAATTAATTTCTTTTCCGATTTAATTACTAAATATAAATTTAAATTTGAAACTGCAGGTTCATTAGATGGTGGCCGTAAGGTTTGGGCATTAGTCCGAACAGGTCAATCTTTAATTTTAAAAGGTAAAGATATAATTAATGAATTTATTTTATTAGCTACATCATATGATGGAAGTATGTCTACAACATGTAAACATACTAGTGTTAGAGTAGTTTGTCAAAATACTTTAGGTATGGCAATTAATAATAAAGAGCCTGCAATTAAAGTGCATCATGGCAATGAATTTAACGAAACTGAAGTCAAACTCGAAATGGGTTTAATCGAAGATGAATGGGATGAATTTAAAGGAAATGTCTTAAAATTAGTAAGTTATAGAATTAATGAAACAGAAGCACAAAAGATATATACACAAATTTTATTAAATAATGATGAGTTAGAAGAAGAGGTTTATAGTATCTTTTATAAAGATAACAAAGCCATAAGAGATATTATGCAAGTTTATAAATATGCTCCAGGTGCAGAAAATACTTTATGGGGTGTTGTCAATGGTATGACGGGCTATTTAGACCATATTAAGGGTAATACTGCAGATACTCGTCTTAATTCAGCATGGTTTGGAAAGGGAGAGATGCTAAAGAATAGAACATTTAGAAAGGTATTAAGTTTATTGTAATGGAGGTAAAAAATGAATACGGAGCAATTAGAAGTAATTAGAAAATCATATGTATATTTATTAAAAGTAATTAATAATAATTCTGATCTTTTAGAAGTTGAAAATGCTTTAAGTTTAATAAATGATTTAGAAATAGCATTTAATTTTTTAGAAGAACCTGATGAAAGTATGGATTCATTCATTAATGCTAATTGGAATAATAGTGAACACTAGCCTAATTAATAAAAAAATATGGAAATATAATTGGAATAATATTTTTAAGTATTTAGAAGGTTGGTTGTATTGGAAAATCAAACCTGCATATAATGTTAATATTGGTGATTTAGCAGGTAATATTAGTAAAAATTCAAATGGTTATTGCAGCTGGCAAATTCGTTATAATAAAATTAATTTTATAGCATCTAGACTCATTTGGGAAATACATTTTGGAACTATACCTGAAGAGATGGAGATAGATCACATTGATGGAGACAGTTTAAATAATAAAATAGAAAATTTAAGGTTAGCTACAAGACAGCAGCAAAAGTTTAATTCTACGCTTCATAAAAATAATACATCTGGTTATAAAGGAATTTATTGGGATAAACAAGCAAAAAGATGGCGAGCACAAATTGATATAAATAATAAAACTATACATCTTGGTAATTTTGATACTCCTGAAGAAGCTAGCAATGCATATAATATAATTGCAAAAGAAGCACATGGAGAATTTTATAGAGAATAATATATAATCCTATTAAATTTAAAAGGAGAATTTAAACGTGAAATATAAAACAAAAGTAGAACTTATAGAAGCAACACAATGGTTTAAACATGGTGATCATCCTGCAGTTATAAAAGTTACAGATGAAATTTATGACAACTTATCAGAATGTTTACAAAATGATTTTGATAATTATAGTGCTGAAAAAGAAGATATAGGTTTAATTTTAGGACAAAATGGCGGTAGTATTATACTTACAGGTGATTGGATCGTAGAAAATCAAAAACATAATATAGAAATATATGATCCTATTAGATTTGAAAAAATATTTGAGAAAGTAGAATGGTAAATCTAATTATAGAAAGAGTTAGAGATAAAGCGTATATTGAGCTAAAACAAGTATCTTATAAGCATTAAAAACTTCTAGAGGATTAATATTAAATCTTTCAGATAAATTGGATCATAATGATAAAGCTGCAATAGAGGCTATTATTGTGATATTAACATTAGAATTATTAAGGAAAAAATAATGCAGGAGGAAATTTGGAAACCAATTCAAGATTATGAAGGAGTTTATGAAATTAGTAATTTTGGTCGTGTAAAAAGTTTAAATTCAAATACTAGTATTAAAGAAATAATATTAAAGCAAACACTTGGTAGAAAATCAGGATACTATTTTGTGGTATTATGTAAAGATGGCGATCGAAAAACTAAGAGAATTAATAGACTTGTTGCAGAAGCATTTATTAAAAATCCAGAAGTAAATCATAAAGATACTATAAAAACTAATAATTTTGTTGATAATTTAGAATGGATGACGCATAAAGAAAGTATTGTACATGCGCATATAAATAATTGTATTACAAATATTGGTGAAAATGCAGTTTTAGCTAAATTAAAACAATCAGAAATTTTTCAATTATATAAATATGGTTTTTCACAAAGAGATATTGGTAGATTTTATAATGTTGATCATACTTCTATAGGTCGTGTTTTAAATGGAAAAACTTTTAAATAGATTTCGACCAATACTAGCGCCTAATAATGATCCTCTTAAAGATCCAAATTATTGGAATGAGTTAAAGTATCCTTTATTATGTTCTAGTAAAATCGATGGTATTAGGATGATTGTTAAGGAACAAAGATGTAAGAGCAGAACTTATATTGATTTACCATCTAATCAAGTTCAAGCGTTATTTAGCAACTGTGACGAATTAGATGGTGAGCTTATAGTTGGCAATGAAACAGACTTTAATGTATATAATCGAACTCAATCTTATGTAATGTCTGAAAATAAAATACATGATGATATTAAATTCCGTGTATTCGACTGGGCTGAAGAATGTGTAGCTGATATGGTATTTCATGAAAGATTGATAATCGCGAATGTAGCAATTGCTAAATATAAAAATCCAAAAGTTTCAATTGTAGAACATACATTATGTAATAATAAAGAAGAATTACTTGAGTATGAAGAAAAGCAATTAGAACTTGGCTATGAGGGCGTTATGATGAGAAACCCTTTTGGTCGTTATAAGCATGGCCGAGGGACATTCAAGGAAGGTCTTATTTATAAGCTTAAACGGTTTCAAGATGATGAAGCAAAAATTATAGGATTTATAGAACAACAGACAAATACAAATGAAGATATACGTAGTAACCTTGGTGGAGCTAAACGTAGCACTGCTAAAGCTGGAATGGTACTTGCAGGTACACTTGGTAAATTTGTAGTTGATTATAATGGACTTGAACTTGAAATTGGATGTGGTGCTTTTTTACATACAGAGAGATTATGGATTTGGAAAAATATGAATTTCTGCTTAGGCAGAATATTAAAATTCCGCTTCTTCGGTCATGGAATAAAACATAAACCTAGAATGCCAAGAGCAATTGGCTTTCGAGATAAAATGGATACTTAAATGTTATATACAGCCTTATCAGATACTGGATTTAAATTATTTAATAATAAGTTATATACTGAAGACTTCCCAATTTTAAGTGCAGATGAAAATTATTATCAAATAGTAGTGTTTGATAATTCTCAGCAAAACATTCTGGATTTTGCTTTTGAAGTTTTATTAGATTCTTTTACTGATGGTGCAAATGATGAAATTCATACTGCAATTAAAAGAAGTCTTATAACTATTAGTATAAAGGAATCTAAATGAGCTATTATATCCTATGTAAAACAAATGCAGAAACTTTAGAGGAAATTGAGTATATACTTAATTCTATTACTGAAAACCTCCCAGATTTTCCATTGAATCCTACAGCTATAACAGTAATTGCTTCAGCATATGTAGAAGAATCAGAATTAGCACCATTAAGTAATGAAGACTTTGATTTTCTTAAAACTAAAGGATTAAAATGAAATTTAAAAAAGAATTCTTACTTCATATTCCAGCAAATGATATTATTTCAGATGAGATATATGAACATCATAGGTGGGCTGTGTCTTTTCGTTTAATTTTTAAATTTGATAATAAATACTATGAAACAGTATACCGTGTAGGCGCTACTGAAATGCAAGATGAATCACCTTATGAATATGAACCAGATGAAATCGAATGTAAAGAAGTATTTAAATTAATTAAAATGATGACTGTATATGAATAAAATAAAATGGCTAGATAGAACTCTTTCAAGATGTACATATTATTATGGTATTTGTTATTCTAAAAAGCAGTTTAAAAAAGAATTAAAACAATTTAAAATTAATAAACGTATTTGGCCTGATTTTATAAAAAGTACAAATTTTGCAAGAGTAAATTATTTTACAATGGAAGGCAAAGGAATTGCATTTGTTTGTCTTGATGGAAAAGCTAGTTTAAAAAGAAAATTAACTTCAGTGTATGGAATCCTAGTGCATGAAGCAACACACATTTGGCAAGCACATCTAGAAGAAATAGGCGGTAAAGGCTCTAGTGAAGAAGAAGCATATGCAATACAAGAAATATCACAAAATCTAATAGAAGCTTATAATGAGTATCGAAAGGAGAGAAAATAATGCTAGAAGAATACAAGCATCCAGGAATGAAGCAAAGCACAATTAAATTACTATTAAAAAGAAAAATAGAAGATTGGCTTAGCACCATAAATCCTGAAATAAAAGAATTAATTGCTAATAATATAATTATAACAGGTGGCTGCATTGCCTCAATGCTGTTAGGAGAACATGTTAAAGACTATGATATTTATTTTAAAAGTAAGGAGGCAACATTAAAGTTAGCCGAATACTATGTAAACTTCTTTAACACACATAAAGGAGTATTGCCGACTTCAGCTTCAAAGCCATGTAATCCAGCAGTTCGTCTTATAACTAAGAAGAATAGCTTAAATGAAGAAGAAGAACGTGTTGAAGTGCATATACAATCAGCAGGTATTGTCGGTGAAGATCAAGAAACGTATCACTACTTCGAAGCGATGAGTGAAACAGAAGCAGATAATTTTGCAGAATCAATTATCACAAATCTAAAAGCTAAAGATTCAGGTAAGTATAGACCTATTTATATGTCTCAGAATGCTATTACATTAAGCGATAAAATTCAATTTATTACTAGATTTTATGGCACACCACATAACATACATCGTAATTTTGATTATCTTCATGCTACTGCATACTATGATTATAGAGAAAATCATTTGGAAGTACCAATCGAAGTATACAATGCATTAGCGTCTAAATCTTTAATATATTGCGGTAGTTTATACCCTATTGCTTCAATTTTTAGATTACGTAAGTTTATAGAGCGTGGTTGGAGAATTACTGCTGGTCAATTATTGAAAATTACATTTCAAATAAGTAAGTTAGATCTTAATAATAGAGAAGTACTTCAAGAACAACTTATTGGTGTTGATCAGGCGTATATGCATCAAATCATAGAAGCTTTGAAAAATACTGATTTAAAATTAATTGATGCTACATATTTAGCTAAAATTATAGACGGAGTATTCGAATAATGGCTCCCAAAATGAAATCAAAATCAAGTACAAGTCTTGTTACTGAGTTAATGGATTTCAGTACTCATGGTGCATTAGCACAAATATTTATATTAACAGCAATTGAAACATATACAAATGAAGTTTTAAAATCACCTAAACCTGAAGATGATGGGACTGCTATAATTTCAAAACTTACATGGTATAACATTGCTAAGGAAGTATCTCAAAAATTAAGGGAACATTATAAACATTAGGAGCCAAAGTGAATACATTAAGAAATAGACTTGAAAACTTTAGTTATAAAAATCAAAAAATACCAGGATCCCTTATACAAGGAATTGAAAACTATCTAAGTAGTGGTATTCTACCAGGAGATTTTTTAAAAAGCGTAATTTCAAATAATCTTTTAAATACATACCTATATGCTGATGAAAATAACATTAAAGTAATTGCAGTTTGTATAATATTTTTCTATAATGAAGCACCACCAAATTCATGGGGAAGTAAAGAAAAAATGCAAGCATGGCAAAGGCTATATCATTATGAGTAAGCCAATTGTAATATATCATGCTAACTGTATTGATGGTTTTTGTAGTGCATGGTGTTTTTGGAAAAAGTATCAGGATGATATGGAATACTTTCCTGGTTTTTATAACCAATCCCCACCAGAAATAGCATGTAGAGATGTATATTTAACAGATTTCTCATATAAACGAGAAGTTATGCAAGAAATAGTCAAATTTGCTAATTCTGTCATACTGCTAGATCACCACAAATCAGCTTTAGAAGATCTATGGGATTTGAAAGGCTTGTATATGGAATCTAGTCATTTAGAAAAATCAGGAGCAATACTTGCTTGGGAATATTTAAATCCTAAAAAAGAGCCATATAAAATTCTTAAACATGTTCAAGATCGCGATTTATGGCAATTTAAAATACCGTATACAAAAGAAATTATTGCTTATCTAGCCATATTTGAGTATGACTTTAAGATATGGGATAAATTAATAATAGCAAATAAATTAAAAATGAATCAAATGATAAAATATGGAGAGATACTATTAAAGAAAAATGATAAAGATATAAGAGAAATACTTAAATCAAATCAAAGAGAGATTACGCTTGCTGAGTATATAGTACCATTAGTTAATATTTCACATACAATGGCTAGTGATGCTGGTCATATAATGGCTGAAAATAATCCATTTGCAGTTACATATACCGATGGACCAAATCGAAGATACTTTAGCTTGAGATCTCGATCAAATGGAGTAGATGTTTCTAAAATAGCATTACAATTTGGTGGTGGAGGGCATAAGCATGCTGCTGGATTTAGTGTGCTGAGAGAACACTCATTAGCAAAAATATAAGGACTGAGAATGAAAGAGGAAAAAAGCCTTTCATTAGGAGAGGCGCAAAAGTACTTAGAGCAAGTTACTAAAGAATTAAAGGCTGCTCAAAATGAATTTAATAAAGCAAAACTTAATTTGGCAAAAGCAAACGAAACGCATATAAATGCGTCAATAAATCTTAATAAAGAATTTGAAGTAATTTGCAGCAAAACACGTGTATTGCCGATTGAACTTCTCAAGTAATTAGGATCTAAAATGCCATCAAATGTGTTTCAATTTGAAATTTGGAAAACATATATTGAGGGCTATTATGAAGTTTCAAATTTAGGTAATATACGTAGTATTGATAGATATGTAGAGAATAGACATGGAACAATGTCATTACGAAGAGGAAGAAAGTTAAAACTAACATTAGATACAAAAGGCTATTTAACAGCCATTGTTAATATTAAAGGAATTTCAAAGACTATTCGTTTACATAGAATAGTAGGTGAAGTATTTATTATAAATCCAAAAAATAAGCCACAAATTAGTCATAAGGATGGCAGAAAAACAAATAACCATTTTAGTAATTTAGAATGGTCTACATTAGCTGAAAGCAAAGCAAATACATCTAGGATAGATTCAAAATAAAATTTAATAGTTTAAATATAAAATCAAAAATAAAATATCAAGAAAATATTAAAATCACATATAGATTTCTTAAAATTACACCGTTAAATTATCCCGAACAGGCAGAATTATCTGAATTCGGTTTTTGTAACTAACTAGAGGGATATTAAATGAATAATAAACTTAGACAAGCATACGTTACGCCAGATGGTAAGACTTTTGAAACTGCAGCGGAAGCAAGAGATTATTTGCGGAAGCCACTTATCGAAACAGCATTAAAGCGTATAGCTGCTGGTGATGCTAACCTTGCAGGATTTTTGTTGGAACAGCAAGATGAAATAGAAAAAGCTTTTGAAGCAGGGGTCGTAGCCCGTGTAACCAAGAGCGAAAGGGGTAAACTTAAAAAATCACTTGAGTATCTAAAGACTGTAACTGATCCAAAATTAAAATTTATCCAAGATAACTCAGATGCTGTATTGGAATCGTTTAGATGGCCTAGCGTTAAGCGTCTTACACCAGAAGAAAAAGCTATTGAGACGTTAACGATGCTGAAAAAGCTTGCAGATGAAAATGCTGCAAACTGGATTGCAAAGAATAAAGATGCGATCCTCGCAGCATATGAGGCCGGAATTGAAAAGAGAATCATGAATCCCAAAGCAATGGAAGCCTTGGAAGCTTCTAGGGCTGCAAAGAAAGCAGCAGTAGAAGCTGCAAAAGCAAAAGCCGCTTAAGAAATAAAAGCCTGATTGATTAAGTAAATCAATTGGGCTTTTTTATAGGAAAAATATGAGTATTCTTGTAGTTTCAAAAACATCTAACAATGCATCTGAAGAAATACCAGCATATAAAGTCGCTCATATGGAGGTATTTAGACGTCATGGAAATACTAATGAGTATTATATGAGAGTTAGACCAACACAATACTTATTGAATAGTAAAATAATTGGTGATAAGCTAAATGAAGGCGTACCAATGGTTTTAAATATTAATTTCGGGACTGTTCATTTTTTAGATAGAAATGAATTGGTAAATATTGTGAATAAGGCTGAATTAAAAATTACATTATGATAAATACTGTTGGTTAATAGTATAGCTTGAGTATGAAGGTTTAATTTAACCTTCTGTTGAAAACGCATAATATCAATTGATAAAGGATAGTTATGACAAAAGTTATGGGTAAATACTTTGTTACCTTTAATGGTACTAAAGAAGATTACGAAGTCGGAAATGCAGAAGACAATACACTTAACTATTATGGGAATAGTGTAAAGGAATTAAAAGACGAGGTAATTGATGATAATAAAGAAGATCTTAAATTTAGAAAAATTAATGAAGGTGATGTAGTAGGCTTATTTGAAATTATAAACTCGGATGATGAAGATGATGTTGAGATAAAGGCTGTAATGTATAAATCGAGTATGTATAAATAATGTTAATAATCTTATATGATTTAAAAATAATACTAAAATTACAGCATTCTAAGAAAAAACGTAGTCAATGTAAATTTAGATGGATGAGTTCTGCTCCACATGAATGGATTCATCTTATGATGACAAAACCACAAAGAGCGAAAACGAGAATCTTATTGGAATTAGTATTGAAATTAAAAAACTTGGAAGAGATCCCATTATTTCCATTGGCCAAAAAACCGCATGTTTTTTATTGGTGAAAAATGAAACTAGTGACTGTTTATCATTCAGATGAAGTAATGCCATTTATGATTATAGTATGTGATAAAGTAATTGAGTATGAGAATGGAATGTTACATATTATTACAGAAAAAGATGTTATTACTATAATTGAATATTCTTATTATCATCTATATGATTATATTGATAGCAGAACTATAGATTTAATAAATAAATTTGTATTGGGAGTAGAGGCTTTAAAATGATGCTGCGTATTATTGCCCCACATTTTATAGCTGGTATAATACAAGGCGGAGCTGTAGCACCAATAATAAAATACATGAAAGGTTGGAAATTAAGAAAGATTTTAGACTACTGCAAATTTAAAGGATGGACTGTGGAGATTATTGAGGATCTAGAAGCAACAGCTTTAGATTTTGCAATTAAAGCGCATGAAGACCAAATTCGAAAATATACAAAAGAACCATACATTAATCATTGTATTGCTGTTGCTAAATTGGTTAAAACTGTACCACATACAGTTGAAATGGTTTGCGCAGCTATTCTTCATGATACACTCGAGGATACACAGACTACAAAAGAAGGATTAATAGCAATATTTGGTATTGAAATTACAAATCTTGTAGTTTGGTTAACTGATCAAGCATTTAAGGGTAATAGAGCACAACGTAAAAAGCTTCAAAGAGAATACTTAAGGCAAGCTCCTGCAGATGCGAAAACTGTTAAACTTGCTGATTTAATTAATAATGCGGATAGCGTTATTAAGTATGATCCTGGATTTGCTAGAGTTTTTATGAATGAATTCGAGTTGTTACTTAAAGTTTTAACTGAAGGTGATTCGGTATTATATATGCAAGCAGAGAAGATCATAAAAGATTACAGATTAAGCAATCCAGCTAAATCTTGTTAGTCATTCTAGATATAACTAGCAATAAGTGCTGGTGTCGCTTAATAGGCTTTGCTGCTTGTGCCTTAAACAAGCAGCAATTAACTAACAAAAAGAAGATATCAATTTATGAAATTTTTGAATACGATAAAGGTAATTTATTTTGGAAAATAAAGCCTTCAGCACGAGTTAATATTGGTGATTTGGCTGGTTATTTAATAATAACAAAACAGTGCTATAAGTCTTGGCAAGTTAGATATAATAAAATAGCGTTTATAGCAGCTAGAATTATTTGGGAAATGTTTAATGGAGCTATACCTGAAGGAATGGAAGTAGATCACATTGATAGAGATAGTTTAAATAGAAAATTTAAGATTAGCCACAAGACAAGAACAAAATTTTAATACTGTACTTAGAAAAGATAATGCATCTGGTTATAAAGGAGTTTCTTGGCATAAACGAGATAAAAAATGGGTAGCAACAATTAGAATAAACAATAAATCTATTCATATCGGCTATTTTAATACTCCTGAAGAAGCAGGAGAAGCTTATAATGAAAGAGCTAAAGCATTACATGGTGAATTTTTTAATAAAGGATAATTAACATGGGCAGTGGTCGTTTTGATCATACAGCATATGCAAACTATACTAGTACAACACAAGATTTTTCTCGTGAACAACGATTTACTTCACGAGGTATTAAAGAGGAATTAAATCCTTTTGGTGTAAAATTTCGTGAATCTAGAGATTCAGCAGATAATCCTAAATCTAACGCAATTGTTATTGCGCTGGACGTAACGGGCAGCATGGGTCACATATCGGAAGATATTGCTAAGAAAAGTTTAGGTATACTGTTTAACAAGCTCTACGATGAACAACCTGTTAGTGATCCACATATTATGTTCATGGGCATAGGGGATGTGGCATATGATCGCGCTCCACTCCAAGTCTCTCAATTCGAAGCAGATATTAGAATTGTGGAGCAATTAACTGGTTTATGGCTTGAAGGTGGTGGTGGTGGAAATGATCATGAATCATATAGCTTCCCTTGGTATTTTGCAGCTTTCCACACAAGTATTGATTGCTTTGAAAAGCGTGGAAAGAAAGGATATCTATTCACTGTTGGTGATGAAGAAGCTCCACCAATATTAACAAAAGAGCAAATAGCAAAAGTAATTGGAATAACACCACAACAAGATTATACTGCAGAAGCCTTATATAATTTAGTAAGTCGTATTTATAATACTTATCATATTATCATTGAAGAAGGCAATTATGCAAGAGGAGACTTACCTGCAGTTCAAAATTCATGGAATAAATTAATAGGCCAAAACTGTTTTAGTTTGAAAGACCATAATAAACTTGCAGATGGAATTATTTCTATTATTCAGAGGAATGAAGGTAATCTTGGCAATACTAGATCTATACATCAAAAAGAATTACCTGGTTACTTAGCATTATTGCCTGCTTAAGTATGACTATTATTAACTGGTGGTGGTTTCCAGCATTTCTATTTATTTTAAGTCTTTCAATAGCAATATATTTTGAATATAGCTGTCGTACTGCTTATACGTTTACAAGAGAATTTATTAAGTTTTTAAGTATTATCCTAGGAATTATAGTTGCAGTAGCATTCACATTAGGCCATTTTATAAAATAAAGTATTATATAAGGGCTAAATAATCCTGTAAAATAAGGATTAAACAGCAAACTATAGCCCTTATGTAATTACTTTAAATAAAGGATAGATATGGAAGAACAAGAAAAATTCAAATTACCTGAATATTTAATTGATAATATTTCATCTATTACTCAAGTTATAAATTGGCATAAAATTTTTATATATGACGAAGGTAGTCTATTTTGGAAAATCAAACCTGCATATAATGTTAATATTGGTGATTTAGCAGGTAATATTAGTAAAAGTTCGAATGGCTATTGCAGCTGGCGAATTAGCTATAATAGAATTACTTTTACAGCAGCCAGAATCATTTGGGAAATGTTTAATGGTGAGATTCCAAAGGGATTTGAAATAGATCACAAAGACTTAAATAGCTTAAATAATAGAATTGAAAATCTAAGATTAGCGACAAGACAAGAACAAATGTTTAATACTACACTTCAGAAAAATAATACATCTCGGCTACTTTGATACTGCTGAAAAAGCTAGAGATGCATACAATGAAAAAGCTAAAACATTACATGGTGAATTTTATAATGAAGGAAATTAAATGCAAGCGCAAGCATATGCTGTCATAGGTTCTAATTATGGTGATGAATCAAAAGGTCATATAACAGATTATATTTGCTCAAAACATTCCCCTGATTTTGTAATTCGCTTTAATGGTGGCAGTCAGGCAGGTCATTCTGTTGTAACTCCTAAAGGTGAACGAAATGTATTTCACCATCATGCTTCTGGTGGCTTCTTAAATATCCCGACCTATTTAAGTGAACACTTTATTTGCAATCCTATTTTATTCTTTAACGAATTACAATTATCACCAACACATGTACATCCATCATCTACTGTAACGACACCACTTGACATGTTAATAAATCAAGCAATTGCGAAATTAGATACTTGTGGAGTTGGAATTTTTGAAACAGTCCTTAGGTCTAGAGATCCTAAATACTGTATAAAAGTAAAAACAATTAGAGATAAGAGTGTATATGATAGAATTTTAAAAGAATATATACCTAAAAGATTATTAAACTTAAATCTTTTTAATTTAGAATTTGAAGCAAAGTGGAGAGAGATATACTTTAGTTATGTAGAAAAATTTCTTGATAAAATAATAATTAGTGAAAAACCTAAAGGTACTAATTTTGTATTTGAGGGCGCACAAGGTTTAATGTTAGATCAAAATTATCCTGGGTTTCCATATTTAACACCATCTAATACTGGAATTAAAAATGTATTAGAACTTTGTAATGAATGGGATATCAAAGAACTTAATCCTATATATGTATCTCGGTCTTATTTAACGCGACATGGTGCTGGTCCACTAGTTAATGAGCAGCCATTACCAAATTGGGTTAAAGATGAAACTAATTTTGAAAATAAATTTCAAGGTAAATTACGGTATGCTCCATTAAACATAAAAGAATTAGAACAAAGAATTATTAAAGATCATAATAACAGTACATCGTCTTATAAGATTGCAATTACATGCTTAGATCAGAAAAAAGTTGAAGATAATTACTTTTTAAAATTTAATTATCGCTCATACGGACCAAAAAGGAATGATGTAGAATGTTTACTTGCACCATAAACTATGAATAAATCTGATGCATTAACTTTAGCAAATAAAATAATAGCAGCACTATATCCTGAAAAGAAATAACTGCAATACAAGCGGTAATGTTAATAGGCTGCAGAGGGATTATTATGGAAGTATTAATTAAAGAACTACCATAATAGGAGATATCAATGGATTGCTACAGCATCCCAAAATTCCTATAGCGAAACCCGGAAGGGGCAATCCAGTAATTAAGACTCGTTTCAGCATCATATATAGAGATGAGTTACCATTCTCACAAAATGGACGAGTCTGTTAGTATTAAGGATCATTGCAGCACCTAAAATCTCATCCGTTAAATGAACGCCGAAAGGCATGATCCTGTTTAAGGTTGGGTTCAGCACTACCAATTTATATGCCGGTAGTAATAGTGGTATTCCACTTGACTGATGAAAAGACATCTCGCTATAGCTAAACCTATAAAACCAACCTGATATGATAAGATTAACTTCCGCAACAAATCGAGCCTTACGGCTCACCGAAGTCGACGGACTTAAAGCGTGTTAATCTGATAAAGGAATTAAAATGAAATCATTAGAACGTAGAGTTGATATGCTTGACGATCCATTTAAACCTACACCAGTCAATCGTGATAATCGAATTTTAACTAATGGTCAACCTGTACCAAAAGATAATTCACATACTAAGCTTCGTGATGATGGACAACAGGAAGCTTATGTAGTCTTAACTTTAGCAGAACGAGCTAAAGGATTTATAAGACCAGTTAGAAGAACATATGTTCATACTAAATGTGAAACTGCTACTACTATGAGTCTATCACTAGCAGAAACATATGCACGAGATCCTGGTTTTTATAATGGTACGTTTTGTACTAAATGTAAAGCACACTTTCCGCTTAATGAATTTGTATGGCAAGAAGCTAATGAATCACTTGAAACATGAAATGGTTGACTTCCGCAAAAATTATTAGCCTTCGGGCTAATCAAGTCGGCGGACTTTAAACGTGTCAACCTGACTTAACACTTTGAAAGGTAAAAACAAATGAGCTTTCTGGGCGAGACCAGTGGTAACTTAACGACTACACAAAATAAAATGATTGCTTACAAGAGTACTACTAACCCTTTAGTAGACTTGTTCTTTGCCATAGGTGCAGCCAGGAACAATCTGGCAATTGTAGGTTTGTTCTTAACAGCATTCGTTCAATTCAAAATAGAAGCTCTTAGGATTCTCTTTTGGGCAAGGGATATCCGCGGTGGTGCTGGCGAGAGGAAAGTTTTTAGGGATATCCTTAAAGCACTTGCTAAAGTAGATTTGGAAGCTTTAGTTCGTAATTTGCAACATGTTCCTGAATTTGGCCGTTGGGATGATTTATTGATTTTTGATGATAATCCCACAATGCAGAATATTGCATTTAGTATCATTAACCAAGGCTTAAAAGCAAATAATGGGCTTTGTGCTAAATGGATGCCACGTAAAGGTCCAATAGCAACACAGCTTCGGCAGCATTTGAAACTTACTCCAAAAGCTTACCGTAAGCTTCTGGTCAACATGACCAAAGTTGTTGAATCCCAAATGTGTGCAAAGCAGTGGGATGATATTAACTTCAATCACGTTCCGTCCATTGCAAGCAAGATTTATCAAAATGCTTTCAAGAAACATCAAGAAACACGCTATACTGCTTGGCAAGCAGATCTTAAAGCTGGCAAAGAAGGTGTTAAGATCAATGCTACTGCAATCTTTCCTCATGATGTCCTCAAAGGATTAACTGCAGGGCAAGAAGAAACTGCAGAGGCTCAGTGGCTTGCTCTTCCAAACTACCTTAATTCGGATTTTGGAATTCTTGCAATGGTAGACACTTCAGGCTCAATGACAGTCCCAATCACTGGAAACAAGAATTTACGAGCAATTGATATATCTGTTTCACTTGGCTTATATATCGCTGAGAAACAGCTTGGAGCATTCCACGGAGAAGTATTGAATTTTGATGCTCATCCTGAGATCTTTAAGTTGGAGGGAACACTTAAGCAACGTTATGAAATGCTAAAGGAACTTCCTTGGGGTGGTAATACAAATCTCGTAGGTGCAGTTGAATTACTACTTAGCATTGCAATCAGACGTGAAGCTAAACAAGAAGAAATGCCCAAGATACTCCTTGTACTTTCAGATATGCAATTCGATCAATATGGCAATAATACTGCTGTAGAGGCAATTGCATATAAATACAAAGAGGCAGGTTATAAAATACCTATTATTGTATTCTGGAATTTAAACGGGGAATATAAGAACGTACCTGCTACTGCAAATCAGTCAGGAATTGTAATGGTTTCTGGTTATTCACCTACAGTATTAAAGGCAATACTTGCAGGTGAATTGGAAAATCTCTCACCTTACAGTATAATGATGACTGTAATTAATAATCCTCGTTATGCTGTGATACAATAACCAAATAGCCCTAGAATGAATTGATTACTCTAGGGCTTTTCTCTTGAAGAAGTAAAAATAGTATATGAACGAACAGAATAGATTATTAAGACATGAAAGAAATTGTCCTGCATGGGAAGACCCACATGGCTATGAATGTGGAGAACCTTGTACTTGTGGTTTAGTTTATCGTCGTAAAATTAAACGTTTACAAGAAATTATAGCAAGTATGAAAGAAAATATACTATTTCTGGATACTAAATTTAAATGAATAAAAGCACCTTGTGTAACACTTTTCTCTCGTCTAGTGTATGCTAATGAAAACAAGGACTGGGCGTATTTTAGCTATCGCCTACTTAATTTACAGGATATTTATTCGTGCATTATAGAATGAGCAAAAATGATAACTTATTAATGAAATTAGATAATGCCCCACTTTTCTATATTGAGCATACTGCTGCAGAAGTGATTGTCATGTCACATTCACCAATGCCCATATTCTCGGTGCAGATGCGGTTTCCGATTGGGGAAGGTTGGTGGAGTTTGCACGCGGGTTGAAGTGCGAGCTAGCAGATGCTAATTCAGAATGTGGAATACGTAATGATGAGGTTACTGGATTAATGGGACAACTTGTAGCTGCTGCTGATGCATTGAATCATCCAATGCTACCTACTAGTATGATCGCAAATAAGCAACTGGCAGAGGATGCCGCAGTGCTGATTTGCGTGAAGTAGGAATTCCTATTATTTCATCATGGATTGATGAAACAGATGATTTTGGAGAGTTATGGGCGCGAAATACGATGCATTCACTAAGCTTGGATAGAAGTGAATTAACTGAGCAGAAGGTGCAAATGAGAAAAAGAAACTATAAATGATAAGACTTATAATGCAGCTGAAAAAGTAATATGACCTAGCATGGTGAGCCAAAGGCTTTCAATCCTATAGACTGTAAGTTCAATTCTTACCTAGGTCGCTCAATATGAATCATTTTGACCCATTTTATCTTAAATGTGATTGTGGAGCATGGTACTCTTACATCTTTTATAGATTGTCACCTACAACCTATTCATATAATGAGTATACAACGACATGGCGCGGAATGGGTATAGTAAGTGGATGAAAATTTACTTTGGCATAAGGATGATAATCATGACCTGAATTCAGATGTAGATCACCACCTAAAATGATTAATCTATTGGTGTTCAGTCTGTGGGTCTAAAAACAAAATTGCAAAGGAAGCACATGGAGAATTCTTTAATGAGTAATAAGTTAAAAACTAGTGGAATTTTTGTAAGTGTTGTTTTAAGTATAATATTCCTCTGGCCGTTCTACTCAGTTCCGACTGGTAGTCGTGGTGTTGTAACTCAATTTGGCAAAATAATAGGCATTGAAGCAGAAGGTTTAACAATACTTCTACCATGGCAGAAATTAAGTAATTTCAGTATTCGGGCTGAAACTGCAGACATTAAAGACGCTGAAGGTAGTACTAGTGATACTCAGCCTGTACATGTGAGTATGACTGTGAGGTATAGCATTATGATTGACAAAGTAGCAGAAGTATTTGAAAAGTATTCTCATGATGGTAATTTAGCCTCATATGTACAAACTGCTACCATGGAAACATTTAAAGCTGTCACAGCACATTACACTGCACCGGATTTGATTGCTAAAAGAGCGCAAGTATCAGGTGATATAAATGCTGCTCTTAAGACCAAGTTAGCATTATATGGTGCACAAGTAATTAATATAGATATGACTAATTTCTCATTTCAAAAGTCTTATATGGATGCAATTAATGACAAAACAACTCAAGAGCAAAAGAAGCTTGCAGCAGACAATAGAGTATTAACCACTATATCTGAACAAAAAATTAAGGTAGTCACAGCTGAAGCAGAAGCTACCGCAGTAAAAGCAAAAGCGGATGGTGAAGCTTACGCCAATTTAACAGTAGCAAAAGCTCAAGCTGAAGCATTAAAGATCCAAAATGCTGCTTTATTACAGAATAAGGATGTACTCGAACTTCGCAGGATTGAAGTCGAAATGAAGAAAGCAGAAGTTTGGAATGGTGTATTGCCTGTTAGTATTTATGGGAGTGCGCCAATTCCTTTTATGAGTGTAAAATAAGGATATTAATATGAAATCAATGATTTGTCTTATACTTGATCGTAGCGGTTCAATGTCTGGTCGTGAAACTGATGTTATTGGTGGTGTAAATACATTCATTATTGAACAACAAAAACTACCTGATTCAGCTAGTATTGCATTTGTGAGATTTGATACAGGTGCAATTGAGCGTTTTAAGCCTATGCAGGCGTTAAATGAATGCAAATTGCTAACTCCTGATGATTTTCAGCCTCGTGGTGGTACACCGCTATTAGATGCTATTGGCACTACAATTAATCAATTAGATGAAGATTGGAAGCGTGAACAACCAGAACGTGCTATCGTAGTCATAGTAACTGATGGTGAAGAAAACGCTTCGAATGAATACACAAAAGCTAAAATACAAGCAATGATTAAAACTCGACAGGATTCAGGTAAATGGGCATTTATTTACTTAGGCGCTAATGTAGATGCTTTTGCTGAAGCTGGCTCTATGGGTATTAGCATGGCAAATACAGCAGGTTATAGTAATACAGTAAAAGGTATAAAAGCTATGTATGCTACCACTTCAGATACTGTTAGTATGATGCGTTCAACTGGTAGTGTAATTGCAAATAATTTAGGAAGGAATCTGAAGGAAAATGAGGCAGTATGGACACCACCAGGAGATTAGCATGAGTCGTGTAGCTAAGGATGGAGTATTAATGTCAGGTATGGAAGGTATATAATGCTATATTTAGAGAGTAACGGATTAATTGATATTAGATGTATTACGACGATTGGGGTTTCAGTTAAAGAGACAAAAAATCCTATCGGTTTTTTTGGTACAGGACTGAAATACGCAATTGCTATTATACTTCGTAATGGTGGTAAAATCAGTATATGGAGGGGTTTCGAGGAATATAAGTTTGGAGTTAAGCTTGTGATGATACGTGGTGAAACACAAAGTATTGTCACAATGAATGAAGTTGAACTTGGCTTTACAACGCATCTTGGGCATCATTGGGTACCTTGGATGGCGTTTCGCGAGTTATATACTAACACACTAGATGAAGAAGGCAAAATTGGGACATATAAGATCAACCCGAAACCTGATACCACATTGATCATTGTTGATTTACATGAAATTGAGAAATGCTTTTTACATAAATCAGATTATATTCTTGAATCAAAACCAATACATACCGAGCTAGGTATTGAATTTCATAGAGGTATAACTAAGAACTTATATTATAGATGTATTAAAGTAGGAGAAACTCCATTTAGACCTTGGTATTTTACTACAAATATTACAGACCAAGTCACTTTGACTGAAGATAGAACAATAGCAGATCAATGGGGAGTAGATAGACTTATAGCAAAAACTGTTATTAAAGCTACTGATAAAAGTTTCCTGAAGGAATTTTTAACTATATCAAACGTTTATCGAGAACATTATATTGATATCAATTGGTATTCTGAAAAGGTTTCTGAGGAGTTTTTAGATGTTACTGAAGAAATATTGAATAATCCTCATTTGAATATTAATAGATCTGCTGTACAGCTATATCGTATAAAACGGCCACCACCTATTATTGAGAGTATTGATCTCCGTGATAATGAAGAATGGCTTCTTGCAGAAGCTATTAACTTTTGTAAGGCATTGAAGTATCCAGTAGATACATATAGGATTGTAATTGTTGAGTCATTAGGTGAAGGTGTACTTGGTAAAGCCGAAGATAACCAAATTTTTATCGCTCGTAGGTCTATTCAAATGGGGCAGTTAATGTTGGCAAGCACTCTTATTGAGGAGTGGGTTCATTTAAAGCATGGATTTGAAGACTGTACAAGGGAGCTGCAGAATTGGCTTTTCGAGCAATTAACAATACTTGGGGATGGATATTTGCGAGTTTCTCGCAAAAAAGGAGGAAGCAGTGAGAATAATGAAAGAATTTAGTATGATTGATGAAGACACAGGAAAAGAAGTAATACGTATAATTCCTACAACTACAGATGCAGAAGTACAAGCTGTTTTCGGAAAAGATTCTACTGTAGCTGAAATTGTTTGGATTGCGCATGGCAAATCTATGATAAATGGAATGGTTTTAAATCATATAGATGGAAATAAATTAAATAATCGTATTGATAATTTAGAATTAATAATTAAACCAGGTGATAAAGCTACAGAAGAATCACTTAAAGCTATTTTTGGAGAAGAATTTTCAGAAGAACGTATTATTTGGGAAATGCATTATGGGGCTATACCTGTAGGATATACAATTTATCATAAAGATAAAAATCCATTAAATAATAAAATTGAAAATTTAGAGTTAATACCATGCAATTAATTAATTGGCATTTGATTTTGTCATATGTAATAACTGGTGAATTTATTTGGTTAATTAGTGCTGGATCATCAAAAGCTGGTGAGAAAGCTGGTTTTCAGCATTATAGAACAGGTTTTAGAATTAAATATAATAATAAATATCATTTAAGAAAAAATTTAGTTTGGGTATATCATAATGGAGAAATTCCTGTAGGCTATAAGGTAATTCATAAAGAATCGAATTTAGATGATCGAATTGAAAATTTAGAATTAAGACTAATTAAACTTTTAAAAACAAGGAAAGTTACATATATACAATTAAAACAAATTGAAAATTTAAAATTAATACAAACTGAAGATTAAATTTAACCTATAAGCTACTCTAATTCCCTCAATTGGGAGTTAGAGTGGCTTATAGGTTTTTTTTTTTGTTTTTTTTTTTTTTTTTTTTTTGTTTATTTAATAGAAAAAATTGATTTAATGTTTATGCGATTAGGTAGAACAGCTGTAAACTTACCCTAATATGAACGATTCCCTTAAGGTTTAGTTTTTGAAAGTAAAAGATATTAAAATAAAGAATAGCCGTAGTAAATAGCTTTCAGGATGGGCTCTAAAGCTATTGGGCTAACCCATTATGGACAAATTAAGAATTTAATGATAGATTGACGATCTATACATTAAATGAATAGTTGTATGATGTTTTTAAATCTTAGTAGTATTATGTTAGTTTTAAATACTTAGTATTATGTTAGTTGTTAGTTTTAAATACTTAGTATTATGTTAGTTGTTAGTTTTAAATACTTAGTATTATGTTAGTTGTTAGTTTTAAATACTTAGTATTATATTAGTTGTTAGTTTTAAATACTTAGTATTATGTTAGTTGTTAGTTTTAAATACTTAGTATTATGTTAGTTGTTAGTTTTAAATACTTAGTATTGTAGTATTATAATACTTAGTATCATGTTAGTTTTAAATACTTAGTATTATATTAGTTGTTAGTTTTAAATACTTAGTATTGTAGTATTATAATACTTAGTATCATGTAAAATAGTTGTATAATATTTTAAATTATAATAAATAATTAATATTTTAACACTTTTATCTGCAATTTAAAAATAATAAATACAGTTAATACTAATACTGTTTTATTTGCAAGTTAAAAATAGTAAATAAATTAATACTTATAGCTTTAAAATCTGCTTATAGATAATGATTTAAGTAAACAATCCTTAACATTATTCTATAAAACGAAATAAAATCTGAATACTTAGATTCCAGTTTAATGTAAAATTTATTTAAATGTAGCTGTAAACTTAACATATACTGGTCTATCTAGAGTATTATAATAAGAAACAATAACCAAAATAAATATAATAGTTATATGTTATAAAATTAAATAAAATTATAATATAGGCATTAATACTATTTTTTATGTTATTAATGCCTATATAAAATTATAATAATAATAAACCTAATACTATAAAACATAACAAACCTAATACTATAAAACATAACAAACTTAATACTATAAACATAACAAACCTAATACTATAACATAATAACAAACCTAATACTATAAAACATAACAAACCTAATACTATAACATAATAATAAACCTAATACTATAAAACATAACAAACCTAATACTATAAAACATAACAAACTTAATACTATAAACATAACAAACCTAATACTATAACATAATAACAAACCTAATACTATAACATAATAACAAACCTAATACTATAAAACATAACAAACCTAATACTATAACATAATAACAAACCTAATACTATAAAACATAATAACAAACCTAATACTATAAAACATAACAAACCTAATACTATAACATAATAACAAACCTAATACTATAAAACATAATAACAAACCTAATACTATAACAAAATAAAACATAATATTATAATAAAACGAAACATAATACTATTAAATTTTATATAATAGTGGTTTATACTTAGAATAATAAATATAATTAATATTTTAACACTTTTATCTGCAATTTAAAAATAATAAATACAGTTAATACTAATACTGTTTTATTTGCAAGTTAAAAATAGTAAATAAATTAATATTAACAGTATTTCTGTGTAAACTAAGAATTCTGTGTCCAAAAGCTTTCCGAAGGAAAGCGAACACCACATGGTAAATGTCCGTTTTTCCAATTTATTGCATACAGGTGATACGATGGGCGAGCCGCTTGAATTATTTCATTTAGATAAACTTCCAGATGATATAATCGAATCTCCTCGAGAGACTAGGATTTACTCAAAGAAAGCTGCGAAGAAGTTAGAAGAGCTGCAATTTGATCCTATTGAGCAGATGATAGAAATGTATCGTCAGCTTGAAAAAGATATTTTTAATATGATGTATGATGAAACTGGTGATCCTAAGCGGTTTTCAACAATAGCAATGACTACACTTGTGTCAGTTAAACAAAGGATCATCAGTGACTTGTTACGTTATGGCTATGCTCGAGCAATAGAAACTGTTGAGATTAATACTATGGCTACAATGCCAATTCAAATTAATCTCACAGGGACTCCTGTTGATTTTGATACTGCTAGGCTATCAAATGCTAAAAATATCCCCTAATAGACCTATAACTTCAGAAGAATTAAAACGAAGATTTATTTATGAAAATGGTAAATTTAAGTATAAAGAAAAACCATATTATACTACTAAATCAGAACCAGGTTGTTTTATTCAACCTTGGAATAGATGGGTTATTCAAATTGATAATATACCATTTAGATATCATTATTTGATTTGGATATACCATAATGATAGTATTCCTGACAATATGAAAGTTTGTTTTAAAGATGAAAACCCACATAATTTGGCGATTGAAAATTTATACTTAAAGAAAAAGAAGAAATCTTGGGTTGAAGAATACAATATGAATAGAGATAAGTCTGATTTAAATACTTATATTAATTCGTTACCAGATTCTTTGTTAAGAGATTCAGTTTTTAATAAGATAAGCATGCGTTTTCGAAAAATAGCTGAAAATCTAAGAGAATTTGATGAAAACTTGGTTTTTAAGAAATGTCAAGATATCGCATTTGAAAAAAATTTAATTAGTGAAAAAGTATATTTAGAATTAACTACTGGATTACCTATAGGTGTCCGTAAAGCTAGAAATAGATATAGAGCTGATATTATGGAAAATAAAAAATCTATTTATTTAGGTACTTTTAATACATCCGAAGAAGCATCTCAAGCTTATTTAAAAGCTAAAGGTAATAAAGATTATAGAAATAGGTCAATTTTAGATGAATTCAACGATCACACTTCACCCAAAGCAGAGTGAGATATTCTCAGAAATATTCTTAAAGGATATAGTACAAAATATAGTCGCAGTGACGTCGAGAGGCTGGGGCAAATCTTTCTTAGCTGCCACTTGTGCAACAAATGCTATATTTGAGCTCATGCAACTTGATGAGTCTGTGCCTAATAAAAATGTATTAATTATTGCACCAACATATACGCAGGTTTCTGAAATATACTTTCCTTTACTTATCTATGAATTAGGTTTATCAGGATATTGCTTGAAGTACTCTCGTGATGCAGGCAGGTTATGGTTTCCTAAGAATGTGGAACTCAAGTTAATTTCTTTTGAAGCAATAGAGAGACTTCGTGGAAGTGGAGCTTATTATGTCGTTAATGATGAAATACGTGATTGGGCTAAAACTCCAGGAGCAAAGGAAGCTTGGGAATCAATAATTCAGCCAACCATAGTAACTCGTTGGAGCCCAAAACAGGCTAAGCAATACGGAAGTCCTCGAAGCGGTAGGTCACTTACTATTAGTACTCCTAAAGGTTATGATTATCTTTATGAAATGTTTACATTTCAGGATACTGACGTCACTTGGAAAAGTTACCAACTTGACTATACAACAAGTCCACTCTTAGATCCTGTTGAAATAGAGCGTATTCGTCATAACATAGACCCCATTCGATTCGCGAGGGAGTATTTGGCATCATTCCAAGAATCAGGAAATAATGTATTTTATTGTTTTGACCGAAAACTACATATTAGAAATGATTTAGAATGGTTTAAAATGAATGATGAAGGGGATATCATTGAGGATATTCATATTGGTATCGATTTATTGGTCGATATAAAATTCGGTGAACTCAGGGGATAACCCTCGTGGTCAATCCTGAGCCAAGCTTACTAAGAGTTTAGCATACAAAGTATGCTTAATTTAAAGTTTGAAGGTGCAACGACTATCCTGTAAAGGAGTACACTGGAAGTCCAGTGGAAGCGCCGAACAAAGGTTGGGATGTGGCTTTAATTTAAAAGCTACTCCACTAAAGACTTTTGATAATATAGTCTGCTCTATACAGTAATGTATAGCAGAGTTAGGAGATATAGTGTTTAAATTACCAGTACATTTGACTGAAAATGGAAATATTCCATTAACAAGAAATAAATTAAATTTCAATCAAAGAGAAGGTTTTAAAATTTGTTATGTTTGTCGTAAAGAAAAAACATTTACTGAGTTTAGTAATAATGCGTATAGAGCAGATAAATTACAAACTTATTGTAAAGAATGTGGTAAAGAACGACAATCAAAATGGTATTACAAACGTAAACATAGTTTATCTTTAGAAGAACGTGATTCTTTTCTTCAAAAGCAAAATAATCTATGTGCGATTTGTGGCAATATAACAAATTTTAAACTTAAACAAGGCCATGGAAAGAATATTAGTGAAGAAGCTGTAATTGATCATGATCATCTTACAGGCGAAATTCGTGGTGTTCTTTGTGGTTTTTGTAATACTGGTTTAGGTGCTTTTAAAGACAATATAAATAGTCTTAAAAGTGCAATTGGGTATCTTCAAGACTCGGTTAAAGTTTAACGAGCTTTAATGAACAACTGGTTTAACGTAGGTCTCCAATGCTCTTCAGTATTTGCAGTTAGAGGTGGACAAGTTCAGTATTTAGATGAATTACAAGGATTCCCTGATACTGATATGTTAGCTCGTGCTATTATAGGACGTTACTGGCCTAAGTATGAAAAGACTCGAGTAAAGCCTTGTAAGATCTCATTATATCCCGATCCTACAGGGAAGAGCAGAAAAACTTCAGCTGTAATGGGTAGAACAGATTTTAATATACTTGGATCTTATGGTTTTAGAGTATTTTCACATAATAAATCGCCACCTATTGTGGATTCAGTGAATGCTGTAAATCGTATGCTTAAGACAGCAGCAGGCGAGATTAACTTGTTTTTTCATCCACGTTGTACTGGAACTATTATGTCTATAGAACGTACTTCTTGGCTTGATAACAACCCTGATTCAGCAACTATAGATAAAAAGGAAGGTGTAGAACATTTCTCAGATGGTGTTCGCTATTCCATAGAGTATCTTTTTTCAATTAGATCTAGTAGTATTCCAGCTGTAAGAGGATTTGGATTCTGATGAGAATTTTCCTTATTGTATGTGCGGTTATTGCTATAATGGTTTGCATTTATGAAATTATCCACTAAAGAAAAGATGGAATTAATAATACTTATAATATTTGCATGTACAGTAGCATGGCTCTATCATTGGGGTAAAATCTAATGAAGGAAATAGTTAATTCTGCTTTAAAGTCTTTTATAGGTAGCGCAATTACTATCTTGCTTGGAATACTAGTTGCATGGATAGCAGGTATTGGTAATATGAAAGAAAAAGTAATTGAGGTTGCTGCAGAGCAACAAGCGCAAAAAATACGTTTTACAGCTCTGGAAACTAAAATAGAAGAACGTGATAAACAAATGGCATTAATTCAATTACACAGTGTTGAATCAGATGGCGCACTTAAAGCTCAATTGAGTGGTTTTCAAGCAGAGCATAATAGTATTATAAATCAAGTTGGTAGAATACAGCAATCGCTTGATGAACGTAGGAAATGATTATGTTTATAAGAAAAGACTTAATATCCCATTCCGGTATTATGCTTGATTGGAAAATAGAATGTGATGATTTAACAGTTGAAGATTTAGATACACTTGCATATGTAGTAGCTAAACGGATTAATTTTGGATCAGTACTTGGTATACCTTCTGGTGGTTTAAAATTTGCTGCAGCACTTACACCATATATCACAAGAGGCCCGCGATTACTTGTAAATGATGTACTTACTATTGATTCAAGTATGGCAGAATATAAAGTACTTGGAGATATTGGTATAGTTATCTTCGCACGAGAGCAATGTCCTTATTGGGTACAAGCTATATTTCAGCTAATGATATAGGAATTTATTTTAATGCCGAATTTTAATTGTATTATTAATGATTTGTTTTCAGGTAAACATAGATTAACAGATACCTATAAGGTAATGTTAAGTAATACTTTACCAAGTGCAAGTAATACTGTTTATGCTGATATAATAGAAATTACTACAAATGCTAATTACACTGCGGGAGGACTATTGATTGGCCCGCTTACTGTCTCTAATAATCGATTTATTTTAGGTTCTGATGCTACATTTGTAGCAGCAAGTGTAACAATTGGACCATTTCGATATATGGTAATTTATAATGATACTCAGACTAATAAGCCATTACTAAGTTGGTATGATTATGGGTACTCGATTACAATTCCAATAAGTGAAAGTTTTGTTATTGATGCTGATCAAATTAATGGGATTTTTAGCGGATCATGATTATAGATAAAGAAATACTTATAGGATCTACTCGTGTCATTGTAGATTATACAATGGATAAGAACGGACCAATGGAGTGGCGTGATGCATTACACTTCAGTATTGAGGAATGGCCGAACCAGACGCCTGTAATGCTAGAGGAGGAAATGCACCGTCGCCATGATAATTGGATAGCGCTCATTACAGCTCCGCCTGTACCAGTGGTCGAGCTAACACCTGACGAGCTTCAAGTGGTGAAGCCATGAGCTTCTGGGTCAACGGTACGGGCAATACCAGTGACGCCGCGAATCATTGGGCGGCTACGTCAGGCGGTGCGCCAGGCGCTGGCAACTTGCCTACGTCTGTTCTTGATGCACACTTTGATGGTCTGAGCAATACCAGTAACGCCGGCTACACAGTTACCGTAGATGTGACGTTCAATTGCCGTGACCTGATGTTCGACGCCAAGCCGGGGGATGGCGCAGGTGGGACGATTACGCTGGTGGGTAGTGGATCAATTAACTGTTATGGCTCATTGAAGTTGTTAGCAGGGATGGATGTAGGTGCTTCAGGCAAATACAACGGAACTTTGCAATTCCTTGCACCTTCTGGCATTCAAACGATTACACCTAACGAGGTATTGGATTTTACTTTTGGTAGTACCGTCAACTTAAACGGGGCTGCCACATACAAGTTAATGGGTGACTGGACGTTGAATCCCTCCGTTTTTAGCCTTATCGCTACGGCCAGTTTTGATCCGAACGGAAAGAAGATGACTTTGGATCGCCCCGCCGGCACGATCATCGGTGGCGCGTTCAGCTTCTATGACCTTGTGTTTCCTGGTACTAATGTTGCAAATTGTATAAATGCGTTTAACAATGATATTGCTGTCACGCATTTTCTAACAATTTCTGGCTCCAGCCCTACTATGCCCGTATTGGTACAAGCAGCCACGGCGTATGTCTTATCAGTAGGCACGCCACGTACCATCACTTGCACTAATCCCCCAATCCTCACCAACTGTGACTTTATGGACATCACCGCTGCCGGTGCAGGCGGGACGTGGGTCGCTACATCAGGCAACTTAGGAGATTGTGGCGGAAACTCTAATATCACATTCGCTGCTTCAGTCAAGCAGACTGCTACAGGAACCGCATCATTCGCTTGGAGCACGCATGGCTGGACTTCTCGCGTACCGCTGCCACAGGATGATGTAGATGTTCCGAACGCCTTCATCGCTGGCAGAACGGTCACGATGGATATGCCGAGACTAGGAAAAAACATCAACTTCACTGGGGCAGGCAATTCGCCAATCCTGAATACAACTGTTGCCAATACACTCTACGGCTCATTGAATTTGACGAATGCGGGTGTACTCTCAGGTACTGCTGCACTCACGTTTGGTGCCCGCAGTTCAGTCACGCTAACAAGTGCAGGCCACACATTCACGCAGCCAGTCATAGAGAATATGCCGGGAGGAACGCTTACTCTCGCTGACGCTTTTATTACGAATGGCGCATTCACAGTCACCAATGGCACTAAGAACGATGCCGGATTCAATACCACGATGGCGAGCTTCACCTCGTCCAATGCAAGCACGATTATCCGCACTGGACTAAGGGCGATCACAGGCAGTGGAACAGTGCTCAGTACCGCAGCGGGTGTAACAGTGACTGACAGCGGAACGACTAAGCTAACCGATGCCACATCAGCCATCAAGACCTTCGCAGGCGGCGGCAAGACCTACAACAATATCTGGCTCTCAGGCGCAGGCTCAGGCTCCTTCGACTTCACCGGCAGCAACACTTTTAACGAGTTCCGAACCGACAACGGCCCCAAAAATATCCGCTTAACGGCGAGCACGACTATGACCGTGGCGAGTGTGAACGTACCTCTTTACAATCCGGCGGCAGTGAAGTTTGTACGAACTGACCCAGTACTTGTCTATAACCAGCTGTCTACCCCAAACAGTGTGACCTCTGCAATTCTTGGCGACATTGATATTAGAGTACAGGTTGCGCTTAATAATTGGGCTTCTCCAACGATCACACAATGTTTAATTGGCAAAGATGATAATAATGGTAGTCATCGTACTTACTTATTTAGAGTGAATAGTGGACAATTAAACTTTATTATTTATCCGACTGGCACCGCAGTTTCTGGGGTAGGTGCGATTTCTACCGTAGTGCATGGGTTTATAGCCGGTTCTCTACATTGGGTGCGAGTTACAAGGCAGGTATCATCTGGTGACACGAAATTTTATACTTGCCCGACAGAAGATGGCGTTACTTGGGTTCAATTAGGAGCAACAGTCACAGTATCCGTTGGTTCTGGTTTCTTTGACAGCGTTGCGCAGATTAGCATTGGGCAAACTCAGCCGTGTGCTGGTGATGTATATCGTGCCCAAATTTACAACGGCATAAACGGTACGCTCGCTGTAGATTTCAATCCTAACGACTGGGTATCCGGCAACACCTTCACATCCTCAACGACCGGCGAAGTGTGGACGCGGAACGGATATGCTCTGTTTAGTCTAGAAATTAAGATCAGTTCGATTACTAATGCCACACATACTTTAGTTAAATCTGGAACTGGTAAGCTGAATTTTGGCAATCATGCTAATGTTTCATATAGCATAGCAAGTCCTGCTAATACTTTTTATGCAGGTAGCGTTATTTACGGTGCAACAAATGGTGGAAATAATACTAATTGGGTATTTAATCAAGCGCCGTATACAATAAATAATATACAAACTATTACACTTACTTCTTTGCCTATTACAACGCGTCTTGAACGTTTATATTTACCAAGTGGGACATTTTTGGATGTAATCGTATTAGATCAATATGTTGGTCAATTATAAAAGGAAATTAAAATGAGTTTAGATACAGCAAGAGGACCAATTAATATACCTAAAACTCCAGTTACAGATACTCCTTCAGGATTTGATGCCAGTAGACTGAAGACCATACCTACTACTAATAAGTATGCTGATTCAGTACCTGCTAATTGGAATGTTTTACCTACAACTGGCGATCAGATTGAAGCAAGAAATAGTATTACTGGTTCTGTATTTAGTGGTACACCTAAAGATTTTGGTAAACACTTAAAAGGTCAAATTTAATGGCTATTCCTTATACACCTTCCAATTGGAAGATTGTACAATATATAGCTAATGGTACTGTAGAAGATTCGTATATCTTAGGAGTCTGAGATGACAGTTTTTAATGAGACTCGTATAGGTAAAACAGTAGCTGATCCACTTACTGTTTATGAATCAATGCAACCATTATGGAGTAAATCAAGGGCTGTTTGTGGTGGTGAAAGGTTTGTAAAAGATTTAGATTCTGTATTAGATGTGTTTTCTTTTAAGAATCTATTGATTCCTTTTTCACCTTCAATGACACAATTACAGTATAACTTCTACAAGGCAGAAGCTGAGCTACCAGGCATAGTATCCCAATACGCCAAAACAGTAGTAGGTGGATTACTTAGAAAACAACCTCAATTAGTGCTTCCTAAAGATGCCCCTGCAGATGCTTATAATTGGATAATGAATGAATTTGCTCAAGATTGTTCACCACTTATTAGTTTTCTTGATAGAGCATTATGGGAAGAAGTACAAACTAGCAGAGCTTGGGTATATTTAGATTATCCTAATATTGGAAATAATGAAAATTTAACTCAGCAAGAATTACTTATGTACAAGCCTTATCCAGTATTATGGAAAGCTGAAAGTGTAATTAATTGGGATTTAGGTGATCCTAGCGGTGATGGTTCCCAAGATTTAATAATGGTCATAGTACGTAATTATGAATCAGTACGAGATAAAGATGAATTTCATGCTAAACAGCTAGATACTGTATGGGTACATGAAATAGTAGATGGATATTACCAAATACGTAAATTTCAAAATAGAAATGAAAGCGCAATGATACCAGTAATAAATGGTCAAATACAACAAAATTATGGTTATGGCGTTTTAACTAATTTTGGTCAAGGCTTTATTTTAGTTGATACAATCACTAATATTATGATGAATGGTGAAAGACTCAATTACATACCAGCATGGCCTGTTAATGGCAGTGTTCAACCTGTAGAGCCTATTTTAATTCCCTTAATCGATAAAGAAATAGCATTGTATAATAAAATAAGTAGACGTAATCACTTACTTTATGGTGCAGCGACATATACACCAGTTATATGCTCTGATATGAATGATGATAAATTCAAAGAAATTGTTGGTGCTGGTTTAGGTACATGGCTTCATTTACAACAAGGCGATACTGCAACTGTATTAGAAACACCAACAGAATCTCTTAAAGATATGGATAGGAGTATAGCTGCAGCATTTGAAGAAATGGCTAAAATGGGTCTTCGAATGCTTGCTCCAGAAGTAAGTCAAAGTGGAGTAGCACTTGATATTCGAAATGCAGCACAGACAGCGCAACTTGGTACTTTTAATATTAAAGTAAGTAATCAATTTGCTAGTATAATTGCATGTATGTTAAACTGGCGTTATGGAACTAAATATACAGCAAAAGATGTTAAATTTATGCTTTCTGCTGATTTTAACCCAGCTCCACTAGGTGCAGATTGGCTCAGATTAATTACTGAATGGTATCAACAAGGCTTAATACCAAGAAGCATTTGGATACTTATTATGAAGCATAATGATATTCTTGAACCAGATTATGATGATGGAGAAGGCCAACAAGAAATTATTACAGATAATATTATTTTAGCTACTGGTGCTTCACCTGAAGTTGCTGATTATGCTGCTATAATGCAACAAGGAATAGTTGATAAGAATTTATCTGATCCTAGTTATATTAAAGCAATGACTCAACAAGGAAATCTAGAGAATGCAGTAGATGCACAAGAAAATCCAGTTAAAAAGAAATCTAAACAACCTGCTCAATTGCAATAATGCTTAACCATAAGCAAGTCCGTGAAGTATTTTATTATAAAAATGGCAAGTTATTTTGGAATATAAATAATGGGCCTAATATAGTAAAGAATCAACCTGTAGGTACGCTTAATAGTGAAGGTTATTTACAAGTAAAGTTTGCAGGGCATACATATAAAGTTCATCGTTTAATCTATATGTTATATAATGATGATTACCCCGAGCGTATAGATCATAAAGATACAGATAGACTTAATAATACACCTGAGAATCTTCGACCAGCTACTGCCGAACAAAATATGCAAAATCGATCAATGCCTGAAACGAATACTACAGGTATTAAAGGTGTAGATTTATTTAGTGGTAAGTATCGTGCGAGAATAACTGTTGATGGTCAAAGGCACACTTTAGGCTTGTTTGACACTGAAGAAGAAGCTCGTAATGCTCGTAATGAAGCAGTTAAAGAATATCATGGAGAGTTTGCAAAGGAATCGTAATTATGCCGCTAATTAAATCTAAATCAGAAAAAGCATTTAAATCGAATATTAAAGCTGAAGTTAAAGCTGGAAAACCTGTTAAACAAGCAATTGCTATTGCATACAGTATGAAACGGAAGGCTAAAAAATGAGTCATTATTGCACATATTGTGGTAGTAAATTGCATAATAAAGTATTATGCTCTAAAACTGCAGATGGTCAATCAAATAGATTATATTTAAAATGTGGATACTGTGGTTCATTTAAACATAATATTAAAGCTTGTCCTAAAACTTATAATGGTAATGCATTACGTACATGGCATGAAGATTTAGTACTTGATTACTTTATTAAGGATTAGTATGACTGCTATAAATGTAAATACTGAAATTTATGATAAATCAATAGATCGATCAGCAATGATAAGACTTTATGAGCGAAGAGTTCAAGGCAAAGTATCATTAATAGTAGATGGGCATGCAGTTAAAATCGAAGACTTGGTACGTAAAGCTAAAATGAATGGACCTGGTTTTATTAAATTTAGAGAAGCTGTAGATGCAGAATTAGCAAGAACAACTCATGCTTTACATACAACTACTAAACGATCATTGCTTGATTTAGTTGGAGATCAAATTTCGTATACATATCAAAGTTTAGATGCGTCTTTAGGCAAAATTTGGCATACTTCTAAGCCTACTCGAAGGATAGCTGAGGATATAGTTTTATCACGTCCAATTTATAGCAATCAAACTCTAGCTCAAGGCTGGAATAGTATTGCTAAAGGTGAGAAGATTAGGATTGAATCGTTAATACGTAAAGGATTAGCAGAAGGACTTACAGAAGAAGAAATAGCCTTAAATGTACGTAAAGGTAGTATATTTAAAATAACAAAGAACCAATCTCAAGGCTTAGTTACTACTGCTATTACAAGTGTATACGCTCAAACAGATCACGAAGTTTATAAAGTTAATGAAAAAGCATTACAAGGATGGCAATATGTTGCTGTATTGGATAGCAGAACAACGCCACTTTGTGCTCATCGAGATGGCACTGTGTACCCAATAAGTGATACAAGTCATCTCCCGCCCAGTCACTTTTTCTGTTACCTGGAAGATACAGAAGTATTGACTGAAAATGGATTTAAATTAATTAAAGATACAATTATAAATGAAAAATGTTTATCTTTAGATCCTGAAACTGAAGACTTAACTTGGCAACCAATTATAACTAAATTTGAAAAAGAAGTTGAAGAGATAATTTTTATAAAAGCATTTTCAGTCGACATCGCAGTAACTGCAGATCATCCTTTCATAGGACAAAAGAGGGTTGATAGAGGCAATTATAAAGAATATTTACCAAAATATTATAATTCAATTTTAGATATACCGCCTAAAGTTGATTTTAGAATGTTTGCATCATCTAAGTGGATAGGCAAAAGTATAGATAAAATAATTGTAAATAATTTTGAATTTCCATCTGTTTCTATATTTTGTAAATTTATGGCTTGGTGGTTATCGGATGGATCTGTATCAATTAAAAATAAAGGTTACATTGATTGTTGTATTTCGCAGTATACACATAAACAATTAATGTTAGAAGAATTAAAAGAATTAAACCCATCTAATCGTCAAACTGGATTAGGTTTTGTTGATCAAAATTTAAATAATTGGTTATTAAAATTTGGAAAATGTACTGAAAAGTATATACCAAAAGAAATTAAAAATTTACCTAAAAGTGATTTATTAGTTTTTCTTGAAGCATACTTGTTAGGAGATGGTACTTCTGTTAAACAATCTGATTTTGAAGGATATACTTCAAATCTAGTAAGAAAATTTTTTACTACTTCAAAACAATTAATGGCAGATTTATGTGAACTTATAATTAAAGTTGGGGATTCAGCAAGTGTTTATGAACGACTTCCAAGTTTTGTTATAAAGAAAAATGGAGATACAATTGATGGTAATTATTTAGTTTATCATATTGCTTGGAATAGAAGTCAATATAGAAGGTTAACGGATGCTACTATTATAGTTGAATGTGATGGCCTATACAAAGTTTATGATATAGAATTAGCTGATAAGCATACATTGCTTACTAAAAGAAATGGTAAGATAATTTGGGGTAGTAATTGTAGATCCTCTACTATACCGATTGTAAAAAGCTATGAGCAACTAGGTGAACTTGAAGGGATAGCCCAAATACGTAAACGGAATCTCGAAGGATTAACTGATAAGCAAATTGCATTTTATGATGGGCAGTCTCCATTAAAGGAATCCTATAATGAATGGCTGACGCGGCAAGCATCAGAAGTTCAGTTAAGGCATTTAGGAGATATCAAAAAACTTGAAGTATTCAGAAGTGGACAATTAACTCTTGATAAATTTACTAATGATGAAGGCAATTCAATAGGTATTAAGGAACTCCGTAAACTTACAGATCCAGGTTATGCTTTACCAGGAGATACACGTAGATTTGCATTAGCTAAAGAAAAACTTGATACTCTTAAACTTGGTGCAGCACGTCCTGATGAAATTTTAGAATCTAAAGAATTTCAAAAAGCACTTAAAGAGTATTATTTGCTACAGGATGGTGAGTTGGATGGAATGCTTTCGCTTACTAATTATAGGGGTACATTATTACATAATAAACGTAATACTAAAATTAGAGTATTAAGTTCACCGCCTACTGAAGATAATTTGAAGTATAATCCCTTTACTGGTAGGTATGATGATGCAAGGATTTACCAACCAAATATGCAGGTATTAGAGAATACTAAAAGACTAGTAGAAGAATCAGAGGTATTACTACCTAAAGATAAAGACTTTATACTTAAGTTTGTAGATGACCTTGATGGTCATATGGGTACTAATCAACGTGCTGTTATAACGGATAATTTAAGGATTATATTTCAACGAGCACGTGAAAACAAAATACCTTGGGCTAATTTAAAAGCTGTTCTAAATGGACAAATGAAATTTGATGTAATGAATGTGTCTGATTACATTGAAACACAAATACGCAAAGATGCTAATTTACTTTTCAAGCTGAAGCAAGAAAATTACATTGATCCAGTTTTAGGACCAGTCCAATTACAAGATTTACATGATAACTTTCTTGAGAATATACAAAAGCGAAATACTTGGGAAAATACTACTGCGCCTAAAATTGCAAGAGAGTTAAGAGGAGTTTTAGGTAGGGTTTTTATTGATCCAAAATTGCCTCTAAAGAAAAACTTTTTAAGTCTAACAGACCGTGATTTATCAGAATTTTACTTAAAGTTTGCCCATAGGCTTTCATTAGCTGATATGCCTGATAGAGATCAATTCGCTGTTAGTTTAGGTCGTGATCTTTATAATATGGCTAATTATAGAGGTAGCCGAAAAGAATGGTTTGAACTAGGCGTAAAACTTCTGGATGTTGCAGATGACAAGGGTATTTATAAATTAGAAACTTATGGTGTACAAAAACGACGAATGAAGAGTAGAGTAGGCAGAAGATACTTTTTAAATGAAGCCTTATACAGTAATGTATATTGAATAACTGCGTGAATTGCTGGAACATCCTATAAGATTTTTCGTTAAAAAATCTTTCAGGACAATCAGCAGCCAAGCTTACCTGGGGACAGGTTCGAAGGTTCAACGACTAGGACATACCGTCTAGAACAGACGATGAAGTCCATAGGGCAGAAGTCTGCTCAAAGCGCGCAGCATCCTAGTAATAGGATGATGATATAGTCTGGTCTGCATATAATTAAATGAGTTTATTTTTGAAATTGCAGAAGTGCTTGCCAGCACAACACATAGAGAAATAAATGGCAAGCATTTGATGATCTTTAACGAAGACCATCTAACAAAACGGGTCCGTACTACGACACATTCTCAGTTAATCTTAGAATTGTCGATCCTCGAATTCAAGAGTATTCTAAATTGCAACGAAAAATTGAATTAGGATTAAGAGTAAGCGTAGTAGATGATAAGAATAGACTTAAAATACGTGAAGGCTATAAAACTTATTTTGATTATAAAAACAGAGATACACAGATACCTTTAACATCAACAGATAGCTTTAAGAATTTTCCTACCAAGCTAATAGATAAAGACATGACTGATGCTCTTAATTGGACAGCAAATGCTAAGTATAAAATAGACCCTGAATTTCATGATTTTATAGGTAAATTGCTTAATTTTCAAGATGATAAAGGTAAAGCTCAATACTACAATGACTTAAATCGTTATCGTGAGTTTATGATTGAACGTGGAGATTCTTATGAACGACTTAAGGCGATGGAGTGGTTAAGAAAGAATAATTATGCTTTTAGTAATCATCCATTTTTGGATCATAGAGCTAGGATTTATGAACGTGGACTTATCGGTGTTCAATCAGGGGAAACGTTAATTTCTTGACGCTTTGTATAGTAATATACATCGAAAATCGCGTGAATTCAGTGGATATCCTCGCAAGGACAATACTGAGCCAAGCTTGAGTAGTAATACTCTTGAAGGTGCAACGACTAAGACATACGATCCTGTTAAAGGATTATGAAGTCTGTACACTAGAAGCCTAGTGGAAGCGCGCGACAACCTTTATGGGTTGATGATATAGTCTGATCTGCATATAAGGAAACGAAATTGCAGAAGTGCTATCAGGCACAACATTTAGGTGTAAAATGGAAGAAATATGGAAACAAATAGAAGATACAACGTATGAAATCAGTTCATTAGGACGTGTTAAAAATAAATATGATTATATCTTAAGTCAATCACTTACTGAAAGGGGTTACTTAAAGATAAGTTTATTTTTTGACAGTAAATTAAATACACGCACTGTACATAGACTTGTTGCAAAAGCCTTTGTAGATGGGTATGTTGAAGGTTTAACTGTTAATCATAAAGATTGTAATAAACTTAATAATAATTATAATAATTTAGAATGGATGAGTCTTATTGATAATTATAAACATGGTATTACTAATAATTGTAGTTGTAAAGGTGAGGATAGACCTGAATCTATATTAAAAGAATCTGATGTTCTTGATATAATAGAACTTATTAAAGATGGTTGTACAGATATTGAAATAGCAAAAATATATAATATTGTACATTCTTCTATTTATAAAATACGTGTTGGAATTAGTTGGAAACATATAAAACGACCTGTTTTTGATAAAGTTGGAATTATAAAAAAATTAACAGTAACAGATATTCCTATTATAAGACAAATGCTTCTTGATGGAATTAGCCTTGCTAATATTGCAAAAAAATTTAAAGTTCATTCTGGTACAATTAGTGGAATAAAACAAGGAAGATCTTGGAAGAATTATTAATAAATGCCTGATAAGCCTGAGTATATTTAGCGAATATACTTGAACATAAATGTAGACCGTTTTTAAATACTGAAGAATCGAAAATTCTTGGAATACCCGGTTTTGCTAATTTTCAAGATCAAATTGGGGCATTCTTAGGCGGCTTAGATGACTCATACGAATTAAAATACAATTCACTTTCTATCACTGGAAGACAACAAATAGCTCAATATTGGCGTAAAGACTTAGTTGATATTGGCAATCATATGCTTAAAGGTAAACCAAATGATATACGCGCAATATTGGATTCTAAATTCCTTGCAAATGTTGATGCCGAAGATATAGGTAAAGTCTTACGTTTGGCTCAAGAAACAGCTAAAATAGATAATTATTTAGAAGGTAATTACTCTGTCAAGTCACTTGAAAAGCTTAATTCATATAAAACAGCATTAGCCTTAGAGCAAGATGCATCAAGTAGTGGTGCGCAGATCATAGCGCTTACTACTAAAAACAAACAGTTAGCAGAGTTAAGTAATGTGATCCCTACTGATCATAAAAAGCGTCTATATGATCAGATAGCTGCATTAACATTTAATGATCCAAGATTTCGAGAATTAAATGTTAAGTTAGGCCTTACGGAAAAAGACCTCCGTAAGGCAAGCAAGATAAATTCTTTGTGTCTTGCCTAAATCCCGTTAATTGCTGGAAACGCTCACACGAGTCAATCAGCAGCCAAGCTTACTCAGGAATGAGTTTGAAGGTTCAACGACTAGGGTATACCTTCTAGAACAGAAGATGAAACCCATAGACTGGTAGTCCAGTCGAAACGCGGGACATTCGAAAATAAGTAATTTTTGTTTGAAGATATAGTCTGAGCTGCATGGTGACATGCAGGTGTTTATTAATAGAAGTTTATTATTAAACCGAATCTGAGTAACGAACAGATTTGAACATTTACGGCAAAATATGGTCACCTTTAACTTATAGAGGCTTTGCATAGTAATATGCATCGAAAATCGGGTGAATTCAGGGGAACACCAGAACGGTCAATCCTGAGCCAAGATTACTTACTATAGTACCATGAAATATGGTACAATGGTTTGTTTTAAGGTGCAACGACTATTCCGAAAGGAAGTAGATAGGAAGTCCTATCGAAGCGCCCGACAAACAATTGATAAATTAAGTTTATCTTTTGCTTGATGATATAGTCTGGACTGCATAGGAATATGTAGAATTTTAACAAAGCAAATATAGGAAACTTAAATGAATTATAAGTTACACTATAATAATCTATTACAAAAATATGGATTTGTAAATAGACCTATTAATACTAATGGTTATGAACGTCATCATATTATACCTAAAGCTTTAGGTGGTAATAATGATAAATCAAATTTAATATATTTAACAGGTAGACAACATTTGTTAGCACATTGGTTATTATTTAAAATTCATAACAGCCCTGAAATGGCAATGGCATTTTTTATGATGCGTGCTAATAAATCTAATTATATATTAAATAAAATTGAGATTAGATCTTCAAATAATGCAATGAATAAATATGGAATGTTATGTAAAGCTGTAAAAACCCCTTTAGGTATATTTAAAACATATCTTGATGCAGCAGAAGCACATAAAATTCCAGCAAGTACATTTCAGGACATTATTAGAAGACATACAGAAGGTTTTGAAGATTTAGGTAGTATAAGAAAAATGGTATCAGCAAGTAAAGAGAATCATGGTATGAGTAGACGTATTAGAACACCATTAGGTATATTTCCATATGTAGGTGCAGCATCAACAGCGCATGGTATTTCAAATAAAACAGTATCAAGGCGTTGTTTAGAAAATCCTGATGAATATTATTACTTAGATCCTCCTAAACAAAGTAATAGAATTGGATCTATTTCATGTAATAGAAAACAGGTAAAAACACCGATTGGTATATTTAACAGTACAATGGAAGCTGCAAATGCTTTAGGTATTTGCAGAGAAACTTTACGTTATAAAATAAAATCTGTTAATATGCCTGAGTATTGCTTTGTAGAAAATTAGTAGAATCTAACGAATTCTATTTAACATTTCGATATGGTGCAGGAAAACGTACAGGAATACTTAATGTAGAACAAAAACTTGCAAAAGCTTTAGATAAACAAGAAGGCGTACTTGTAGTAAACTCCAAAGACCGCGATAAAATCCTCTCAGAAATCTCTGCTCGTGCTGCTCGATACGAAAAATGGGATCCTGAAATGCATCAAGAATTACTTGCATTACGTCAAGATGTAAAAGATATATTTAATAAAGGTCAAGTTCCAGGCGATGATGTACTCGAAGAGTTATACTTTCTAGACAGCAAAACTTTAGATTTAGTTGAAAAGATGTCTGGTGCTTATGAGAAACGAGTAACACCCAAAGACTTCCAATTAATAGCTCAGATTATGTCTGAAAACTTGGAATCTCAAGTACCTGTATTACGTGAATTTACACGTTTTCACGGTAGGCTAGCTGAAGATTTCATGATTAATGCTAAACCTAAAGAAAGTGATATTGACTACGTCGAGTTCCTTAAAACTAAAGTTCTTGGTACTAAAAAGGCTGGTTATAAATTACCTAAACGTATAAGTGAAATGCTTGGTTGGAAAGATGAAGTTTTAAGTGAGAAAGTATTAAAGCAAATGGGTTGGTATAAGCCTGATAGTACTTTAGCTCAAATGCTTTATGGTGTAGAAGCACCTAAAGATAGACTTACTGGTTTTAAGATGTTGCAATTAGAACCTTTTCAAATTAAAAAGCTATTTGAATTAGAAATAGGTATAGCAAATAAAATGCCAAAGAATTGGGTCAATGTTCCAAGTGTGAATTTTGATGGTAAGATAATAGAACAGAACTTTACTCAAGTATTTGAAGAAAGACTTAATTATAAAGATGCAGAAGGTAAATGGGTTACTAATATACTTCAAATTGCACAAAAAACTGATCCAACATGGTGGGAAGAACTTATAAACAAAGATGGAAAGATTAATAGCATTGCAGATACTGGTAAGGCACGTACTGCTTATGCTGTAAATGCAAATCACAGTAAATACTTTGCTGTGAATAAACTCCATTAATTCAGGGAAACTCCTATCGTTATAGGACAATCCTGAGCCAAGCTTACCTAGGAATAGGTTTGAAGGTGCAACGACTAAGGTATACAATCCAGAACGGATTATGAAACCTGTAAGGCCTAAGTAGGTCTGAAACATGGAGATTTGAATACTTGACAGTATTCTTATAAGAGATAGTCTGAGCTGCATGGTAACATGCAGGAGTTGCGCGCCAAGCAAATTAATACTTGGCGCAATACCGATAGAATCTAACGAATTCTATTTAACACACTGAATGATGCAGTTCTGGTTAAAAGGTTCCATCTTTGGGGCAAAAAGAATAACATACAAACTTTCAGTGTACATGACGCATTTGTAACTAATACCGCAGATATGTTAAAAGCAAGAGCTGCACTTAAAGAAATCTATGCAGATGCTTTAAAAGCTAATACTACATTAGATACCTTAAATGAAATGCTTGCTAGAGGACTTCCCCGAGAGATCTATAATCGATACCTTAATGAAGCAATTGATATAGGACTTATTCCTGTAGCGGGTCGTTCTAGAATAGGCGGAAAACTTATAACAGAGAAGGATATCTTAAAACGTGAGGATATACTTCGTAGTGTCCCAGGGGATTTTAATAAGGATCTGTACTGGTATGCCATTGGCTGATAATGTTTAAGATAGCTGTACAGATCTTTATACTTTTAATTCTTTCTTTAGCTACAATGACTTTATTAATTTTGCTTGCAGAGTTCATTTGTAATACATCTTAAAACTCCGGGCTAGTATCCATGTCGTCTCTCCTGGCATGGTAGCTTCTCCTCCCTAAAAGCATATTAGCCCGGACCCTATTATGATAAATCATCCGATGTATAATTTATCTGCATTTAAAGTACGTAAACGTATAAAGGAGTTAGGAATGACTAAGCTAGTTAGAATTGAAAATGCAGATACTTCTAATTATAAAGTAATAGTAGAAATTTGGGATAAAGGAGAACCAGATAAACTTGCAAAAGTAATTAATTTAGATTATCCAACGTCAATGACAAGCAGTGATGTGTATTTAACTAGTACTAGGTATATAGTTATTAAAGAAGCATAAAATGAATACGTTAACACTTAAAAATTCTATTATCGAAATAGAAAAGCTAACAAACTGGAATCCTATTGGTATTTGGATTACATCTGGTAATGGTGAGGACGATAAACCAGATTGTAAATTAATAATATATGCTTATTGGTTTAGAATTGCAATTAAATTACCACTGATTATTTATCCTGAAACAAAAACAGTATATCCTAAATGGGATGATGAAACCATAGAACGATTAGGTCGTAATTACTATATTGCATATACTAAACGTGATTATGGATTTCTTTTAAGTAGTGGCCATCTTAGTATCTATTTTGGTAGAAGCACTGAACAGCATTGGAGTTGTTTCTTACCTTGGACACAATGGAGATTTATAAGACTTAGTTATTACGGTCTACAAGGTGAATTTCTATATACTGAAGATACGCATATGAATTGGAAAGCTCGACAAGATAAAGAAGACTTAATACCAAAAGTAAAATTTAAATTTCTTGATTTTGATAATGAAGAAATAGAAGTTATAACTCATATTGAAAAACGAGAATGGGCTTTTGGAGATAAATGGTTTAAATGGTTATCATTATTTAAATCAAATAAAATTTCTCGTAGTTTAGACTTACGTTTTACTAAAGAAACAGGAAAACGTAAGGGTTCGTGGAAAGGTGGTACAATAGGTCATGGTATTGGGATGTTACCCAATGAGTTACATGAAGCTGCTTTTAGGCGTTATTGTAACGAACATGAAATGAAATTCTTAGGCAAATCCCCAAACTGTGTTTGAGGTGCTAAACTGTGTTTAGAATAAGGAAATATTATGGCTACACCAGAAGAAATTAAAGCTGTAGAAGATGAAGAAGCTGCTAGAGTTGCTGAAGAAGTTGCTCGTGCAGAAGCTACAGCAAGGCTAAGTAAAGATGATAAAACAAAAGATGAAGACTTAATAAAGAGTATCGTTGAAGAACGTGTTCAAAAGGAACTCGATACTAAGTTAGCAAGTATTAAAGCCAAGCTTGATGCTAGTTATAAGTCTCGTGATGAAGCTCTTGTCAAGATCGCTGATTTTGAAACTAAAGAGCGTGAAGCACATATGAAAAGACTTGAAGAAGAAGGCAAGCATAAAGAAGTATATGAATTAAAGCTTGCTGAGCAACAAGCAAAAGTTGAAGCTCTTGAAAAGCGAAACACGGAACTAAGCCGTGATGTTGCTGTGCGAGATGCACTTAAGGGTTATAACTTTAGGAATGATACTGCTACTGAAATGGCATACAGAGAAGTTGTAGCCCAACTTACACGTAATGATAAAGGTATTTGGATACATCGCTCTGGTATTTCAGTCAAAGACTTTGTAGAAGCTTTTGCAAAAGGTGAAGAACAATCATTTTTATTTAAACCGAAATCTTCTTCTGGCGCAGGTACAAAAGATGATGATGGGAAACCGCCATCTACCAAAACTAAACCCAAATCACTCTTCGATTTGTCTCAAGCCGAAGTTCTTAAATTAGCGGAAGAAGGCAAATTAAGGAGTACCTCAAACCAATAAGGAATTTTAAATGTCTACTCCTGATACCACTTTATCTGGTGCAAGTAATTTTGTTCTTCAAAGTGCTTTAGGTGCATATAGCGATGAAGCTTACACTACTGCACGTAAACTCTCTGGAACAGGTATTGTCGGTCCAAACCCACAAATTAATACTGATACTGAAACATATATCGGTCAAATGCGTTGGTTTAAACCGATGACTGCAGTTATTAACGTTGCAAGTTTGACAGATTCTGCTGCAGGTACAGGTCAAACGTATTCTTCAGATTATCTTACGTATATTAAGACTGTTCGTACGCATGGTGCGACTCAGGTTAATATGCAACAAATTGTGACGCAAGTTGATGGTCTTGCTAAGATTGCTCGTGATTTTGGTGAAACTCGCGCACAAGATGAGCATAATGCAATTCTTTCAGTTTTGAAAGGTATTGCTATTTCTGAAGTATTGAATGGTGCTGCTACAGGTGCAGGTTCTACAGGCCTTGGTGGGCAAACATTTGATAATGATCCTACTAGTGCTCGTTATGGCTTCTATGTTGACCTTGGCTCTGCCTTGCCTGTAGTAGCTGCGGATACCCCCACTGGTAAGCTTGGTGCTGCAAGGGCCGAGGGATTCTTAAATGCGATTGGAATGGGTTTCAAAGACTATGAACCAGATTGGCTGTATCTGGTAACTAGTCCTGCTGTATTAGCTTCCTTACGTTCAGCTAATTTGGTAGATGAAACCAAAGTATCTGAAGGTAATATTACGTTTGATACTATCTTTGGTGGTAAGTTCAGGTTGATTCAAACACGTGCTAATCAAAGTCTTTCTTCAGCACAGCTTACTAAGCTGAATACAGGTGCTGGAGTTGATCTTGTTGGTACTAAGACTTCGTTTTTAGTTTTACCCAATGCACTTGCATTTGAACCTTTAACTGTACCTACTCCTGTTGAAATTTTCAGAGATGGACGTGCTTATAAAGGTGGTGGCGCAACTGATATCTGGTATCGTTGGGGTTATGTATTGCATCCGAAAGGCTATAATTGGGCTGGTGCTGTTACTGCTTTCCCAACAGATGCTGATTATATGAAGTCTGCTACTGGCGGAACTCCAGAAGATTTGACTGCTGCTACTGTTGGTGTTACGACTACAGGTACTTGGATACGTAAAGCAACATCTGCATTGAGCCTTGGAATTTTACCTGTTTTTCACGCATAAAAGGTAATCTTATGGCTACTAACTTGGTTAAAGGTGTTAACTCTTATGTAACTGTTGCAGAAGCTTCCGTTTATTTTGATAATCGGCTAGATGTTGCAGCATGGACTTCAGCTGATAATGAAATTAGGGCACAAGCTTTAGTAACTGCAACTGGTATACTTGATGATATGCCTTGGACTGGTGTAGCTGTAAATGAGACTCAGCCACTGGCATTTCCAAGAACTGGTATTTATTTTGATCCAAGATTAGGTATAAATGTTGAATTAAGTAATACTTTACCAAATAGAATTTATACAGCAACAATAGAATTAGCATATCATTTATTAAATAATGATGGACTTCTTGATGATACAGGGTATGTAAAAGAACTTACTGTAGGCTCAATTAGCTTAAATAATGCAATTACACCAAATACTATCCCACATAACGTAAATCGCATGATTAAACCTTTATTAGTTAATGCTGGTGCATTAAATTGGTGGAGGGCGAATTAATGGGATATGCTAGTTTGATTCGTAAAAGTGTTAGTAAAGCTTTTGCAGCAGTAAAGGATCTAGCTGTAGATGTTACACTAATACAGAAAAGTTCTAATACATTTAATTTTGCAACAAATACTACGACTCTGTCAACAACTACTAAAGTTATAAAAGGTATTTTAGTAGAAAAATCATCAAAAGATGTTTCAACATCTACAATGGAAATTCTATTTCAGGCAATAGATTTAGATAATCCTACTATCTATGATAAATTTACTATGCCTAACGGTGAAGTATGGAAGGCAATACCACCATATAAAAATGATGGCTTTATAATTAAAGTTGATGTTGCAAAGGAATCTTAAATGGATAAATATAGTTCATTATACCAAGCCATTTATTCAATCTTTGCAACCAATGGATGGAAAGCTGAAGCTATTCCTACATTCCCTACGAACTTTGTTGGTTCAGGGGTTGATGAGTATATAAGGATCTCTATTGTTGCTAGTGGAGATGCAGATATAAAATCTGCTACAGGCCAGGTAATAATAGATATATTTTATCCTGCAGGTGGTGGTTCATTACGTGCTATTACAATAGCAGATAAGTTAGATAAATACCTTGCTGGTAAAACAGTTAATAGCGCTATTCAATTCTTTTCAAGTACATTAACTGAAATCGGAAATGATACAGCTAATGCAAGTCTTTATAGATCCAAATACTCAATACCCTTTAATTACTTTGGAGTTTAAGAATGGCTCATATTTCATCTGTTGGAGCTGGAATTTTTACTACACTGAATCTTAACAAGGTATCTACAACTGTAGTACCTGGTGCAGGCGCTGCGTCAGATTGGCATGCTTTATTTGATACTGGAGCAGAAAGAACATCAGTAGGAAATGTAAGAGAATTTCCTTCTATTGGTACGCCTGCAAATATTGTTAAGGTACCGAGTTTTGGTTTTAAGCAATCAAAACAAGTACAAGGGCAAGCCGATGCACCATCGCTTGAAGTTACTGTTAATTATATAGCAAGCGATTGGGTTGATGGTGGTGCTGGTACACTTGGTTATGCTTTAAATAGTGATATTGTATATGCATTTAGATTTGCATTGATGAATACTGATCCAGGTGCAGCTGTTACTGGTCTTGCTACAGATAATTCCTGTTATTACTGGCTTGGTCGTATTGAGGCTGTATTAGTTAAGCCTTCACTTACTGATGCTACAACTGCTACTGTAACATTGTCGATGCTATCTGATTTCTATGGTGCATTTACTCACTAATATTGGAGATATAAATGGCTCATATTAATTCACTTGGCGTTGGCCTTTTTACAGATTTATCTATTGCGATAGGTACTTCTATTGTACCTGCAACATACGATGATACTGGCTTTAAGGCATTATTTGCAACTATCGATACTGGTACACTTACAGACGCTGCAATCGCAGGTGGCTTTTATCGTATTTTAGATGTACGTGAATTTCCTGCAATGGGAACACCAGCAAATATTGTTAAAGTACCTGTATTTGGAGTAAAACAATCACAACAAATTCAAGGTCAAGCTGATGCTCCTACAATGGAAATAACATTAAATTATATTCCTGCAAATTGGGATCCTGTTACGGGTCTTAGTAAGTTTGTTGGGGATAATATTACTCGTGCATTTAGATTTGCACTTTTAAATCAAGATAGCACTGGTATAACTGCTGCCACGAAATATGCTTCTCTTGCATTAGGTTTAGGTACTGTTCAGAATAGTGTTTATTATTGGACAGGCAGAATGGAAGCATTACTTGTTAAACCTTCACTTACTGATGCTACAACTGCAACTTTAACACTTTCAATGCAATCTGATTTTTATGGTGCATATACGTATTAGTAGGATAATGATGCCAATAAAGCCATTTAGCTATATGTATGTTATACATACAACTGTTGCGCGCATGGATGAAATGATTGATGTTTCTATCCGAAAGACACTTGAGCGCATACAGGAATTTGATGGTAATCAGGAAAAATCACAAGAAGTCTTTAGGACATTAGCCGCATTACATATGATGCGTAAACAAATTAAAGACTTTCAATTAAAAGGATAAATTGATATGGGTATTAAAGATTTAATTGGTAAGAAAATGTCAAAACCTACTAAGTTTATGGGTGAAGAGATTAAAATTTCAAAATTAAGTGTTGCTGAAGTTTTAAGCATTCAAGATGCTGCTAAAAATATAGGTAGTGATGAAACAAAAGGATTTGAGATTTTACGAACAGTTATTCGAGCTTCTGTAGAGAATGCTGAAAGTCTTTCTGATACTGATTTTGATGCATTTCCTATGGATGAATTATCAAAGCTATCAAATGAAATTATGAAATTTTCAGGATTGGGTGCTGAGCAGAAAGAAGTAAAGCAATAATGTTGGACCAAGAAGAACTAGCTATTTTTGAATTAGCTTTTCATACTGGTTATAAAGTTAATTATATAAAACATGAAATGTCATTTGAAGAATTTTTAAAATGGCAAGAATACTTTAAAGCACGTCCAATAGATTGGCGAGATGATGATCGTACCATGAAATTTTTACAAACTCAAGGTGTTAAAGCGAGACCTCGAGAAATATTTCAATCTATTGCTAGTTTAGAAGATTACGAAAATAGCAGGAAATCAATTTTCGCCAATTTTAAAAATTCATTATTCTTTAGTAAAATGTCTACTGCTATTGGTGGGGATAAACTAGACATCTTTAAGGAGACAGAATGAATATAGAGATATATGGGATTGATAATCTTTATAATGAAATAGATTTTAAATTAAAAAATATTAAATTTGTTCAAAAAATTATTGTGGAAAAAATATTAGGAAGACTCAAAAAACAAACACCTGTTGAAACAGGTGCTGCAAGAGATGCTTGGAAAATTAATATATCTCCTTTTGGAATGTCTATAGAAAATGAAAAAGAGTATATTTCAGAATTAAATGATGGTAGCTCGCAGCAAGCACCTAGTTATTTTATTGAAAGAGAAGTATTAGGATCTTCGGATGTTAAAGCTAAAGGAAGTATTGTAAGGTATTCTTAATAGGAATTTTGATATGTCTGGCATTGTCATTGATGTTGATACTCGAACTGAAAAAGCAAAACGAGATTTAGATGCTATAAAAGCTTCAGTAGCTGGCATTCAATCTACAACGTCAAAAGCTGCAGAGGCAATGTTAAATTTAGCAAAAGGTTTAGCAGCAATTGCTACATCTGGATTAGCCTTTTCATTTTTAGCAAAAGCTTCTTCACAGTATACTGATATTGGAAATAAGATAGCATTAGTGACAGGACGTACAAATGATTTAATATATTCTCAAATGAAATTGAGAGATATAACTGAAAAAACTAGAAGCTCTATAGAGGGTAGCGTTTCAATCTTTTCTACTTTTGGAAAAGCTTTAAAATCATCAGGTGTATCTACTGATCAATTACTGAAAGTAACAGAAACAATTCAGAAAGCTATTACAATTTCTGGTTCTAGTGCAGAATCAGCTGCTTCTGCAATTATTCAATTAGGTCAAGGTATTGCATCTAATACTTTGAGAGGCGAAGAATTAAATTCAGTATTAGAGCAAACTCCTAGAATTGCTCAAGCTATTGCAGATAGCATGAATTTACAAGTTGGACAATTAAGAAAAGTAGCAGAAGAAGGAAAGTTATCTGGTACTTCAGTATTTCAAGGAATTTTAAGTCAATCTGAAAAGATAAATAAAGAATTTTCACAAGTTAATCCGACTTTAAATCAAGGTATTACACTTTTATCACAATCTATAAGTGAATTTGTTGCAGAATTAGATATTGGTTTAGGTATTTCTGGTTCTATTGGAGGTTTACTACTAAGAACTGCTAGTAATATTAGAGGAGCATCTCAAAATATTGCGACAGATGCTTACTTATTCTTACAAAGATTTAGAAGTGGTTTAGCAGTAGTTGAATCAGTAGTAAAACCAATAATTACTATTATTCTTGAATTGGGCAAACAATTAATAAAAGCATTGCCGCAAGGATTTTTTACAAGAACTTTTATTAGTGATGCTAAAGAAGGCTTAAGAACTCTTGATGATATTACGGGTGGAGCTTTTACTTCAATTTCTAGAATTATTCAATTTGGAATTAAAGACTTAATAGATTGGGACAGTAATATAGAAAGAGCATTTAAAAAGATTAAACGTATTGGACCTGATGTTTGGTTGACTGGTGGTTGGGATTCGCAAACAATAAAAAGATTCTTTAGTGTTGAAACACTGAGGTTATATGGAGAAGCTTTTTCTGAGTTATCTGATGCAATTATTGAAAATACTACTAGCTGGTGGCCAGCTATTGGTAATTTTGTTCGTAGATTTGAATATGCACTTCAAGATTTAGATAGATATATTGGTGGAACAAGAGATACATTACTTACATTTAGATTTGGTAATATGGATAATCTGTTATATAGCATAGTTGAATTAGCTAGAGGTATGACAGGTATTCAAATGCAATTTACAAATCTTTGGAATATTGTTAGAGAAATACTTGGACCAACAATAATAAGAGTCCAAATAATGATTGAAGATTTAGTTTTAAATTTACCTATTAAATTATATAAAGCAATATTATTAGCAAATGCCTTAGTGACAAAAGCTTTAATTGGTTTAGGTCAGATTATTTCGGATTTCTTTAAAGTTAGTTTTCCTGCAATAGAATTACCAAGATTTAATGGTAGTGTTATTTTAGAAGAAATAAAAAAATTCGCAGAAGTAGTAATAGAATTTTTTAAAGAGATATATGATAAAGTAGTAGGTCATTCGTATTGGCCAGATACAATGAATGCAATTGAGGATTTTGGAAAGAGAACATTTAAGAATGTAATTTCAGCTACTAAAGATTTTGTTGAAGATATTGAGTCTAGTTTTAAATTAATATTCTCTAAAGTAAACAAATTATCTAAAGCAATAGAATCTACGCCATTTACACCATTTGCAAATTTACTTGATTCTGCTGGTTCTAGAATAATAAGAATTATCAGTAGTATTGCAAATTCAATAGATTGGTTTATAACAATTCTTACTTTTGAGTTAGGTGTACCTGTTTTTATAAGTATGATTATTAGATATTTTAGTTTATTAACAGATTTATTTGATAATAGAACGCCTTTAGAAAAATTTACAGATAAAATTAAAACAGCAATTAGAAATTTAAGTTATGGATTGCAATCAATAGGAAAATTTGAAAGTTATTTATTATATCTTTACGGTAAACTTAAATTAGATACAGATAGCGCTGGTACAGCAATAGGTTATACCTTACAAAAGAATATACTTAAAGAAATTAATAAATTAGATAACTATCAATTTCCTTGGAATAATTCTACTTTTAATATTTTTAAAAGAAATTTCTTAATTATATTTACTGAAATTTTATTAATTGCAGTTAGTGTATTGGATATCGTTGCAATTGTTATTTATAATTTTAGTAAGAATATAATTAATTATTTTAAAGATATATATGATAAAGTAGTAGGTCATTCTTGGTGGACAGATACAATGAATGGTGTAGTAGATCAAGCAAATAAACTTACTGGACGTGTTAGCGTCCCGTTGACTAAATTTAAAGATTTTATTAAAAGTATTTTTAGTAAACAAAAATTAGCTGATCTTGATTTTAGCTTTAAATTTGCTTCAGGTAAATTTGAAGGAATTTATGAAAGTTTAAAAGAAGCAGTGGCAAAAGCGTTTAAAGTTGCAATGGCAGATGCAGCAACGATTATCAGAACAGCTATAACAGGTTTAGGTGCAGTGCTTGCATTATTATTTTTACCAAATAGTACTATTAGATTTGCAATAGTTGCTTGGCTTACGTATAATTTTGTTGAGAGTATTTTAGTTGTATCAGATAGATTTAGTGAGATTTTTGGAGTTAATTTCTCACGAACTCTAGGTAAATCTTTAGGTAAAATAACAGGTGAATGGGTAATTTCTTTTGCAAAAGATATTCCTGAAATTTTAAAAGCAATTACTAGTGTAATTGTTGGTTTTACACAAGGATTTTTACAGAGTTTACCTGCTATTGGAAGTGCAATTAAAGCATTATTTAGTATTGGAAATTTTCTTGGGACTACTGGTGCATTTGGCATTATCGGTATATATCTATTTGGTAATTCATTATTATCGTTTTTAAATGTTGGATTTGCAGCTATAATTCGAGCTAGAGTAATGGCTCCACTTCTTTACTTACAAGCATTTGCATCGGGGCAACGTGGTGGTTTTGTATTTCAATGGTTATTTGGCGCTATGGGGATAGAACGTGTTTATGCTGGAATGGCTGCTGCGGCAACATTATTAGGTGCATTTGACGGCATTTTAGGTGATTCTAAAGTACTTAAAGTATTTGCAGCAAGTGGTGCATTATATGTGCTTTTATTTGGTCAAACTGGTGTGCAGCACTTGATTAATCTAACAGCAACTACTATTGCAAATTTACGTGGTATAATTGGTCGCGCAGTTGCAACTCAATTTGGTGCAACTCAAATAGGTGCATTAATCGCAAATACTGCTACTACAATTAATTGGAGCAGTATTAGTAATGCATTATTAAGTGGTCAATTAGGAATTTTGGTTAATTCTGTAAGAACACAACTTTTAACATATGCAGCGCAAGGTGTTAGTTTTATGACTGTTATGTTATTTGGAACAAATACACAACAAACATTAGATTTAATAAAAGCGCAATTTATGGTGATGTATACTTTTATAATAACTCAAATTGGAAAACTCAGAACATTTATCGTTGGTACGAATCTATTCAGTAGTATGTTTGGTGATCAATCAATGTTTGGCCAAATGAAAGCATCTTTTAGTGCTCAATTAGCTAAAAGACCACTTGGATATGCTGCAGTTAGGCCTCCAGTGGCACCAGTACCGCCAATAGTACCTGCTTATACTGCAATGCAAAGTGTACCTTTTTATCCTCCAGGTGGAATTAATTATGTTCCGGTAGTACAATCGCAAACTGCTGCAATTGCAGGTATGGCTGCTGTTAATACTACTGCCGCGGCTGCTTCAGCTGCGAATTTATTAACAGTAGCAAAAATTGGTCCATTAGGTATTATTGGTAATGCAATACTTGGCAAAACTGGCAGAATGGTTTTAATAGGCTTAGCCCTAGCAACATTTGTAGGTATAGCAGCTGCTGCAACTAGTTCACAAGGCGAAATAAAGCAATATACTTATACATTTAGAGAATTTTTAGATACTATTAAAACTTTCGCTACAGATAATCCATTTGCATTTTGGACAATAGCTATTACTACAGTTTCTATTCCATTAATCTTAGTTGGTCTTTGGAAGATTCGAATGGAAATTGCAAGAACTATAGGTGCAGCTGCAGCATTTTCAGTAATGCATCCATTCCAAGCATTTGGGATTATGCTTAAGGAATTATGGATTAAACTTGCATTTACATCTAAAGCATTTACTATTTTAGGTATTGCAGCAATTGCAACATTTGCAGGAATGCAAATGTCAGGTGGTTCATTAATGGAAGTGCTAATAGGTGTAGCATCTATTGGGGTGTTATTAGGTAGTATATGGACTGGTCTTGGCTTAACTTTAGCTGGAGTTGAAACTGCTTTAGCAGCAATTAGTCTTACACTTTTAGGTGTAGTAGGATTTGTAGCAGGACTTGCTACATTATTCTTAGGTGGTTTTTTCCTTGTGTATTTCTTTGGTGAAGGCGACAGTTTTTCAGAAAAACTTAACAGTATTTGGCATAAAATCAAAGAAATTATAGGTTTAGGTACAGGAATTTCAGCTCAAGCAGAACAATATGGAAAATTAATACCTAAAGAAAATAGAATAATTTTAGAAGAAGTTGGGATTAAAGGTTCTAGCCTTGATTTTAGTAAGGTGAATTTTGAAGCTCTTGATGACAAATTTAAAGAATCTTTTAAAGAAGCCATAAAAAACTTAAATGATGAAATTGAAAAAGGTATAAAACAGAAATTTAAATTTGATATTATGAGTGAAGATCAGAAAAAGAGTATTAGAGAAGCTGACGAACAAGTAAAACGTATAAAAGAGAAAGCTGAAGCTTCAAAACGTTTTAATGTAGAAAATTCAATAAAAGATCTTAATAAATTTGCACAAGCAGAACAAACATGGGTTTCTAATATTGCAAATATATCACATAGAACATTATTAACAATTGCACAAAGAACAGAAGAAGATATTGTAAAAATAAATAAATTAACAGGTCAATTTGGTGTTGGACCTGATCAATATAAAAGAATTTTGCAAGAAAGACGTGTTAAACAAAATATGGATACAGGGCGTTTTGATCCAACGCATATATATGCTTCTGAGCAAACACTTAAAATTCAAAAAATAGTTGATAGAATTAAAAGGCCATCAGCTATTCAGGTAGCAGAGCCTGGTACTGAGTTTGCAAATTTAGATAGAGTATGGTCTCCAACATTAGAAAGATACACAATAGCATTACATAATTATCAACAAGCAGCTAGAAGTTGGACATGGGAAACTCGTAGCGATATAGAGCCTTTTGCTGATGCATTAGAAAATGTAGCAAGTGAATTTGAATATTTCTCTAATCTTGTAGATAAAATGCAATGGCGTGAAGATAGAGTAAATGCTTTTGTTAAAAGTTTAACTGAAGTTGAAGGTAAATTAAAAGGTGTAGATTTAACAATTGAAGCTAGTGTATTATTTGCTTCTGATCCAGAATCCTTCAAAAATATGGAAGTTTTAGCAGAACGTATTAAACTTATAAATAACAGATTAAAAGAAACATCAGGCGCTTCTGGACATATTGATTTCGTAGAAAGAATTAAAGACATAAATGCTTCAGAAGTTACAAAAGCATTAATTAATATTGAAGCTATACAAACAGCTGAAAAGAATAGGTATTCACCACAGGATGCTGCAGCAAAAGTCGCAGAGCGTGTTAGTTTTCCAGTTAAACCAGATGTAATACGTAGTTTACCCACTGATTTTGCTTCCATGGATATTAGAAAGGAATTAGCTGAATTTGAAAAGTTACAAGCTGCATCAAAGAATTTCATTCTAGCTACTAAAGAATATTTGCCTTTCTTAAAACCAACTGACTTGGAATTATTTAGATCTGGTTTTGCAAATGCATCTAAAATGGTTTTGGATAAACAAAACGAATTGAAAGATAAAATTCATAAAAATTCAAATGATATAATTCGAATACTCTCATTAGCTGATTTAACAGGAACAGATATATCACCTGCAACTATTGCAGCAATCGGTGTTAGAGGTCTTAAAGCCCGTGATTTAATGATGCAAGAATTGAATAAAGCTAAAGATGCTTTAAAAGCTACTGAATTAGGCGTTTCCTCAATACCACCTGGTACTGCCGCTGTAAGTTCTGAGTATAAGAAAATGCATCCAGTGGCAGATCCAACAGCAGCATATGTTAAAGCTGCAACTGATGTGTATCGTTTTGAAAGAAGACTTCAAGAAAGCATTCCGCCTATAAAATCATTTAGTGACTCTTTAAGTCAATTGAGTACTTATGGATTAGAAATAAATTTTGAAGATTGGTATAAATATGACGCTACTGAATTAAATAATTTGATCAAGAAAACAGATGAATTAGCTGAAGTACAACGTAAATTAGCTCATTTAGGTTCAAGGGAAGTTGATCCTGAGATAAGAAAGAAGCAATCTCAAGATGCAGATGAAACAAAAAGAGCAAATGCAAGACGGTCGTTAGAAATGAAAAGATGGTCAGCTACAGATATGCTTCAAGCTATAGGTACTGCTGGTGCACAATTTAATATTAAAGATATATCAAGAATTTCATCTCCTGATTTTAAGAATATGATTTTAGAAGCGGAAGAGTATGCTAAAATTCAGCAGATACTAGGTGAAAAAGATTCTTTAAAGCTTCCTGAAGAACAATTGAGAGCTTATGCATTAAGAGTTATAGCAATTGAAAAGAATATGACTGAGCAGACTCTTAAGTATCGTAATTTATCTTTTAATGAACGTTTACAAGATTTTAGTTCTGCTGGTTTAACAATTGATCTTAATACGTATTTTAGACTAAAGCCAGAAACAATTGAAAGTTATACTCAATTAGCAGATGAAATAAATGTGTTAAATACATATTTAAACATGAAAGATTTATCAGCAGATGCTAAATTCTTTCTTGCAGTACAATTAAGAGCTAAAAAATATGATGCATTTTTAGAGAATCTTAAATTAGAAAATTATACTAATAAATTATCAGCAATTACAAGTGCATTTGGAGATTTAAATATTCAAGGAAATGAATTTGCAGTATTATCTGTTTCTGCAAAAATACGCTTAGGTCAACTTGCTGATGAGTATAGAGATGCTACAGAAGTGCTTACTAAAATGGGGGTTGAAGGACAATCAAGTGAAGCAGGAAAAGAAGCTAATGCTGCTCAAGTAGCAAGGCTAGAAGAAGCTAGAAAACTAATGAAAGCAGGAAGAACTTATAATACTAATATAGTTGATATATTTAATCAAGCAGGTATTTCTGTAGATAAGGCAGCAGCTAATTTAATTAGTGCAAGTTCACTTGAAAAACTTAAACCAGATCTAAATCGAATGAAGAAAATTTCAGGAGATTTAAATACTCCAGGATTAGTGATTAGTGAAGCTGCACGAATAGCTGCACAAGCTGAATTTGACGCATTAGAAGAAGGAGTAGTTTATAAAGTTAAATTATTAACAATGAGGCCTCAAGAACTCCAATCATATAAAGCTGGTGAATCTTTTGCTAGTTCTATGAGTGAGGCTTTTTCAACTGCATTTAAAGATTCAATTCAAAGTGGAGAATCTACTTGGCAAAAGGTACTGAGTATCTCTCATAAACTTGGTAATACTTTTGTTAAGAAAATTACAGATACTTATATAGATGGCATGGTTAGTACGCTTTTTAAACCAACAGGTATTTTAGATACGTTATTTAAAAGTATAGGTAGTACCTTATTTAGTGGTGGTGCTAATTCATTAATTGGAACATTACTTGGTGGTCCTGACGAAAAACAATTATTAGTTGCATCAAATAATAAATTAATAACTGCACTTGAGAGTTTAAAGGATAGTATTCTAAGAATATCAGGTGTAACAAGTTCAAGCGGTCCTTCAAATTATCAAACATATACTGAGACAAATAATCCATCAGCAGTAAGTGATTATACTGAAACAGATATTGCCACGCCTATTGAAGATTCTGGTGAAGCTACTGTTACTGCTATTAAAGATTCTGAACATATTCAATCTAGACAATTAGATGAAGCTAAAAAAGCTACAGGTGCTTTAGGGAATTTATCTAGTTTATTTGGTAACAGTTTAATTGGTAATGTTTTAAGTGGTGTAAATGCAGTGGCAAGTACTATAAGCTCCGTTGGAGTAATTGCAAAGTTTATGGGTACTGGTGCAGCTGAAGGCGGTGCTATCCAAGGACCAGGTACTGGTACTTCTGATAGTATTCCTATAATGGTATCTAATAATGAATTTATAATAAATGCAAAAGCTGCATTTAAACATAGAGGTTTATTGGAAGCTATAAATAATAACCGATTAGGTAAATATGCAACAGGCGGTTCAGTTTTAGCAAGTAGTGATGCTATGAGTTTATCACTTCAAGATAAAACAAGCAATCAACAAGTATTCAATATAAATATCACAGGTGATATAAGCCGTCAGACTCGTTCTGAAATACAAAGAATGATTCCGAATATTGCTGTTGGTGTGAATGCGCATAACAAAGAAAGAGGTAATAGATAATTAAAACCATGCATACTATGGTTCTTATTTTAGGAGTTGTTATGTATGGTATTTTAAAAGGTTCTACTAATACTGGAATAGATTCTGAATTGCAATGTATTTTTACAGCACCGTTATCTGTTATAAGTAATCAACCAGCATATGCACAAGACATGATGAATTTAAAGCGTAGAGTCGGTGGACAAAATATTCAAAGATGGGAAATTGAAGCTAATATCATGCCGTCAAATAACGATTCTAATTTTCTTGTGCATAGTGTTTTAAATGGATACAGTGAAGAATTCTATATCAGAATGCCGCAGGTTTATGGAAATAAACATTCTACCTCAATTTATATCGAAGTAGATGCAGCTGCACAAACTGGACAGAAATATATTTCAGGAATTGATGCCTTAAATATACGAAATGCATCTAATCTTTGGGTTGGTGAATTTATTAAATTTGAGAATCATTCAAAAGTATATCTTGTAGTTAATGGTGGTGTTAATGGAGTTGGGATTAGAATTTCACCACCATTACAAAAAGATGTTATTAATACTGAAAAACTTGTTACAGGTGATAGGGTTACTTTTAAAGCCTACTATGATCCAAGTGTAAAACTTGGTATTACATATATTGATGGTATTATGAGTAACCCTGGTAGTATTAAATTTTTAGAGAGTATATAATGCGTAATTTTGGCTTAAATGCAAAATATATGCTTGCACAAAATAATGTAATTTTAGCTTATTGTGTAAAAATTTTAACTAATACTTCAGTACTAGATAAATACAGTACAACTGCACCATATGATATTACAATTGAGAATAAAGTTTATAAAGCAGGAGATGGATTAGTAACAGTAGAAGCACCTCGATTATCTTCTGTAGTTGATAGAGAAACATATAAAATTGTATATTTAGATCAAAATTTTGAATTAAGAACTTTACTTGAAAAAGGTTTAGTTGGTGCAAAAGTAACTGTATTTGTAGTATTATTTAATTCTCTAGATACTATATATGGATCAGTACAACCTGGTTTTCCTTATTTAAATTCAGATGATATAATTATCGCATATAAAGGGATAATAGATACTACTGGATATACATTAGAACCATCACAGGGTAAAATTGTTGTAGCCTTAGAATGTTCAAGTCCAATGGCAGCTTTAGATTTAACTCGTGGTTTCTATACATCTCGTGAAGCTATGCAAGAAATAAATCCTGCTGATACAGCATTTAATCAGATAAATGAAGGCTCTAGGCAAGTCTCTAGATTATGGGGAAGATAATGTTTAATTTTCCTAGAAAAGAAACATTAAAAAGTAGTAATGCTTTAATTCAAATCTTTAGAAATGAAAAAGTAGATATAAGCAAAATTGAGCAACTTGAGCAATTAATGCTAAGGGAACCTCAATTAGATATCAAACCTAATTACTATTTTGGTAAAGATCTTTGTGTTAAAGAAATATTCTTTAAGCAGGGCACTATTGCTACTGGTTTAATACAAAAATTTGAACATGTAAGTATTCTGATTAGTGGGCATATGACATTATGGACACCTTTTAATGGTGTTCATGAAGTTCGTGGTCCGTCTATTACTGAAGTAAAACCCGGAATGAAGCGAGCTGGTTATGCACATACTGATGTTCATTGGTTATGCGCTTATGGAATTAGAGATGTTGAAAATTATAATCAAGATGAAATAACAGAATTTCTAACATTTAGGTATTATGGCGAGTATCTTGATTTTAAAAAGAATCTCTTAAGGAATTAATATGGTTAGCTTATTTACTGCAATTGAGACTGTTTGGGCAGGTGCAGCTGTTTACGGTACTGTTGCTGTTAATGCAGCTTGGGCAACAATTGGAAGTTATGTAATTATGGCTGCTTCTATGGTTTATCAACAGCAAGCAGCTGCAGCTGCCCGTAAAGCCGCTCAGGAAAAAGCTGATGAAGCAAAAGGAATTCAAGCAGTTCTTGATGGTGAAATTGCTCCTTTAAATGTTATTTATGGTAGAAATTTAGTTGGTGGCATTAGAGTTTATCATAATACTTCAAGCGTGTATTATTATGTAGATGCATCTGGAATACAAGTCTTTAATCAGAAACGTGAAGATGGTCTTATGGCTTTAGGTCAAAGTCATGGAGGAGACCATCATCAATTCTTAACAACTCAGCAATGTTTAGGATTTGCTGGAATAAATCAATGTTATGATTTACAAATTGATGGAAAGACTTTTAGAGGTGAGTATACTGATGCACATAATCAAATTATAGAAGACGGTGATGAAGTTGGTTTCGATTTAACTACAAATACATATGTATTACATAAAATCGGTTCCACAAATTATGATCAATTAGATATTATTAATCACTCTTACCGTATTTTTAGAGTTTCAGAAGCTTTGGTAAATATACAAGGTAAGTATAGCTACACTGTAGATGGTCCAGTTTTTGAGTTACCAGCTTTATATGCAATATATAGTGGTATACCTTTAACTATACCATTTCGTGATGGTATTATTGTACATATTTGTGCTAGTGGAAATGTAGCAGATCCTCTAGCTACTGCAAACGGGGTTGCAAGTACTGCTGTATTTACTAATACTGCCTATGCTACATGTATTTATAACTTTAATAGAGATGCACCACAATATCAAGGAACACCTACTGCGCAGTTCTTTATAGAAGGAATGAAGGTTCTTAATATTAGTCCTCCAGGAACTAGTCTTGCAGTTGAAAAGATATATAGCAATAATCCAATTTTAGTTTTATTAGATTATTTAATGAATCCTATTTATGGTAAAGGCTTAACACAAGAAGATATAGATTTACCTTCATTTTATAATGCAAAAGTAATTTGTGATCAAGTCGTAATGTCTACTGTAGAGCTAGAAGGTAAATTATGGAAAGCTAAAGGCGGTACAAGAAGTATTGCACGTTATGAATGTAATTTGGCACTTGATTCAAGTAAGAAAATTAGAGATAATATTGAATCAATACTTGAAACAATGGATTTTGCCAAGTTAATTTGGTCAGGTGGTAAATATAAAATAAATCTGCAGTATCCTGCTACAAATGATGATATTATATTTGCTGGCGATACAATAACTGATAGTGATATTATAAGAGAAAATGAAACAGTTATTTCATGGCCAAATGCTCAAGCTAAATTAAATTTTGTTACAGTAAGATTTTTAAATGAATCTAAAAACTTTGCTGAAGATACAGTTGCTTGGCCTCCTAAACATCCAGTAGTTCTGAATTATATTGAAGGTGGTAGTAATGTTTTAGCTACTAATCAATTTATTGCAGGTTATACTTATAAAGTTATAACTTCAGGTTCTCCTTCTATTGGAATAGTAAGTACTTTATTTGTATCGACTGGAAGTGAAATAGGAAGTGGTACTGCAATTCTTGATATATACGCTACATACTTGGCACAAGATAGCGGTGTACTTCTTGAATCTGAAATATTTGCAACAGGTACTACTGATAGATATCATGCATTAGCAAAAGCTGAACAAACAGTTAGAATGAGTAGAGATACAATTACATATACTTTAAATTTAAATCGTGATTTTATACATTTAGAGCCTGGTGATTTTATAAGAGTAAATTCTGAAATTTTAAATATTCCAAATGAAATACTAAGAATTGATGAAGTAAAAGCTGATAGCGGTATTGTAAAAATAACAGCAATGAAATTTGATGCAAATATGCTTGCATGGAATGTTAAAGATAATGAATTACCTGTAATACATAATTTATTTAATTTAAATCTCGCACAAGCCTCTAATTTAAATTATGTTACTGGTTCTCCATCTGGTAAATTAACTTTTACAAAATCCTCTGATACTCGCGTAAAAGAATATAGTATTAAAATTACTAATATTCCAATTTCAAAAATTAATGCAGATACGACTTGGACTGAAATTGGTAGAACAGTGAATGATTATTTCTATTTATCAGATCAAATTGGTGGTAGCTATACAATTACAGTAGTTGCAATGAGTGGTTTGCTATCAGCACAAAGAGATTTTTGGCCAGCATTAACTATTGGGATACCATTAAAAGTAATAAATCGAGTTTTATTTACACAAGTGCAAGTATTTAAAAGATCTGCTACACTGATAGCGGATCCACCTACTGGTGGTTCTTATAATATAAATACTATCTTAACTCCACCAACTAGTTGGTCAGTTTTACCACCATTAGGAAATGATCCATTATATATTACATCTTCAATTGCATTAATCAATTTAGAATTAGGCCAAACAGAAGATTCAGCAATATCATGGAGCCTTCCAATTTTAATAGTTGAAGATGATATAACAACAATAAATTACTCTATAATTTCTGCTAGCACTTTTGGTATTAAACAAGATGATCTCGGTAATAATTTTGGTACTGCTAGTGGTGATATGAAGGTAATTGTAGAAGGCGTTGATCATACTGAAGATATGATATTTTCAGTAATATCTACTAATTGCACTGTTACATTTACTGGAGCTGCTGGTCATTTTGAAATTTCAGCTTTAGTAGGTGATTTAGGTAGTGCTGTCTTGAAAGCACATGCAGATACATTTGATTACTACCAATCTATACAAGTAAGTGCTATTAAACTTGGTTACATAAGAGATATAACGCCACCAGATCCGCCTGTTGATATAGATATAACTCATGATTATAGCACAGTATTTATTATAATTAATGATACATTGGATTATACAGTAGGACATGGTCATTTAAAAACAGAGGTATATGCTTCTAAAATTGATGATATCGATGATGTAACAACTCAAAAGTATGCCGATATCTTTGGGGTATCTGGATCTTTTGTTGCACCATTAGATTCCAATCCTTTATATATTTGGCTTAAGTATGTAACTAAAGATGAGATAGCTTCAGATGCTTATAGAAACAATACTCTTACTATAAGTAAGATCGGCAGTGCTGAATTGCAATCAGGTATTATTACTGAAGCTTTAATGGATTCAACTTATGCTGAAGTAATCTCAACTGCAGCTGCCGAAGCAAGTCAAGCGTTAATAGATGTTGCTATAGCACAAGATACTGCTGATACTGCTAATACTTCAATCGCAGATATTATTTCTGATAGTTTATTAACGCCTGATGAGAAACCAGCGATAATTCAGGATAACACTGTAATTCTTACAGAACAGAGTGGAATTGATACTCAGGCGACAGCTTATAGTATAACCACTGAAAAGACTATTTATGATGATGCAATTAGTGCTTTAACTACTTACTTAGCAACATTAACTTCTCCAGTTTTATGGTCAAATTTAACTGATAAGACTACGATAATAGGTACTACTTTTAGAACTAAATTTACAGATGTTTATACTTCTAGACAGGCATTATTAAATAAAATATCAGCAAATGCTAAAGTATTTGCAGCAGCAGCACAAACGCAAGCAGATGCTGCTTTTAGTGGATTGACTAGTAAACTTACAAATGGTGCATCTACTATATTATCAAGTAATACAGAATTAACTACAAGTAATTATAATGTAGCTACAAACGGTCTTGGTGGCGTAGCTATAACCAACAGTGGAATACTTGGCAGAAAACGAGTCGGTGGTGCATGGGTCTACACTTTTACGGTCGATACGGATGGTAATGCCTCTTTTGGAGGTACTCTTAACGCTGCTGTGGGTTCCTTTGCCGGGAATCTCGACGCAGCAACGATCACTGCGGGAGGCATTTCAGTCGGGGCATCAGGTTTTGTAAAAAGTAGTAATTGGAATGACTCTGCGCATACTGGTTGGAATATTGATAATACTGGTATTACTGCACATAATATTACAATTAAGGATTTAGCAGGCAACATATTGCTGAGTTCTGGTGGAAGTTATGCAGCAGCAATCCTTAATAGTAACGTTACAGCTACTACTCTTGGTGCAGTTAAAACAGATCTAACGAATGCACCATCAACTATTCTTAATAGTAACATTACAGCTACTACTCTTGGTGCAGTAAAGACAGATCTAACGAATGCCCCGTCAGCTATTCTTAATAATCAAATCGCTATTAGTTCAGCTGGTGTTCTATCAGGCGCTGGTGGCGGTACTGTAACTGCTGCAGCAATTAATGCAGTCCAAACTAGTCTTGCAAATGCTCCTGCTGGAATTATTAATAGTAATGTAACTTTAAGTACTCTTGGCGCTGGTGCATTTGCTACATTAGCTCAAATTACTTTAGGTAATGCTGCTACTTATATTGCAGAAGCGGCAATACCTAGGGCATTAATTGGGGCGTTAAATGTAGTGACCGCGGATATTGTAGATGCACAAATTACTACTGCTAAAATTGCAGATTCTAATATTACTACTGCTAAAATTGCCAATTTAGCTGTTACTACTGCATTGATAGCAGATGCTAATATTACAACGACGAAAATTGCAGATGCTAATATTACAACGGTGAAAATTGCAGATGCTAATATTACAACGGTGAAAATTGCAGATGCTAATATTACTACTGCTAAAATTGCAGATGCTAGTATTACTTCTGCAAAAATTATTAGTCTTGATGCTACAAAAATTACTACTACTTCTTTATCAGCAATTAATTCAAATATGGGCACAGTTACAATAGATTCTACTGGTTATATAAAAGGTGGGCAAACAGGATATAATAGCGGAACTGGTTTCTTTTTAGGTTATTCGAGTGGATTTAAATTTTCTATTGGAGATAGTAGTGCAAATTATTTACTTTGGGATGGTGCAGGGTTAGTTATAAGGGGTAATATTTCTGACAATCGCGCGTATACTACAGGCACAATTCCAATAGCATCTTCTCCTCTTCCAGCGTATACAACTGTTACTACTTATACTACAGGAAAAATTAAAGAAATTTCTGTAGCACGTACAGGAAATCTTACAGTTTCTTTTGATTTAGGTAGTGTTTCAAATGGTGGAATTGCAAGAACTGCATATGGTAAAATTTATAAAAATGGAACTGCAGTTGGAACCGAACGTTCTGTTGTATCTGGAGGCGCTGATGATTTAAATGTACCAACAAATTGGACGACATATACTGAAAATTTTTCTGTAACTGCAGGAGATTTAATTCAAGTTTATTCACATTTAGATGTTACAAATAATGCACGTGCTTGGGTTAGATCTTTAGTTTTAAAAAATGGTTTTTTCTTATCAGAAGTTAATTTATTATAATATACCAAATTTTAAATTCATTGCAATATCTTAAACTTATAATTCAATTTACTATAAAAACTTAGATTATTTATTTAAAATACCCTGTAACTTAACGAGAAAGATTACTTTAAGGGCAACTATGGCGCGTACCCCTATTTCAATTATTACATCTGATCTTCAGTCAGATACAGGTAATGTATTATGGTCTTTTGTGCAAGGAGAACAATTAGAATTCCCAATTACTCTCAATTTTGTTACTAATGCAGGAGTAGGATACACTTATGAAGCTGTTATTATGGAAGCTAACAATGTTGCAGGTGATGCAACTATTCCTACTACTGTAAGAACAAGTGGAGTAAATACTACATTAACAGTTAGGGTGCCAACAGATCGTGGTACATGGGCAGCTGGAACTGCTTATAATAGAGAAGATGTAGTATTATACGGAAGTGCCTATTATAAACTTCTTACAGGTACTGCACGTATTAATGCTACATTGCCTAATGCAGATCCTTTATGGGAAGTCTATATACCAAATAAAGTATATATTCAATTTATACTTAGTTTAGCTGCAACTTGGACTGTACAACCTACAGCAATTACTCCAGTTTATGGTTTCTTTGAATTACGCGTAACAGAGCCTGCAGGTGGTGTGTTTCAACGCACCTGGAAACCGATGCGAGGTGTAGTAGAAATACTTTTTAGTCCAACGAATTTGGTTACTTAAAATGGATAAAGTAATTGATTTGCCAATGATTAGAGTGATGAGTATAACTAATAGAATAATTTCAATGAATCCAAATCAAGAAATTAAGAGTATAAATATACTTCCAATAAATTCTGTAATACCTATTATTAGTCTACCTGTAAGTAAGACTATTAATTTAATAAGTAGAATAATTTCAAAGTCTATAATATGAAATATCCATTAACTTTTTATACTGATAAGTTTATAAAACCTTGGCAAGCTGGTTGTGTGAAGGCTCTTTGTATACTTATTAAGCCTGAGTATAGTAATGATGAAGGTCTTTATCAACATGAATTAACTCATATCCATCAATGGATATCCTTATCATTATTGCCATTTTTAATAGGAGTAACAATCGGCTATGTTTATGAAGAATACTTATATTTTATAACTGGATTTTTTATTGGGATTAGTTTACATCCTTTATTTTATAAATTTATAACTTCATATCGTATGTATACTGAGCTTGAAGCTTATAAAGTTCAAATGTTATATCCTGATAAAAGTGGTAATCGATTAAGTTCAGAAAATGCAGCATATAGGTTATCATTACAACAATATGATTTAGGTATTACTTTTGAGCAAGCAAAGTTAAAATTCAATGAGGGAAAATATGAGCAAAATTGGTAAAGCAATAAAGTATATGCGTAATGGCGATCCTGTTAAACGTGGCGTTTGGGAGTCAAATGTATTTTTAAAATTAGAAGAACCAAGTAGTAGCTCCAATTTAACAGAAGAGTATATCTGTATGGAAGATAATGGTTCTATATTTCTTTATGTATTTTCGCATGAAGATATCTTAGCAGATGATTGGGAAATCCATAAAGAATGATTGAAATTATAATTGGTAATACACCTATCGAATTTGCTATTAGAGCTTTAATTGGTTGTATCTCAATAACATGGATGATTTTATTATGGAAAGCTCATCTTGATGTTAATGCTCCTAATTTTACATTTCGTGGTTTTGTATCAACTAAAGAAGGTTTTCCTGATAGAGTAGCTTTATGCGAAATAACAGTATTAATTTCAATGACTACTTGGGGTTCAGTAATGGTATTACGTAATCAAATGAGTGAATGGTTTGTTACTGCTTATTTAGCTGTATTTGTATTACGTGGTGCTCATGCTGCTTATTTGAAATCACATACTCCTCCTGAAAAACCAGGTTCATCTGCAGTAACTACAACAATTGAACGAGAAATAAAATGAATTTCGACCAAGCTTTTGATAGGCTAATAAAAAATGAAGGTGGGTACAGTAATAATGAAAAGGATCCTGGTGGTGAAACTAATTGGGGTATTTCTAAACGTTCATACCCTAATCTGGATATAAAAGCACTAACACGAAATGAAGCAAAAGCAATTTACTTAAAAGACTTTTGGCAACGTGGAAATATGGAAGAATATGATCATGCAATTTCTTTTCAAGTATTTGATATTGCAGTTAATAGTGGTATTGAAACTGCATTAAGAATGCTACAAAAAGCAATAGGAGTAGCAGATGATGGTCATATAGGTCCAATTACAATTGCAGCTATAAACTCTAAAACTCCAAGTAAAGTAATTATTAGTCTTATTGCAGAAAGACTTGAGTTTTGGCGTAAACTTTCTATATGGTCACAATTTGGAAAGGGATGGACTGGTAGAGCTGTGCAAGATTTAAGGTATGCAGTAGAGGATTTATGAATAAACAAAAGGGAATTATAGCTTTAGGATGGTTAATCTTGGCAGGTATTTTGCTAGTGATTACTTCACTTGCAGGATTAATAAAATTATGGTCTAATTATACTACAAATTTAGATAAGCAAAGTTATGATCGTGGTAAATCAGTTTGTAATGCAGAATATATAGAACGAGATAATACTCAATTACAAATAGTAATGACTGCTAAAATTGCAGCTGAAAAACGAGTAAATGAAGTTGAAGCCAAACTTTTAGATCAGCAAATTATTATTAAATCAAATTATATAAAAGGAATAAAGGATGGTAAAAAACTTTCAGACGATCGTATTACTGCTATTAACATCGGTACTTCTGTCTTGTACGACCCAGGAATTAAAACCAGAGACTGCCCCACCATTAATAATGAATCTGCCTCATCCAAAGATACCACAACCACCACCGGAAATATTGGAACCAGTGGAACCGAACTTTCAGCAGAGGCTAGTAGATTTCTTCTCAATCTCACAGAAGAAGCCGATAGAATAACAAGAAGGTTAATACTTGCACAGTCTGTAATACTTAGTAATCTTAAAGTTTGTAATTCAGAATAACCCTGCTTTTAAGCAGGGTTTTTATTGCGCAAATATGGGTATCTTATATGAAATATAACTAAAGGAGTTCATAATGCGATATTTCCTATTAATACTTTGTATATTTTACACTTCATCATTTGGTCAGGAATTTTTTAAATGGATACAGCCAATTACAAAAATAACTTTACAACTAAACCCTGAAGAGCTTAAATGCCTTGCTGATAATGCCTATTTTGAGGCACGTGGTGAAGGTATTAAAGGAATGTTTGCGGTGACGAATGTAGTTTTTAATCGCCTTGCAAACAAATCCTTTCCAGGATCTATTTGTGAGGTTATTTATCAATACAAACAATTTTCATGGGTTGAATTAAAAAATAAAAAAATAGACGACCCAAATGCATATCAACAAGCATTATCGATTGCTGAAGCTTTTTTACGTTTTGGGAATTACTATGATATTACGAATGGTAGTTTATGGTATCATGAAATTCAAATTAACCCTATATGGGCTTCTGAGCTTCGAATAGCAGCAATGATTGGTAATCATGTTTTCTATAGGAAAGGCGATGTCTAGTAAATTTTATCATTTAGGTGGTTATGGTTTAAGTATTAAACTTGGTGGAGAATTAGAAAAACCAAAAAGTAAAGCAATCCCAGGTTTAAATGCAGAAAAGAGTCATTCAAAAATCCCTTGGGAATTGATTTTAAATATACGAAAAAGTCATGAAATTGATCGTAAAACTATTCTTGAAGTAGCTGAAATCTACCATTTGAATTACAATACAACAAGAAATATACTTACGTATATTACGCGTAGAAATGCGTAAATTAGCCAGAGTGGTGGAATCGATATACACACAAGACTTAAAATCTTGCGCCGTAAGGCATACGGGTTTGAGTCCCGTCTCTGGCACCATTAAAAGGAGCATATTATGACTGAATTTCGTGTTAAAATTAAAACTAGGATTACAACTCGTGAATTTCATATCTACCAACCGTCGTGGAGTAAAGTGATGGATATCTGCTTCTGGGCGTTTGGTGATGAGCAAGTTATATATCTTTCGATTTCACCTACAAAATGAAATATACCTTTGTAGGTGATATTCATGGCCGTTGGGAAGCGGTTAAAGAGGCTCTTCAACGTGACGGTGAAGTGATATTCGTGGGTGATTTTGTCGATTCATTTGATCGTTCAGTAGACGATCAAGAGAAATGCTTACAGCTTGTAATTGAAGCAATAAAGCGAAACAAAGCTAAAGCAATTGGTGGAATTTTCTGGTGTGATTTTAATCAGGAATTTGTACCAATAAAAGGGATAAATCAAATCTTTGGTCACACTGGGTATGACAATAGAAATAAAGAGTATTTAAAGGGTTCAAAAATTCGCTTATTAAAAGGAATCGACTCTGAGAATTACTGTATTGATTGCCTTGATCGTAAACAAGACTTTTTACAATTAGAAATTTAAAGGAGTAATTGCTATGGTTGAACTTACCCTAGAAAATATCCTAACTGGTATAGTTGCCTTAGCAATTGCTTATTATTTTACATTATGGATTTTAAAGAAAAGGAAATAAAATGATTGAAGTATTTGGTTGTGGTTTTATTATTTTAGTAGTTGGTATTTGTTTTTTAGTCTGGGAAGAAAATCGTAAGCAAATTAAGAAATGGAGAGGAGAATGAGGTTCAGAAAGTTAATTAATCCTGATACTCTAAAGTTTAGGATTGAATTAATTATAGGCTGGCGAATTTTTCCTTTAACTGGTTTTTGGTTTAATTATTAAGGAGACTTTAGGAAACTACTGTTATAAGCAGGATTTTCTTAATGCCAAGCCTAGAGGCATAAGTCTAGGTAACTTGCGAAGGAGAGCGCAATGAGTAAGCAGCAATACTGCCCGATTTTCTGTAACAAGTGTGGGGATAGACAGTATGATGGAGACTGTCGTAACGGTTGCAATATTCCTTGGGTGCAGAAGCCAGAAACTAAACCTATTGCATTCTACCGCAATGGAGAACCTATAATTAAAGCTGAGTGTTTTACTTGGCCTAACATTATTACACGTAATTCGTGTAATTAAAAGTAGCTTAAAACCCGCAGTTTACTACGGGTTTTATAGTATCTTATATGATATTAAAGGGATACTATATGATTGGTATTTAATACCTGTTGAAGAGTCATGCGCTATTATAGGTATTAACTTTGGAGGAAAAGTATGCAAAACATTAATTATTACTGGCTTTAGCAAACAACTAGGAATGCTTACAGTTACTGTTAATGATGGTGTCATCTATGGACTTAAAAATAAAACAGTTGGTGGATGGGAAGAATGTGCATGTTTGTATCAGGCAAAGCTTTAGAAGTTTTTGAGAGAAGCTCAAAGTAGTCTTAGGTAAGGATATTTAAAAAGTAAACTTTTAAAAGGAGTCCCAAATGGATAATGGCTACGAAGATGATGCAATTGAGCTTGGCACAGAAGGAAGAGTATCTGTAAAAAAAATGAATAAAGACATTCTTAAGGCAGCAATTACTCTTACTGCTGATGAAGCACGGTTCTTGGTAGCTGCATATTATATGCAGCAAGAATCTCGTAAGCGTGCACGGAATCAAGAACGTGCTTTGCTTCAACAAAACAAGCCAAATGCAATTCTTACATGGTTGTCTGTTCAATCTGAGACGCTTGAAAAGCAAATTAAGAAAACTCTTGATCTGTACACAAGCAATCATGTAATGGGTTCATGGATGCGTGATATTTATGGTATTGGTCCTGTGCTCAGTGCGGGTATTCTTGCGCACATTGACATAGATCAATGTCCAACTGCTGGTCATATCTGGTCATATGCAGGTTATAACCCTGGTCAGATTTGGGAAGCCAAAGATGATGTCAAGAAATGGCTTATGAAAGAAAAGATTATGCTGAATGATTCAGATATAGCATATGGACTTGCAGCGGCCCATTATATGCGTAAGATTGAGACTCTTCGTAAATTTGCTGAAAATGATAAGGATGGTCAGCCACAAAAGCTTACTCTTGAGTCGTTGGCAAAGGCACTTGCGCGTCGTCCTTATAACGCTGACTTCAAAACGCTATGTTGGAAAATTGGTCAAAGTTTTATGAAATTTAGTAATGTTAAAGCTTGCTATTATGGTAGTATTTACCGTGAACGTAAAGCTCAAGAAGTAATGCGAAATGAGCAAGGTCTTTTCAAGCATATCGCAGATAAGAAGGTTGTTGAAGATAAATACGGTAAAACTACTGATGCTTATGCTGCGTATATCAAGGGTAAGCTACCACCTGCAGAACTTGATGGAAGAGCTCGTAGGTATGCCGTTAAGTTGTTTCTTGCGCATCTACACGAAGTATGGTATGAAAAGCATTTTGGTAAGCCAGCGCCTCTCCCTTACCCGATAGCTTTTTTGGGCCATGCTCATAAGATTGATCCACCTGGGAAGTAATTAGCGAAAGTGAAAGTAACAACAATGACGAATGAATCAAAGTACTCGAAAGTAACATAAACGACAAATGAATCAGTACGTTAGATAGAAACATATAACGAGAATGAATCACCCACTACAATAGTATCAGTTGGCTCGAATGAATCAAGGCCAGTAAAAAGTAACATTGAAGCGGAATGAATTACCTTCAAGCAATTGAAACAGAAGTAACGAGTGAGCTATGCAGGATAGTATCATGGAAGGCTAATGAATTATTTCCCGTGAAAGTAACAGACAGGGCAAATGAATTACTAAACTAAATAGTAGCAAGCTAGCCGAATGAAACTGCTAGGGTATAAAAACCCTAGTAGTATCATGGATTGTAAGTGGCGTAATAGTCTCAAAAGGAATGAATGAATTAAACGATATAAATAGTATCAAAGGTAGTGAATGAATCGCTTCAAATAATAGTAACAAACGACGCGAATGAGTGAATTAATATAAGGGATAGTATCACGATAGCGAAATGAACCAAATTTAAGAATAGTATCATGATCTGCGAATGAATCATCGCTTGTAAAAGTAACATACTAGTGGAATGCCTTTCAAGAAGGCAATATTAATTTGCAGTAAAGGTGATATCGTTTGATATTGCCTAACCTTGAAAGGAGAAGCTGATGTTTGATTTGCCAATAGTACAAAGCAGGGTGCTTGCTTTAATCGAAAAAGCACCGTTTGTGTTTTACTTAACAGGTAGCCGGAAGCTGACTCCGAGTTACGTGCTTAAGGACACAGATTGGGATTTCTTCGTTGAGGATACAGAACAAGTTGCTATATGGCTTGAGAAGTATTCTTTCGAAGATCTTAATGATCCGAATTATATGGACAATGGATTAGTCCATGTGTATCGTCGAGAGAATATCGATATACAAGTTCGGAGGGATGTAATTGATTGGCAACGTAAACAAGCAAGGCTTCTTGAGCTTCCAGAAGTCTGCCGGTTTGCGATGCTTATGAAAACACATCCACGTGACCTGTTGTCCCAAGTTTGGGATAGCTTGTAAACCAAATAGCCTAAGACCTGTATGGGTTTTAGGCTTTTAATCAAGGAGCTTAAATGATCAAAATTCGCTGGAACGAGCAAGAAATGCTCGAAGTAGGCAATCGTGCAAGACATTTAATTTCGAGTAATGGTAATACATCTATCTTGGATGCCGTTAGAAAAGCACAAGAGATTCTCCCAAAGAATCGGCAGAGACCTTTGAAAGGTATTTCGCAGCTTGAAAGGATTGTTGAAATTTGCAAGTTAAATGATTATTCTTCTGAAATTAAAAAAGAAGAAATCAAAGAAATAATTCAATTAATAGAACCTGTTAAGACTGAAGAACAATCAGTTGTTACTTTTGAGCATCTTATTGATAAGTTTGCAGAACGATTCGCTGATAAAGTAGCAAATGCACTTGCAAATAGCTTGAAGAGTAGACTAATTGGAATTTTGAGTCGAAGTGTAACTTCAATTACTGAAGATGACAAACAACAAAAACGAAAAGTTGTTGTGATTGGTCCAAAAGAAGATCAAGCAACAATGCTAAATCGTGAATTCGGTAAATTGTTAGATTTACGAGTTTTTGATGCCAGTCAACTAGATTTGATTGGTAAAAACGTTGCTAATGCAGCACATGTTGTATTATGGACTAAATTTACAACACATGCTGCACAAAATCTTGTACCAGCTAATAAGCGAATTTTTATCAATGAAGGCATGGATAAGATCCGAGCGAAGCTAGAGGAGCTTTACTGCCTAGATTAAGCTAGCCTGAAGCCCGTAGAAACTGCGGGTTTTGGAGTATCTTATATGATAACCCAAGAGGATATAAATGAAAACTATTCTTTTGATTAACAGGAGACTGAAATGGATATAATGCAAGAACTTGGTGTGGAGGAATCTTGTGCAGCTGATATTGAGTATCTACGTACAAGACATCGCCATACTCCAGAACTTGAAGCAGAACTCATTCGGCTTCATGCTATTGGTAGACCACCGAATATTTTTGAATTCGGTGTAACAGAAGAAACTCAACAAGCGCTTATGAGTATCATTGATGCTCAGTTAATTGCGGATGGGTACATTAAAAAATAAAATATTCAGGAAAGCTAAAACAGTTAACTAACTGTAAGGCTTTCTTGTTAATTAAAGGAGCAATATGCTTACACAAAAAAGGACATTGTCCTTAACTAAACCAGTAACAGTTGGTTACGTAGTGATTTTGATTAAAGACGAAGTATCATATTTTGTTAAGTTTAAAAGCTTAAGTGATGGTATAAAAGATATTGAATTAATGCCTTCTTTTCTTGATTTGCAAATGAAAACTCAATTTCAAAAAAGAGTGGTAAGGTATATACAATAACATCTATAAAATCACCAACTCTTTTTGTTTCTACAAATGAAGCAAAGAGCTTTATTGATTTTTGGCTTACACCCAATACAGAAAATAATAGAGTTAAAAAGTTTTTTGTTTTGGATTTTAAAATACAAGAACTTGCTGTAATGCAATAATCCGTTATTAATCATTTTATTCACAAAGGAACGAACGCAATGAACGACGCTCTGTTGTCGCGGTCAGTAGTGCTTTCTGCTATTCCAGAAAGAAAAGGTAAAGGTGTTTCAAATGCAGCTTTTTGTACAGCAACAATGATTGCTGAACGTATTCGGAATTTGCCGGTAGTTGATGAACTGCCGGTATCGAAACGTTTGAAAGCTGCACTCGAAAAGATTCAAGTACTTGAAACTGAAATTTCCAATAAAGAAGTAATTATTGAAAACTTGAAGTCTGCTATCGAGCAGCATGAAGAATTGCCGAAAGTGTAATCATGGCCCAGAAAGCAGTCTTTGAGCATATTACCCCGACTCTTGCAAAAAAATACTTGAATCATAATAAAGTGAATCGGACACTTCGTCCAGGTTTAGTAGAAAAGTACACATCAGATATGACTGCTGGTACTTGGACTGCATGCGCTGCTAATATTATTTTTTATGAAGACGGCGATATAGCCGACGGACAGCATCGATTATGGGCAATAGTTGAATCAGGAACACCTCAAGATTTTTGGGTAGTTCGTGATTTTCCTAAAGAAGCTGCACTCAATGTTGATACTGGTGCTATACGTACAGCAATTGATAATGCTAGAATTGGCGGCATTGGAGAAGGTCTTTCTAACGCTGGCATTGCAATTGCAAGAGCCGTAGAAACTGGAAAACGAACCTCTTGGGGAACGCTTACTAATACTCAAAAGCTTGGTTTTTTCCGTAAGCACGAAGAAGCAATTAAATTTGCTACAGCACATGGATTTAGTGGTAAAAATATCCGTAGTGCTGTGAGTAATGCTGCTTTTGCTAGAGCATAGTATCATGAGGAAGATAAAGAAAGACTTGCTTCTTTTGGTACTGTTGTTTCAAAAGGATTTGCTAATGGGGACGAGGATAGTGCAGCAATTGCTATTCGAAATTTTTTGTTGGCTAATTCTAATGCAATTACATCTAATGAGCAGATGTGAAATAGTGCTTTTATAAAAATTCAAAATGGTATTTGGTATTTTATGCATAAAAGACCTTTGCATATTATTAAGAATGTTGCAGAGGAAAGATACCCTTTGAAGAAAGGCAAAGGGAAATAAAGTATTCAGGAAAGCTTTACAGCCAGTTAGCTGTTTTAGCTTTCTTGTTATCTTTAACTTGCGCAAATAACAGTATCTTATATGAAAGAGAAAGCAATAGTGCTTTCTTTAAATCCAAGAGGAATATTAAATGATTTATCTGAATGCGAATATTATCAGCTTTCTTTATCATTTCATTGCAAATGAAGGTGTCAATTTTCCGACCGATGTGCAATGGAGTGAAGTTATGGAATTGATTGCAAGGGGTGATATTGTCCCTGCAGTAAAGGTTCTTCGGCTTGCTACTGAAACTACGTCAATGTACCCATGTTCAACCATTGGTAAATTTTCTAAGGCGTTGGCAACGTCTGATTTGAACAGGGTAAAAGTATTGGATTTGATTCACGCAAGAGACATTGTATACTGGTTGAGGCATAATCAGTCCACAGTGCAAGTAAAAGATTAAAGTGTTCAGGAAAGGTAGGTAAGTTTCTTGTCCTACTTTTCTTGTTATCTTTAAATGGGGTTTTAAAATGCTTGTGCTTATTCGTGGTTTGCCTGGAAGCGGTAAGAGTACTCTTGCAATAAATGAGTATCCAGGTTTTACTCATTTAGAAACAGATATGTATTTTATCAATGAGAATGATGAGTACGTATTTAATTCTGAAAAGCTTAGAGAAGCGCATAATTGGTGTCAATATGCATGTTTCATAGGGCTTTGGAGTGGAGATGACGTAATTGTCTCTAATACTTTTTCTCAAAGATGGGAAATGGAACCATATATCAAAATGGCTAAAGATTTTGGTATTAGTTACTATGTAATTGAAGCAAAAGGACAATATGCTAATCAGCATAATATTCCTGAATTAACAATCCAACGTTGGGAAATTATTTAATTTAAACAAGGAGATCCAAATGAACAGAACTACAGCAGTACGTTTAGTTAGTATCGTTAGGGATCTCCGAAACAACAATGGAGAATGCGTTATAATTTTGGCGCATCCCCGAAACGGAACCTCAGTGCTACGCGAGCATATTTGTATTCGCGAACGGGATTTTAATGATAACTGTAAAGTTATCGGTGAAATGTGTGTCGGTGCTGAAATTGCTTTCACCGGCAACTTGGATAGTTATTTTGACAAAGGCCAATGGAAACACGGCCTGAAGCAAATAATGAAAATGGAGAGATTGTGAGTCCATGTCCAGCAGGAAAGACTGCCGCTCGGTTCCGAAGCGTGTATCGGACATAGGAGATATTATAATGAATGAATTTATACCATTGATGAAAGTTATTAAGGATACTGAACCAAATCCTGATAGTTATGCAGTAATTGCAGTAAAAGGAAATGATGCAGTTTTTATGTTTGGTGGAGATAATAGACTTTTAATTAAGTTAATTCCACTTTTAAAGCAAAGGCTTGAAGAAAGCTTAGAAGCAGAAACTGTTCAATAATCTAAATGGGGATAAATATGGAAATGCAAGAATTGCTTAGAATATTAACCTCTAATGGGTTATCAACAGAACATTGGTTTTTAACAGAAGAAGAGTTATTAGAAGAAATCAATAATGGCGATTCAGCACTCGATAATAAAGGTATTAGACATTTCGTTGTTGGCCAATGCCGTATTGGAAGACCTGATTCAGTCGATGAATTATTGGAAGTGAAACAAATTTTTATAGATGGAAGAATACGAGAGCGTATGATCCCTGTATCTGGTAAGTTGAAATTCAATGAAGATCCTTTTGAAGGTATGAAAAGGGAACTCAAAGAAGAATTAGATTTAGAGGATAAGCATCTTGTTAGTTTGGAGCTTATAAGCAAAACATTCATTCCTGATAACGTTGCGCCATCTTACATTGGATTGCCAACAACATGTATGCAATATGTATTTAGATTAGTATTGCCAATAGAAGCAATAAAATCAGAATACATGGAAATTGCATCAGATAGAACTTCATTTTTTGAATGGAGGCCTATCAACCAACTTCGAATGAAATAACAACAAAATACGGCACTACGTGAAATAATTCTGGCAATTAACAGGTGATAGCGTACAATGCTGTATTCTATTATTATTTTTAGGAAATAAACTGCGCAAAAGGAAGTATCTTATATGATAGAGAAAAAGAAGTAATACCTTGAAAGGCACTGGCATTTCAGAATAATCTGAAGTGTAGCTAATTCATCTCAATGTGGGTGAATTTAATATTCTCGAAAAAGCATACAACTGCAATTGTATGTAACAAGGGAAAAGTTCTTGCAGGGACTTATCGGAGTGGCATCCGGAGTGTCTTTCAAAGTATTACGTCTAAGAGATGTTAAATTTAGCATTACTGTTAAAGAGAAAGCAATAATGCTTTTTCTAAATCTAAGGGGAACATCAAATGAAATATCTATTATTGTTATTGGTTTTAGTTTGCACATTTGGCTGCGCAAAAGAAGAACATGCAATGTATATATCCGCTGAGGCTATTGGTGAAGCCTGCCAAGGAGTAATAGATAAAGAGCATATATCTTATAAAATGAAAGAAAGACTTTTTCACTACTGCTTAAAAGAACTAGAAACTAGTATAATGAGTCGTGGAACTGAAGTAACCGGGGACTTAAATCTTATTCAGTCTCGTGCAATAGGGGATTCTAATTAACCACGCAAATAAGAGAATATAGTAAGAATTGTATTCTCCTCTGAACGTTTAATTGTAAATTAGTAAGGAGTTTTAAATGAACAAAGAACTTGTAATTGTTATTGGTGATCTCACGATTTGCGTAATACTCGGTATGCTTATCGGAATTCTTGGAAAAGCTTTCAAAGTACCCATATTGCTTGTAATTGCACTTGCAGGAGCAGCTGGTTGGGTATACCAATGGTTTGCAACTACATCCAGGAAGAATTCTGGATTCCGTTTGCATTCAATTAAGTAACAAAAGGATACAAGTTTTTGTATCCTTTTCTGAACGTTTAACCACAACTAGTAAGGAGTAAATTTATGTTTAAGCTTTTGAAAATTATGGTATGCTCTGTATTGGCGATTATTGCATTGTATTTTGCAATCTTGTTTGGATTTGCACTTGCAACGATACTTGCACCAAGTCTTCTTGGGTTTGTGTTCATTTCGGCAGTCTCGATTGCAGTTGTAAAGATTTGTTCAGTTATTACGGCTATTAGTGTATTCTTTGTATCACTGAGAAAACTACCAGAAGACTGCTCGAAATAAGCAGTACAGAAATACGTCCAAAAGATGTTAAATCGAGTAAATAGTGTAACTTACTAAACGATACATTCTGCTTTAAGGATGTATTCTAAAAGAATTGAAATATACTCAACTTTAGGAGAATCTCATGCTTAAGCTTGTAAAGAGTATTAAAAGTCTCTGGAATAAAGAACCAGAAGTAGTTATAAGAAGCAGATAGAGGGGAAATTTAAGAGTATTATGAGTACTTTTAAATTTCTATTTTTATAAATGTTGATAGTAAGACATTTATAAGAATTAACTTGCTAACAAGCAATAAACAAAATTTTTACCGGTTCTTTTTCATTTAAGGAATATAATGAAAGCACTTTGTATATTTGCAGGACAAATTGCAACACTTCTTTGGTGGTTGCTTTGCATAGTTATTAGTCTTAATGTGCTAACAATTTATATTTCCGAAAAAAAATTTAAATGAATCCATTTTTATTTAAGGAAACTTCATGAATATTTTATTTACACCGTTTTTATTTTTGTTCGATGTAGTTTCGGCTATTACAAAAGGAATTTTTGTTTTATTGACTTATATCCTTACATTTATTTTAGGGATAGTATTTATAACTGCTAAAGTAGTGCTTGCAGTTATTATTCTCCCCTTGCAATTATTTATATTGATTGCAGGATTTGTGTTAATACCACCTATAACCATCCTTTCTTTTATTTTTACTAAACTATCCAAGAGGAACTTCAAATGAAACTGTTGTGGAAAGCACTGAATGTTGCATTTACGGTTATGCTGTTTGCAATTGCATTGGCAGCTATCTTTGTAATTGGACGTTCTCCGATTTTTTGGGGAATTGCATTAATCGGTGTAAGTACGATTGTTGCAGCAAAGCTGTTTGTAATTGGTGCAGCAATTTTCTCATTCATTGCAACACTTGTTACACCAAAGGCAAAAGCGTATATCGATTCAAAAAGAGTTCTAAATAATGAACCGACAAAATGAGCCTTGGTATCAGCAAGCTGAACCAGAAGAACTAAGACCACAAAAACCTAAGCGAAAAGTAGAAGTAAAACAATTACCGGATGAATCAGATATCAATTTAGATCTTCATGGTTGGTATCCGGTAATTTCAAAAATTGAACCAGCAATAGAAATGACACTATATAAAACATTTATTGATAAACGTTTTATTTATGGTGTAAAACGGTTTAATCCAAAAACATTGCAAATTACAGAGTACGTAAGATTGCAAGGTAGTATATTTAATTCAATAAAGGTTCGAGGTATTAAGAATCTTGATAAGACAGCTGAGATGCTGTTTTTTATAAAAGAAAGTAATGTCAAAGAATTAAGAGTGATAATTGGACATTACGGTATCTCAGTAGTAGTTTAGTTGTTTTCTTTATCCCAAAACATCTTACCCCAAAAGGGTAGGGTGTTTTGGTTTTTTTTTTTTTTTTTTTTTAACAAAAAATA